CTCTACACGGCCTCACCGCGTCCCTACGATGGGCTGCCCGAGCTGGTCTATCCCTTCCACGACCGCGACGTGCTCGTCACAGCTTGCGGACGGCTCTGCCTGCACCGCAAGAGGATCAACATCTCAACTGTGCTGGCCGGTCAGCGGCTCGGCATCAAGGAAGTCGATGACGGCATTTGGCTCGTCAGCTTCATGCACTATGATCTGGGATACTTCGACCTGGAGCAGAAAACCCTGCAGCCCCTCGACAACCCGTTCGGCACGAGGTTGTCACCTATGTCCTAGGTACGTTCTGTTACCTATCTGTCCGGGCTGGACATGATTTTGTTTGGTGAGCGCGGAGGGACTCGAACCCTCGACCCCATGATTAAAAGCTAGGGGTGTGTACACAAGCCAACCATTTCCGAACATTGAATTTTCTCCTATGAGCCAAGAAAACCGCATAATATCAGGCTTTTCTACAATATCCTACACATTCCAAGAATTTCCTTGCGTTGACCTGCCAGTGTGTGCATAGAGTGTGCACATAGACCACGTAACTGATTTGTGTGCACGGGGCAGGCCATGCAGACCAAGATCACCAAAACGCAAATTGACCGCATGACGGCGGGACAGATCCTCGCCGACAAGGAGGTGAAGGGGTTCGTGGCGCGCAAGCTGGACAGCGGCGCCGTCACCTATGGCTACCGATATCGGGACAAGACGACGGGCAAGCAGCGATGGCTGGGTTTGGGGCTGCACGGGAGCATCACAGCGGACAAGGCTCGAGACCTCGCCAAGAAGGCGGCGGGCGAGGTTGCCAATAAGCAGGACCCGGTTGGGGAACTTCAGGAGGCCCGCGCCGAGGCCAAGCGGGAACGGCTGGCCGAGATCAACACCGTCAATGCCGTGCTGGACGCCTTCGAGAAGGACCACGTTGAGGGCCTGCGCAGCGGCGATCAGGTGAAGCAGGCATTTACAAACCACGTTCGCCCGCGGATTGGGGATAAGTCGATTTACGACCTCAAGCGCAGCGACATCACGACCATGCTCAACGAGGTGAAGGAGGGCACCGGGCCCGTCATGGCCGACCGGGTGCTGGCCCATGTCCGCAAGGCCTTCAACTGGCAGATGACGCAGGACGACGAATTTAAGTCGCCGATCGTGCGCGGCATGGCCAAGACCAAGCCGAAGGAGCGAGCTCGCAAGCGCATCCTGGCCGACGACGAGATCCGGGACATCTGGAAGGCCCTGGACCAATGGAAGGATGGGCCGGCCTGCTATCCCCGCTTCGTCAAGTCGCTACTGCTCGCCATGACCCGCCGCAACGAGTCCGCCAGATTGCATACCGAGGAATTGGAGGGCGATCTTTGGACGATTCCTGCGAGCCGGTACAAAAATAAGCGCGATCACGTGATCCCGATTACGTCGGCACTGAGGGAACTGCTTGGGGATAAGCCGGACGGCTGTAAGCAAAACTCATGGTTCGTGTTCTCGACCACGAAGAAAGACGGCAAGCCGGATGGGGCAAAGCCTTTCAGCGGCTTCAGCAAGGCCAAAAAGGATCTGAATAAGTTGATTGCCAAGATCAGGAAAGCCGAAGGCAGGCCACCGATGAAACAATGGCAGTTGCACGACCTGCGCCGCACCGGCCGAAGCCTGATGAGCCGCGCCAAGGTCGATGCCGATCACGCTGAGCGCTGCATGGGGCACGTGATTGGCGGCGTGCGCGAAACCTACGACCGATACGAATACCTCGAGGAGAAGCGCAAGGCATTCGATGCCCTGGCTGCTATGGTGGAGATGATCCTCAACCCGCCGGCAGATAACGTCGTCCAGTTCTCCGGAGAGCGGAAATGAACACCCATTACCAATTGCAGTTACTTCTGGATGCGCTTCGCTATTTTAACGACCACATCACCGCCAACAACAATCTATCCGCCCAGGGAATGGCTAGCCAAATTCGGATCGAGCGGATGCTTGCGGACGCGGTTATGTTCAACGCTGGTTGGCATGCAGCCAAAAGCAATCCCGTCGAAGACCTCAAGGGGAGGGCTTCCACCGAAAAGCTATTGCCACTTCTTTTGGAGGCCAGTGAACGCGCTCGCGATTTCGCGCAGGCCACAAGTCGTGTGCAGGAACTCGATGCCAAATTGGGAGCCGCGAAGAAGCCGGGTAGAAAAAGGGGGTCATATCAGGAGTGGCACTACGAGCCCGGATATCTGGTGGTGGTTGCGATGATCGAAACCCAGCCGGATAAGCACGTGGCCAGCCACATCCGCTGGGCGGTGAAGGAAGGCTGGCTCGACGAAGACACGCCGGATAGCAGGCATGAGCGCCGCATCGGGCTTATAAGAAAGCGCCTGGCTGAAGAAGATGCCGAACGGCTCAAGGCTCTTGGCAGCAACGTGGTGAAGTTCACGCCCCGCAAACGGAAGAAGCTACATTAATGCGGCGTCGCGATTTTGTAGCGGCAATTGGCTACAAAAACTCTGACGCCGATTTTTGTAGGGTCGTTTCGATTCTGTTCTGATTTGTTCTGTGGTGTTCTGTCTCGGTATTCACCTTACCGAGAAATTCCGGAAAAGGTTTAGCGTAACGGGTTTCTCGGTAGCAGAAGCAACCGAGGACTTTGATGGACACTCCGAACAAAGCGCATCGGCCGCCGGTCGATGTGAAGGGCGCCGCAGTTTATACCGGCTTCGGCGAGGGATATCTCAACAAGCTACGCTGCACTGGCGGCGGGCCCGTTTACATCAAGCGCAACGGCACCATTCGCTACGATCTAGACGACCTAGACGCCTGGCTGTCAGCGGGCAAGGTGCGGTCTACTTCGGAGGTTGCCGCTTGATGCAGCCTCATAAGGAAAACCCCGCGCTGGTGACGCGGGGCGTTCCGAACTCTGATCTGGCTGGCGCTTTGATCGGTTCGGAAGATACAAAATCGCTCTGCTATTTTCAAGCAAACAATCTCACTCGCCGCTGCGCCATCTCGTTCGCGATGGCTTCGGTCGTTGCACCTCTCCTGCATGGGGAGGTGTCGCGATGAGGATGCCTGCGCTTGCAATTATCGGGCAGATCCGCGCCATCGGCGAGGTATGCCCGCGGGACTATTGGCTTCCAGAGGAACGGAAGGCCTTTGCCGATGCGATCTATGAGGCCGCCGGCAACATCGAGCAGGCCATCTCCAAACGGCAGCGCCTCCCGAAGGGAGATGCGGCATGAATGCACACGTATTCAATTTCACTCCGCGAGAGGTCGCGCTTGCATTGGGCGGCGAGGTCACTGGCAACCAGGTTCTGGCGCCCGGTCCCAACCACTCACCCAAGGACCGTTCCCTTTCGATCAAGATCGACCCGGCCGCGCCTGGTGGCTTCGTGGTGACCAGCTTCGCAAACGATGATCCGTTGGCCTGCAAGGACTATGTGCGGGAAAGGCTCGGCATTCGTTGGGAGCCGACGCGCCGGCCGCTCGTCGACAGCATCACCAGGATGGCCGATCGCGTGCGCAAGCCGGTTGCGAAGGCCGGCACCCCGCCAGCGGAGTACGTCTACAAGCAGGCTGACGGTACGAACTACCTGCGTGTCGTGCGTCCCGGCTTCTATCAATCGCACTGGAACGGAAGCGCGTGGGTGACTGGCGCGCCCAAGGGGCCGAAGATCCCGTACCGGCTGCCCGAATTGCTCGAGGCTGAGCATGAAACCGTGTTTGTGGTCGAGGGTGAAAAGGACGCGGACAACGTTGCGGCGCTGGGCCTGACGGTCACCACCAACCCTGGCGGCGCCGGGAAGTTTACTCCCGAGCTGGCCGAATACTTTAGGGACAGGGATGTCTATATCCTGCCGGACAATGACGAGGCCGGCGCCAAGCACGCGCAGCAGGTTGTTGAAACCGTGCTCAACGTCGCGCGGTCGGTTCGTATCGTGACGCTCCCGGGCCTGCCCGATAAGGGCGACGTGTCGGATTGGCTTGAGGCGGGCGGCATGGTCGAAAAGCTCGTCGATATAGCGCGCCATACTCCCGAGATCGAGAAGACCGAAGCGCATCATCTGGTCGAAACAAGCGCGGAATTCATCGCAACGTTCGTTCCGCCTGACTACGCAATTGACGGGTTGGTGCAGCGGCGGTTCTGCTACTCGCTCACCGCGCCAACCGGTCACGGCAAGACCGCTGTTGCCTTGCTGATCTCTGCTCACAAGGCTTTGGGCCTACCGCTCGGCAACCGGGATGTTGAACCCGGCCGTGTTCTGTACCTTGCCGGCGAAAATCCCGATGACGTTCGCATGCGGTGGATCGCCCTTGCAGACAAGATGGACTTTGACCCCGAGACGATCGGGGTTCACTTCGTGGCCGGTGTCAAGAAACTTTCAGAGATCGCGCCGCGGATCCGGGAAGAAGTGCAGCGCATTGACGGCGGGGTATCGTTGGTCGTGGTCGATACCAGCGCGGCATTCTTCGAGGGCGACGAGGAAAACGGCAACGTCCAGGCCGGCGCCCATGCCCGCATGATGCGCTCGCTGGTTTCACTGCCTGGCGGACCGTGCGTCCTTGTCATGTGTCACCCGGTCAAGAACGCGCAGCAGGACAGCCTGCTACCGCGAGGCGGCGGCGCATTCATTGCGGAGGTCGACGGCAACCTAACGTGCTGGAAAACGGACATCCACTGGCGCCTCGAATGCTGAAGAGCTGATCTTCGACAACATCGATAGCGGCTATCTGGTCTCTGTGGCGACGCAGGAAGGCGCCGGCCGAAGCTCCACCGCGCAGATGCTGCATGCCTCTGAGGCGGCGTTCTGGGTGTCGTTGATGGAGCAGCTTGCCGCGCTGATGCAGACCATCCCGGACATTGACGGCACCGAGATCATTCTCGAGACGACCGGGAATCAGTTCGGTGACGAATTCCACCAGCTGTGGCGACGCTCCCAGGCCGGGGAAACCGCCTTCGTTGCGATCTTCCTGCCGTGGTCGATCGATGCGACCTATCGCAAGCCGGTGCCCGAAGACTTCACCATGACGGCCGATGAGCAAGAGCTTGCAGACCTGCACAAGCTCGATGCCGAGCAAATCTATTGGCGCCGTTGCAAGATTGCCGAGATTGGCGGCAGTGAAGACTATTTCAAGCGGGAATATCCGCTGACACCTGACGAGGCGTTCATGGCCTCGCAGTTCGATAGCTACATCACCAACGATCTTGTGTTGAAGGCCCGCAAGACCACGGATATTGAGCCATATGGGCCGCTGATTATTGGCGTCGACCCCGCCGGCAAGGGTGCGGATAGCACCGCCATTGCCTGGCGCCGCGGTCACAGCATCACGAAGACACAGCGCTGGAAGGGTCTGGACACGATGCAGGTTGCCGGCCTGGTCGGAAGGATCATCCGCGAGGAGAAGCCGGCCAAGGTGAACATTGACGTTGGCGGCCTTGGTGTGGGTGTCGCCGATCGGCTGGAGGAGCAGGGTTACCAGATCAGCCGCGTGAACTTCGGCGGTAAGCCTGTAGAGCCACCGCCGTTTGATGAGAACGGCAAGCCTGCGGGCGGCCCCGCAAATCGACGTGCGGAGCTATACGTCAACCTGAAGGCAGCGCTGCAGGGGCGTTTCTCGTTGCCGGACAGCGACAGCCTGCATTCTGACCTGGTGAGCATGGGCTACAAATTCATGTCGGACGGCCGTCTGCTGCTCGAGAGCAAGGAAGACATGCGCAAGCGCGGCATGCCGTCGCCTGACGAAGGCGATGCTGTGGCACTGTGCTTCACGGAGCCGGACGGCTCTCCGTTCCCGCATGCGAGTAACTTCCACCGCAAGATTGAATACCCTGGAGGGGCCTATGTCTGAGGTGAAGCAGGTAAGCGCGATCGTCGCCAATCCGAGCATGCTGCGCGACAACGATCCGGGCCAAGTCACGATCGGCTACTACACCCTTAAGGACGATGTGCTGACGATGACGGACGGCACGGGCGAACCGGTGCGAAACCGGTATGGAGAGAAGACGACCCACAAGCTGCAGGCAGGGGAGGCCCCCGATGTCATCGCGAAGCGTCTGACGCTGAAGATCTATCGGCGCATCAGGGGCAGCGATGACATCGGGTTCGGCCGGCGGTTGGTGTATCCGAAAGTCGGGATCGCATAGCCCGTAATTTGGGCCTAAGTCGGGGCGCCCAACGGTTGAGATCGGGCCGAACCACAATCGCGATATCGCCGCTTCTTTTTGGGGCGGTAGCGGTATTTATAAAAATGGTTAACCAGCAGGCGAGGCGAATCTGCTATTGCCGGTTGTATTGGGGGGTACACAGTTGACTATTGCTGCTTGCTATCTTTCGAGCGAAGGGGTGGTGCTGGGCGCTGACAGCACGTCGACGTACACGCTCCCGTCCGGGAATCATTACTTTAATCACGGCCAGAAGATATTCGAGATCGGCGAAAATTCGACGTTTGGGATTGTGACGTGGGGGCTGGGCGGCCTCTCCGTGGGGAGCCATCGCACGTTGGTGGCCTTGCTGGCGGACGATCTCAAGAAAAAGAAACCAAAGAGCATGCAGGAGGTGGCCGACCGTTGGTGCGCTCATTTTTGGACGGCATACAGCTCGTCCTTGAGCGCCGACATCCAGCTATGCGGCACCCTCTCCAAGCTGTTGCCATACGACCCTCTTGCCGTACCGCCGGCCCCTAATTCGCGGACGAAAGACCAAGAAGCTCAATATAATGGCCTACGGAATAACCTGACGGTGGGCTTTTGCATCGCAGGATATGTGTCGCCTGACCGTAAGCCGCAGGCCTTTGAAACCGTATTCGATCCCCAGAACGGGAAGCCGCAACCAAAGGAAATACCGGCCGGGGGGCAGCGCTTTTGGGGGGCGCCGAACATGATTGCCCGCCTGCTCCACGGGTATGATCCCGCTCTACGGCAAGCCTTGCTCAGTTCGGGCAAATGGAGTGGAACCGAGGCCGAACTAGATGGTTTGCTCCGAAAACAGGCTCTAACCCACCTGCCGGCGCCAATCCGCGATGCAGTCGACTTCACGTATACGTGCATTCTGAGCACCATTAAGGCTTTGAAATTCTCGAGCTTTGCACAAACCTGTGGCGGGCCGATCGAGATTGCGGTAATCACCGCCGACCGGCCGTTCAGGTGGGTGCGTCACAAGGCGTGGGATGCAGCCATAACTGAGGGAGAACCGTAATGCCGGACCAGTCAAGGAAGGTAAATCAGTTGGACCCGCACTATTCTAGCGATATCCGATCAGAGATCGTCACGTCGTCTCCCTGCGATCCCAACGATATTTATGGCGTGTTGGGTGATCAGCGCGCACATGTCGAGGTGCGCACCGAGACTGAGTATTCCCTTGCGGCAGCTTGGGCACCGGTTGCTGACGAATAGTCATCCTCAAGCGAGCTGATCGAAAAAAAGCCGCCTGATAACCAGGCGGCTTTTTTATTCCCGGTTTGTCGTAGGTGTGGAAAACCTACTCGCTCCACAATCCGCGGCTGATGGTCTCCACCAGTCGCGTTTCGCCTTCCTGAAACGCCGGCATATCCAGCGAGAGGGGGCCGAACTTGTTGTGGTCTATGCGGTAGCTGGCGCGCACGAACTGGCCGACGTGCTCCGCTATAGCGTTGATGCGCACGCGGCCCGACAGCACAGCCTCCACCATGTCGCTGATGATGTCGTCACGCTGATCTTTTGGAAGCCCGCGGGGCACTACTGCATTGATGCGATCGAGGAGATCCAAACTCGCCACGCGGATGATCGCAGGTGCTGCTGGCTTTATGATCTCGACGCGAAGCTGGCGTTTCTTTTCAAATACGATCTTACGCATTTGCGCTGCGATCTTTGGATAGAAGAAACGCACCGCCCCCCAACGCCATTTGCCGACGATGACTTGTACCTCTGTCATCTGTCCCGTTTGTGCGGCCGTCTCAAACGCGGAAGAAAGCGTCTCGCGACCGATGAGGCTTAAGACGTTCGGGCCGTATCCGTTGCGGGCCTTGCCTTCTGCACGCAGCCTGCGAGATCTGTTGCGACCGTTTCGCCGCTGAGTTTCCTTATATTTTTCCGGATGCGTTGCGCGCCACTCACGTTGAGATGACCTGATCTGCTCTCGGTTGGCCTCCCGCCAATTGCGCGCGTTGATGTTATGGCACGCGCGACATGTACGTTCGCCGGCTTTGGTAATCCTCAGATTGTCGCCTTCGAGCGGGTGGCCATGCTTACAATGAGTTTTCGTGGCCTTCGGCATGAGAAGGGCTCCGTTTGAAGCCCCAAGCCCGCATGAATAGCCGCTCCTGAGTCGCGGCGAAGTGATGGCGCGATAGAAATGGAGTTAGCCAACCAGAGATTCGCGGGCAACACTTAGAGGGAGGAACATCTGGAGCTCACCAGTCGTAAAAAGCTCAAAACCGAGTGCCGAGTAGAATGCTGCAACTTCTTCATCTAAAGCATCGAGCGCTAATGCAAACGCCCCGGCGATTTCTGACACTTCGACCGCCCGCGCAATTGCATGGGCGAGAAGCTTTTTGCCAATTCCGCCCCCCGCGCACTCGTCCGTTACGCCAATCATCGCGAGATAGATCGCCGGCACCGCGGACACGCGAGAGAACTTTTCCTTAGCGGCTTCGGATACGTCTTCGGGAATAAGTGATTTGATCGTCAGGCTATAAAAGCCCAGAACCCTCTTTGTACTAGGCGCCACCGCCACATACACACGCACCTTATATGCGTCGTGATCTTTCCTTGCGTTGTTCCTGCAATAGTTCTGGATCCTTTTGGTCGAAGCGCAACAGAAAGCCCCTCGTTCATGGGTAGAATCGAGGGGCTGGATTTCTATTTCGATCGGATCAGGACGATCACCCTTGGCAGTCGGCATGAACCTCTATTTTGATTTCTTGTAGCTCAGCATCAACCGCTTCAAAGCCTCGCTCGGCTTCTTGGGTTCTTCGATGGCCTGCAACAGCTTGGCAAAACCCTCGTTCGAAACGGGCTGCGACCACTGCTCGGTCTCATGTTCCTTCAAAAGAGCGGCCATCCCGACCTCCTCTCACTGTCTTGTACGTACAGATATGTACCATCTGTACGAGTCTTAGCAAGGCCGCCGGGCTCCAAAATACGGCAATTTTGTTGGCGTTTCTTGCGGGAACCACCTGTGGTTCCACCCCCTTGAGGGTAGATTTTTAACCAAATCAGTGATGGAGTGTTCGCGGAGCCTAGACAACTCCCGAAGCGGTCCCTTGCCGGGGATTGCGCTTCATCCGCGATAGGCGGGCCATCGGCCTTGCCGGGCCTCATGTCCCGCTGAAAGTAACGACGCGCCCATTTGCCGTGGGCTGCGACCGGCGCATTATGCCGGGAGTGCCACGGCTATACAAGACCTTCGGGAAAGGTCGTGGCGCACGCTTCGCGGCGTGTTGTCTAGCTCCCGGCGCCAGCCCGTCGCTGGCATCCCCGGTCTAGACAGCCGGTTACCGCGAGCAACCACCATGAAAACGACCGTAGAACGGCCAGCGGACTCCGCTGGTGCGCTATATTTCAGAACCGACATTTCCCCCGAGCAGATCTTTCAAGCGATCGGCAGACTCCGCAAGGAGGCGAGGGACGAGATTGACCGGCTATCCGCTTCCTGGATGAGACCGACAATCACATGGAGCTCGAGCCGGATGGGGACGACGAGCCCTCGCTAGGCTGGACTGAGCGCGGTGCTGGCTTGTCTGGTACCGACGACCGCGAGCTGGACACCGCGGACGATGAGGACGGCGGCGACGCCGAGCCGAGCCTTGGCAGCCGCGATCACTACCACAGCCAAGAGGCGTGGGCAGTTGGCGATCGGCGGGACCGGGAGGAGGATCCGGCCGAGAGTGGCATCGCGGATTTCGAGGGCCTGCTTGAGCAGGTTGGTTCCGGCGGTTGGATGCAGACGGTGATGGCATGACCGAGACCCCTGCACAGATCATCAGGGCTACCGAGTGGCCGCTATCGCAGATGGACGAGTGCATCACGGCCGTCTTCCAGTATGCGACCCTGCTGAGCGTCCTGACTGCCCAACCTGATGCCGAAACCGCAATGGATGGCATCTGGCGGGTGGTGGGAGACATCCGCGATCGGGCGCAAGACCTGCGGGACTTCCACACCAATGCATCGCAGGCTCTTAGCCGGCTGGCGCGGCTTCAGCAGGACTTACCGACGGTTGTCCGCATTGGAGGTGGTCAATGCGCCTGATCCGGATCCTGATAGCGAGGGCGCTCATACGCACAGCTCTGTGGCTGGCGATCAATGCTCAGCGCACGATGATCTAACCAAGAGATCCCCGCCTGTGTGCTACTGCGTGCAGGCGGTTTTTTCTTGCCGCGGATCGTCCGGCCGCACTAGACTACCGCCATTGGTTCAAAAACGGAGTGCCGGGCGTGGCAACAGGTGTTGTGAAGTGGTTCAATGCAACCAAAGGTTATGGATTTATTCAACCCGACAAGGGCGGCAAGGATGTCTTCGTCCACATCTCGGCGGTCGAGAAAGCAGGACTGAGCAACCTCAATGAGGGTACCAAGGTCAGCTACGAAGAAATGACCAACAGGGGCAAGACCTCCGCTGAAAATCTAAGAGTGGGATGAATTTCAAGTCCGCCAGTTTCAGCGCTGGCGAGCCCTTCGAAATCGACGATCTGGAGAGGACGGCTCAATCTTGGGCCGTCCTTTTTCTTCGTGAGAGAAACCAGCGGACGACGATGGCGAACAGCATGCCTGCAACGAGGCCAGCGATTGCGATCACGGCCTCTCTCCGGTGTGCATGGTGTGTGCACGACCGGATTTTGATCTAGATTTTGGAGGCTTGATTTTAGGGCTAAGTGCTTGATTTTGTTTGGTGAGCGCGGAGGGACTCGAACCCTCGACCCCATGATTAAAAGTGAAGTATTCATGAGGATTTTCGCAGCAAATTCAACGAAGCGAGTTTACAACGGATTGCCTGATTTGTGCCCGAACTGGCGCTAAGAATCGGGGGTTTGTAAACCACTTTCAGCCCTCCTTTTTCTTCGCGCCGAGGACGTGGATGCGCTGCTGCGCCCAGCCGTCTTCGAGCAGCTTCATCGCGGAGCGGGCGAGGCGGAATTTCGAGACCTCCTTGGCGTAGTGCCGCACCATCGCCGGCGACATGCCGACGATCGCCGACACTTGGTCCTCTGTGCAACCGACCTCGAGCAGCATGCAGACCGCGTTCTTGCGCAGGCCGTGGAACACCCAGCGCTTCTCGGTGAAGCACGCCAGCGGTTTCTCGCCATTGACGGTCTTGTCGACCTCGCGCTGCCAGGCGGTCTTGAAGCCCTCATAGGTCCACGGGCTGCCGTCGGCGCGCAGATGCAGATTGAGCTGCGGCGGCTTGCCGGCCTCCTTGTCCTCGCCGTTCGGCGTGGCGTCGATGATGACCCGGTACTCGGAATGGATCTGGACCGGAACCTTGTCGTCGGTCTTCTGCGCAATGATCGGCATTTCGGTCGCGGCCACCTTCGGCCGCAGCATCTTGAGTACGTCGACCTTGCGCTGTCCGGTGAACAGGGCGCTATAGACCGGCAGATGCACGTCGACGCGGGCGTGCTCGAACCAGAGATCGAAGGCTTCGGGCGGCCACGGCGAGTATGTGCCACCGCCGTCGTACCGCTCGGTGTGCTCCACCGGATTGTCTTTCCGAAATCCCCGTGGAATGCCCCAAGAAATGATCCGGCTCAGTGTCGACCGGAAGACGCGGCCCGCGGACGGCGTGTCGGCGAAACCCTTGTCGAGAACCCCTTGGATCGTCGTCGCCTCGAGGGACTCGACAGGGTCGTCGCCCCAAGCCGCCTCGATTATCTCGATGTACCGATCGTATTGTTCCCGCATGCTTTCACCGATGTCTTTGGTGTAAGCGTTGTGCTTCTTGAACTCGGCGATGAGCGCTCGGAAGGACCGAGTGTTGCCTGCCTTGACCTGGATGCCGATTTTCTCTGCCTTGTCGACGGCTTCCCAGAACAGGCGATGGTCGGCGGGTTCGGGCAGGGGGTGGCGCCGGTCGGTGACGTCGGTGAAGAACCACGACCAGACGCCTTCTGCGCTTTTGACGGCGTCAAGCTTGTCCAGCTGTGCGGCCCGCTTTGCGAATTCCTCAGACAGCGGCTCGGCGGTGATACGGACGCGCGGCCACTCTCGCTCTGTCCGGCGGAATTTTGAGTAATAATAATAGGTTCGGCCGTTCGGCTTCGATATCGAATGAACGTGCTCAGGAAGGGCCACGGTTCCCCCTCCCACTCTTGGCCTGCCGTTCTTTCGCATTGAGGAACCGTTCGGTCATACCCGGTTGAGCCTGGGCCTCAGGCTGCGCGGGCGCCGGGGCCGGCGTCAATGGCTGTTCTCGACCAAACCGCAGCTTTCTCCATTCGTCGATCTGGTCGAGGTCGAACATGCCGGTATCCGGATCGGCCGGCGGGAAGCCGCGCTTCAACAGGTTCGGCAGCAGTTCGTTGAATCGGTCCAGCGTCAGGTGCAGACGGCGGGCTGCCTTTTCGGGCGGCACGTCACCGGGATCCACCCGGAAGCGGATGTCTGCCCCGCGCAGCGCCTCCGATCCCTCTCTACGTGCTGGGTTCACTGTGCCGACTCCGTTACGATGCCGCGCTCGACGGAGTCGATCCCCGGCCGCATCTCACGGCTCGTCCCGGAAAGATGCCGGTGCCAGTTTAATAGCGCTGCGGCGGTCGAAATCGTGTGGTGTTTCGCCTTATCAACGTCTCCCGCAGCCGCCGCCGTGGCGGCCTTACCTGCGCCCGGACAGCCTCGCAATAGATCTCGATGGTGTCGGCCGTGTATCGGCGAACCGCAGCCATCTGCTTATCGTATTCGCTGGGCGCGAGGCCGTGGCGGCGCACGCGGTCGAGCACATCGGCGTCGACCTTTGGCGTCTGGGCGAGCCGCGCCTGGACGACGGGATGCTCGGCACCCGCATCGCTGATGTTGAACAGGTTGCCGGTCTGGATTATCGCGGACGCCTCGCCGGCGCTGACATGCATCGCGATCGCGGCGAGTTGGTCGAGGGCGGGCGTCCCGTCGAAAAAGACGCAAACGTTGGCTAACCGGGTTCCATCCGGAGCGCGGAGCTTCACGTCGAGAGCGCCGTGACCGACGGTGGCGATCGAGCGCGCGCGGGCCACCTCGATCGAGACGTCGCAGCCGGCGAACGTAATGGCTTCGCCGCGGGCGAACGCGCCGACGCTGGCCGGACCGAGCACGCCGGCGCAGAACATAGCCGCCCGCCGGATGGCGCGGCGCTCTCGCTCGAGGTCGACGCCGGAGAAGTAGCGCCGCCGTTGCTGCGCCTCGAATTGCTGCCGCGCCCTGTAGTACTCAGCCTTGTAGGCTTCGCGCTGCTCTTGGATGAGGTCGCTGACGAGATCGACGTCCGGCGGGGCCGCGGGCGGTAGCCGCCTCAGCCGGCCGGCCAGCAGCCGCGCCCTCGGCATCGAGCAGTCTTCGTGCCGAGCATATCTCCGGATCGCCGCCGGGGCGTAAAGCTTCCGCCTGGCGCCCGGAGTCGGGTCGTAGTTGGGGGCGCACCGCTGGTACCGTCGGAACGGAATGCCTGCGCCGCCGCGCGTCTCGTCCTCGAAAAAGTAGTGAGCGAGATATTCGGCGATCCGCAGCAGCCGGAGCGGCTCCCAGCGCAGCCCGACAGCCACGAAAGATCGCTGCTCAGGTTCCGGCAGGTCGGCAACCATCTGATGGGCGTAGGCGTCGAGATCGTGGCACTTGCCTTGGCGCGCCCGCAGTAGCCGACCGCCGCCGCCTCTTTCGATGATCTCCGGCACGATCTTCCGGCTGCCGAGCAGCGTCAGCGCGGCATGGGCGAACGAGCCGAGTTCGTCGTACTCAACCGCGGAGTCGAGGAAATACTCGACTTCCGGAGGGAAGGGCGCCCGCTGGTACTGCATTAGCCGCCCCGCATCGGCCGGACGCCTACGGACTCGCCGGCCGCGACCTCGCGCGCTGTCTCGGCCTTGCGCACCGTGCGCGCCGGCGCCGCCGGCGTCTGGACGAGCTCGGCTTTGCCTTCGGACACCATCGCCTCGAAGTCCTCGTCCTTCATGGACAAGGCGCGGTGCTTCAGCGAGTCCTTCACCTTCTTGAGCGGCTTGCTGGTGTCCGGCGCGACCAGGCCGCCGATGCGCGGCTCGATCAGGAAGAACGTGATGCCGGCCTTCATCTTCTTCGCGATGATTTCCAGCATGCGGTCGTCGTTCTCGGCGTCCCAGGTGATGGTGACGTCGCCGGTCTCGTTGAGAATGGTCAGTGCGCGCTTCATGGCCGGAAAAGCTCCGTGAGTTCGGCGATGCCGTTGCGAATTGTGAGAACGTCGTTGTCGCGAAGTTCCTTCCAGCCGGAATTCCAGTGGCCGCCACGGGGCTGCATGTCGAGCACATCGGCCACCTTCGCCTGGGACATCACGCCACCGTTTTCGAAGATAGTACGGAGAAATTTCGGGGCCGCGCCCGATAGGCTGCCGCACCAAAGTTCGACCAGTTCGGCCGGCGGGATGCTGCCCGTCACGGCGGCCGAGCTCGGGGAAGCGATCGAAACGAAATCGCCATCCTCCTTAATCAGCCCCGATCCCTGCAATCCCTTTTTGCCGGTGTTGAAGTGACCGCCGCGCGCCTTGAGTCCAGCGAGAGTGGCCACCTGTCTCCACGTACGCCGGACAGGCGGGTTGGTGTCGAGTACGGCCAGCATCTTCTGGCCAGCTGAGTTGAGAGCGCCATTGCCGCTCGCCGCCGGCAATGGAGGAGGCGTCGCCGGCCGCACCGGTGCGCGAGGTGGGGCTTTCAGGGATGGCGAGCCCGGGTTCAACAGGGAGCGGTGGTTGCGCGGTTCGCGCGCGTGCGGTGGCGCGTGGTCCACTGCATTTTTGTGCTTCGCTTGAACTTCACCAACGCGAGCAAGCAGATTTCGCGTGGCCACGCCCAGCGAATCCAAATCTTCGGACAATTCGAGGAATGGGTGCAGACCGTCCCATAGCCCTTCCTGATATGCGGCGTCGATCTGGTCCTGTGCTGCCGGCGTCGCGGAGCCGCCCTTTGCCAACTCGGCGTTGAGGCGCGTAATCTCAGCCCGCAGCCGCAGGACATCGTCCTCCTCCGTCTGCTTCACGGCGTCGCCAATGATGGCGCGCAGGCGTTCCCGATCGACAGGTGCAGTCTGGACATGCTGGTCGGCCATCTCGCCCGTCGGGGTCGCCGAATTGTCGAACGTCGAGATCTTCGGGAAAAGCAACATCTCGGCCACTTGCGCCTCACCGGAGCAGATCCAGCCGGTACCGGTCTTCAGGGAGGCGAGAGAGGTCGAGACGCGCTCAAAGGTCTCCTTGTTGACGTTCGCCTTCAGCCACTTCTTGACCGGCTCCTGATCCGCCGGCGCCGTCAGGCGATGCGCGATCATGGTGTCGCAGCTACCGAGCACGGCGTTGTGCAGCGACTGCGTCCGCTGCGTCACCACCATTAGGCGGACGCCCTTCGACCTGCCGGCGGTGGCCAACTTCTTCGCGTTGTGAATTGCAAGGTTCTCGGCGCCGATGCCGGCGCGCTCCTTGGGCGCGAACTCGTGTGCCTCTTCGATGACGAGATAGACGACGCCACGCATCCGCTTCATCAAGGCAGGGGCGAAGTCATTGAAGAATTTCTGCAGCCCGCCGGCGTTGAAGTCCGCCATGTCGATGATCGAGAGCGGCAGGTTGCCCGACGCGACGAGCTCGCCGATCGCCTTGCCAGCCGAGTCATGCAGGGGAACGTGTCCGCGCGGACCGCCAAGGATGTAAAACGGCAGGCCGGCCCGCTTGCCGTCGGAGCTCGACGTCATGCCCCACCAATCCGACTTGATTGGATCCAGCACGCAAACTCGAGCGGCGGGGTTGTCGCGAATGATCTGCTCGACGGCGAGCTTTGCGGTCGAGGTCTTGCCGCTGCCGGTCTTGCCGAGAAACGCGGTGTGTTGCTCGATCACCGCGCGCGGGAAAGCAAAAGTCATACAGGAATCTCCTTAAATTCGACAAGAGGCGTGTCGCCCTTGACGTAAAGCGGGTGCTTTGGCGTGCCGCCCTTGTTCACGCCCAGGCACCAGAGCTCGTGGTCATCCGCGCGCAAAGCTGACTCCACCTCGATGGCGTGATCGACGAGCCGCTTATGGATATTGCCCCAGGCGCAGACGATCTTTTGCGCCTGTTTCGCGGTGTCCCGGATGAGCGGTAGGTTGCCTTTGCTGCGCGGCACGACGCCGGGCTTGAGCAGCATCTCGGGCTTAGTCGCGCGGTAATCGCAGACGTTCATCATGGCCAGGCCGTCAAAGCCCCACTCCATGGAGAAGTCGATCACCCTGTTCAGCGTCGGATCGTCGACGTTGGCGTCGGCCGTGGATGGGTTCATCCCGATCCATAGGACGAAGTTGTTCGGCAGCCTGGTGCCGGCGGTGAACAGGTTCACCCACTTCCGGGTCAGCATGGGCCGATAGCATTCGTTCTCGCCCCAGAACATGACGTCGCCGTGGACGCCGTCCATCAGCGTGAGGCGGGCCTTGCCGCCGGGATTGTGCGCGTGCGCGTTCATGTCGCTGCCCCGGGCGGTTCGAACTGGGGCTCGCCGGTGCTGAGCAAGTGTTGCTTCCGGTCGGCGCAGGCGCTGCGCAGCGTCTCGTATTCTTCGGAGCCGACGAGGATGCCGTGCGCTGCCCAATGGTCGGATTGCCCGTGCCACCAGTTCTCGAGATCGCGCACCGACACAGCACCGGGGATGGCGGCGATGGATTGCTCGAGGTATTGCCGGCGGGCGCGCGCGGCTTCCTCAGCCTTGGCGTTGGCGCGCCGCTCGATCTCGCGCCTGGCGTTCCAGCGCCAGTCCTCTCCCAGATTGTGGTCTTTGTTGCCGAGCCAGTCGAGATAGCCGGCGTCAGCGGCCGACAGCGGCTTGCCCTTGAACTGGCCGAAATCGAATTTGGTGAATACCGGCGGCTCGGCGCTCCACGCGATCAGCGTCTCGAGGGTCTGGTGCTTCAGGAGTTCGAGGACGAGCAGGCCGCAAACATAGGCGTCCGGTTGCGCTCGATGGGGCGGCATGGCCAGCGCCGCGTCGGCCGGCGTCAGCTTCAGGGCATATCGAAGCGCCTGCAGCGAGTGGCTTTCCATGTCCGGCCACTGCCGAAATGAGCATTTCCACGTGCAGATCCATCGCGCCTGGATCAATGGATCGAGGAAGGTCCGCTCGAAATGAGCGGAATGGGCTGCGAAGATCAGTTCTTCGGCGTCGTCATCGCGCTCGACCAGCAGGCGCCAGACCGAATTCCAGGCGGGCGCTTCAGCGACATCTTCGTCGACGATGTGGTGAATTGCCGATGAGCTCGGCGGGATCGGCGCCGCCGGCTTCACGAACGACCGGCGGCCGGTGGTGTAGAGGTGCCCGTCCCGGATGTCGTGGTAAGCGAGTTCGACCACCTCGGCGGTAGGCTCGAGGCTGGTGGTCTCGAGGTCGCAAATTCGAATGATCATGACGCGCTCCATTGTCCACGTCCGACCCGCACGCCGGCGCCCATCTGGAGCACCTGTCGGATCTTTGCCTGGTAGTTCGGGTTAGCTGCGGCCTTCGGATGTGCCGCGAACGCTCGGTAGATCTCGGCGAGCGGCACAGGACCCCGCTGCGCGCGCATCCAAGCCACGATTGCCTCACGCCAGGTCGGCTCGATAGCCAGAACAACGACACTCCGCGGCAGTCGGAGAGGCACGAATGCCCCGTTCAGCCCGCAGAAGGCGAGCATCTCGGCGTCGCGCGGGCCGTAGGCGCAGAGCACCGACGGAGCGCCGGCGTTTGCGGCGCGGCCTGACTGCCGCTGCGCCGTCCCGCCGTCGACGGTGTGGAAGTCGAGCCGGCCGCGCAGGAAGAGCAGCGCGGATGCCTGTTCCCAGACGTACCGGAAGAAGGCCTCGGTTTCGGTCCTGGCGAATATCAGCGCGATGCCACGACCGTGGCCGGACATCCGTGCCAACCACTTGCCAATGACGCTCCGATGATACGGCGGGTTGAGGAAGACTCGGCCGAACCACGGCAGAAGCAGCCCGTTGTCGCGGATGGTGTAATGGTGTGCGGCGGTCGGCCATGGCCGCACAATCGGCGCGCACGGATCCAAATCAAACGGGCCCAGGGCTTTCAGCACCGCGGGCGGCGTCAACCACTCGTCGGTGCGAGTCCGCCGCGGCGTCTGGTGGGCGCCGATACCGGCAAAGAGCGGAGCGGTCGTCATGCTGCGTTCCCAGCGTGTATTGCGCGTTGGAGAGCGCGGTTGACGATCTTGATGCGCTCAAGCTGGTACTTCGCGCTCCAACTCGCCTGAGCCTCGGCGATCTTCTTTGCTTCGGCATCACACTCCCGCATGAATGCGGCTTCGGCTGGCGTGAGGTGCTTCCGCCAATTCCACTTCTGCCTCTTCACGGCGCCATCATCATCTGCCAAACGGCGCCGTCGATCAGGTAGACGATCCGCTCGCCCCAGGTCGCCAACTTCATCGCTGTGCTGACGCCGGTGTCGCGCACCTTGTTCACGACACCGGTGGTCGGCACAAAGATCGTGATCTCGAAATCATCGGTGATCGTGGCGACGACGCCGCGGGGCAGGATCGCCATATTGAGCTCGGGGCCGTCAGCCGGGCCGACCCATGCCTGGTAGCGGGTGAACGTCTTGTCGAAGGTGAGTTCGACCCTGCCGTAGACACCCTGCTTATCGAGGACGGTGAAGGCCGCGAACTGGCTGCAGGCCTTGCCAGTGACAACGGTGCGGCCATCGAGTTCCGGCACCCGAATTTGTGAGATGCCGCCGGCATGCGGCAGCACCACGAAGGCGTTGCCGAACACGTCGGTGACGGCGACGTCATCCAACCAGGTTGTGGCTCCGACCAGAATGTTCCAGCGCCGGTCCATGATCATCCGCGGTCGGCTGCCGGTATCGTTGAGCTCGAGCTCGATCAGTTCTCGGTCGGTTACTCCGAATAGGGTCTCGCCGGCCCGGAAGACGCGCCGGAGCGGCACTGGCTGCGCGATAAACCTGCGACCGCCGGTGCCTCCAAATGGGATATGTGCGAAGTCGGTCGTGGTCGGGAGCGATATCACCCAGCCTTCCGGGACCTTGATGACCTCGGCATCGGCCGGCACCTGGTGCGCGATCGTGCCTCCGGTCGCCAGGTCGACGACTTCGCCGGACGTCAGCCGGGCGGCGCCATTCGCCCAGACTCGGGTGACGGGATCGCCGGCGCGTGCGAACAGATTCTCAAACACCAGAGCGCCGCCGGCTGCCGTCGTCACGGCGCGCATGATCTGCGCGGCCTTCGCCGGCTTACCCATCGTGGTTGGCGCCGGCGGCGAGCCGCGCTTTCCATGTTGGAACGTCGCCTGGAACCAATCCAGCAGCGGGCCCGGAATGCAGGAGAAGCCACGGACCGACAGCGGCAGTTTCGCGCGCCGGTCGAAAACTGAGGCATTGTCCTTCATCCGCCGGACGAGATCGCCGGGTTTGTAGCCTTCAATCCTGCCCTTGTAGGGGTGGATGCCGGTGAAGACCTGGAAAGCGACGACCGCCCAGGCAAACCAATCAGTTTCGGTCGAGAAGGTTTTGGCGCTCCAGTCCCTGATGGACGGCATGATGACCGTCGCCGGCCAGCGGCCGATCGCCCAGGAGTCGACATCGATCACAGAGGCGGCCGCGGCATCCCCCTTCGTGAAGTGGACCAGCCAATTCAGTTCGTTGGCGTCGACCAGCAGGGCCTGCTTCGTGTGCGCATAGGCTACGATATCGAACATGCACTGGGTAAGCGCGACGGCATCCCATTCACCGAACCCGGTCCGCGTCCGGTAATCCGAGACGAACACCCGCGACATCGGCTCGCCGTCGACGAACGGCATGTAGAAGCCGATCGGCTTCCCGGAGTCATCCAGCACCAGGCCGTGCGGAGCCACGATGCCGGGATGCTGCAGCCTGGCCAGCATCTTCACCTTCTCCGGCATGCCGTCGCGCGCCATCTTGTCGGCGTCGGTGTACAGTTTCACCACGGTCTGGCCGGTCCTGTAGATCGAACCTTCTCCGCCCGAGGTGACGTAGTCGCCGTCGCGTAGCGTTACCGCACCGCGGCCCTCCAGAACGATCTTCACCGACCCTTTCCTCGAGGTCATGGCTCGACGACCTCGCGAAGATCCGCGGCGGGGATCGTGAAGCTTGGCCGACCACCGTTGGGATCAAGGGTGACCGAAACGTGCTCAACTCCGGTCAAACGACTGTCGTCAGAAGCCAAGTCGTAGTCATGCTGTAGGAAATCAAAGACGATCGTACCGGCGGCGGCGAAGAGCTTGGCGCCAATAACGCGATCCTTCAGCACATGGAATCTCTTCGGTGCCATCAGTAGTATTCCTCCGGCTCGTAGGGTTCGTAGACGTGGTGCTCGATGAGCCATTCCTCCATGCGCTCGCGCTCGGCTTCCGATAGGGCGGCCGGGAGTTCTCTAAGCCAGATCTCCAATCGCAGGATCTGAAGCGCCAGCCAGACAAATGGCTTCTTCCAGCCCGGGTGCCGGCTCCAGTGCAGATCGTTCCGGATCCCGCAAATGCGATCGAACTCCGACGAGTTCGGCCATGACGCTATGATGTAGACGTCGCACGGATCGCCGCCGTCGGCGCCAAACTTCGGCGAATAGGTGGTCTCACTTCCGGGCCGATAGCTGTATTCGACCGTCACCTGGAAGCCGTTGTCCTTGCAGAAATTCTGGAAATAGGTCTGCGCCATCACACCGCCTCGTGGTCGATGTGGATGCAGGCCATCGCGATGTCGTCGATCGGACCTCTGCCGTGCTGCTGGCAATCCTTGAGGAAGCGGAGCATCCGCCGTTTCACGAAAGTGCCCTCGGTTGACTTGAAAGACATGAGCTCGGCGACGACGTCGCGCCAGTCCATGCCGTCGACCTGGGTGACGCCGTCGGAGAACACGGCGAGGAATCTGAACATCCGCAAATCGTGGTCGATGCTGGTTCCGACGAGTCCGTCCTCGACCGTGTGGCGGGCAATAAGTTCGCGGGGATCTTCGTCAGGAGCAAAGATGTGCTGCGAGAAGGCCCTCGTCTCCATCCCGCCATGTGCCGTGACAAACCCGCGATACTCGTCGGTCCGCCAATAGGCACGGTAGACCGGCATATTGTTGGCCCACTCGATCCGGTTCATCACGAGTTGGCCATCTCGATCGATGCCGGCTGCGACGCCATCGCCTACAATCCGAGACGTCGCTCTGTTGCCCCAAATGGCAACGTAGGCGCATGTCGCCAGCAGATCATCGGGTCGAAGACACAGTGCCGCTCGCGCGCGTTCATCGCGACGATGGCTATAATGATCGACAATGCGCTCATTCAACTCTGGCGCCTCTATCAGAGATGTCAGTGTGGAATGCGCGACGATTCTGGCTCCGACGTCAGTACGGCCGCCGCTCGAACAGCCGTCTGACACGACCGCGGCTCCGAAGATGCCGTTGGCTTGCGACAATGCGTAGTCCTGGCACGGCAGGCCGCCGCGGAGATGCTGCGATCCGATGTGAAAGGCGTGGTCGGCTGTGAAGCGCATGGGGTTCTCCGCGGCGGCCGCTGGTCAGATCGTGGCCGCGATGGCTTGGCTCGGGCCACCTGTTCCCAAAGCTTGTGACGTGCTCGAGATCGACTGCGAGACGAACTGCGCCAGCTTCGCCAGCTTGCCCTTGGTCGCGTCGCCGGCGTCGATGTATTGGGTGATGCCGGCCTCCCGCTGGAAGTCACGGAGCGCGCCGCTGCAGCTTCTGGCGTTGATCCCGATTAGGATGCTGACGTGGCTCTCCAGCAGTTCCTCACGTTGTGCCAACTCGATCTCGGCCCTGATCTGAGCCGGCCGAATTGTTGAGTCCGTGTCTTCCCCATCGGTGATGAAGAAGCTGATGGCGTTGGCATTGAACTCCTGGTCGTAGAGCATCTTGGCGTAGGCATTCGACGCGCCGACACCGCTGTAACAGGCATCGAACAGCGGCGTGCCGCCGCCGGCACGTAGCGTGTCGTAGGCGGCAGGATCTATGCTGGAGAGCGGGATGAACCCGTGCACCTCATTGAGGCCTTTATGGTAGGCCGTGCTGAAGGCGGCGACGCGAACCAGCAGGTTCTCGGATCGCGGCGACTTCCGGCAGGCCTCAACGGCCGCCTTCACGGCCTCGATAAGGTCGGCCCGGAACGGAATGACCGATCCGCTCATGTCGACCTCGATGTCGACGAGAGTGTATTCGGTGGCGCCGAGATCCGTGATGCGTGCGCCGGTAAACGAGAAGTTGCCGCCCAAGGTGTGGGTTTCGACATCGGTTCCATCGAGACGGGGCATGAAGTCTCCTTTATGAATTCGGGGTGAGGGGAAGCGATCAGGACAGGAAGGCGTCAGAGGTGGTGAGCACCAGGCCGCGGGCTTCCATGTCCTTGAGGAACTGCTGCGCGATCGCCGGGAAGTCGGGGCCGCCGGGCGCCTGCGGGACCGGTGACATGCAGTCTGCCAGGATGTGGATCTTCCGGAGATGCTCATCGCCGATGTTGTCGACGATCTGCCGGATGGTGGTCGCGACGCAGTGGGACGAGGCCTCGCCGGCGATGCCGATGACATCGGCCTCCTGGAGCACGCTGAGGAAACTGCCGTTCAATTGCGTGGACGGGTCGGCCGGATCCGGCACCTCCGCCATCAAGGCCCCGTAGTGCTCCGTGAAGGTGTTGGTCCCCTTGGTGACGAAATCGACGGTTGCGAAGTTCTCGCGCTCCCAGTCGGCGAGGGTGGTCCGGAGCTCATCGACAACGTTGTGTCCCCAGCTTCCGATCAGGCAGTGCTCCGGCCAGATCATCAGCATGAACTTGCCGGCGGCCTCGAGCGAGGCGGTGTAGTCGAGCATCCGCTGGCGGTATGCCTGGTTTCTCGGAGACCACATGCCCGACTTGATGTCGGCATTGCTGATAATGGTGAAGGGCGTCGGATGCTTCCCGTTCTCGCCGCGCCAGAAGCCTGGATGAGCGACGTCGACGACGCGATGCGAATCCAGGGTAACGTGGATATCGTTGAGGCGCCTGCCGACCCGTTTGATCAGGGCTGCGACGCGCGCCATGTCGCCGAGCGCGCCCGGGACGGGGAGCGTCGAGCGAAACTTGGCGCCGCCAGGCAGCGCGAAGCCGACGGGATCGCCGGGGTTGGCGAGGATATCCATGAAATCATTCTGTGGATCGATGATGACGAGATCGGCTTTGATGGTCTTGCGCATGCGGTGAACCTCCTTTGATGTTGACTAGCCGTAGAAAAACCGGACTCGCTTGCCGCAATGGCACGTCGCTCTGATGCCGCGGATCAGCGGCCCAAACGAGTCCTGTTCGATCATGTAGAATGAGATGCGGGTGTAGCCGCGCTTTTCCAGCGCTGGCCCGAGAATGTCGCGCTCGCCCTCGTAGTATTCGTCGAAGCTGAACTTGTCGGCGTCTGCGCCGAGGAACGACATCAACTCGAGCGCTTCCGCTTCTTCCTGATCTCGCTCGGCCAGACGTTTCTTCCGTTCGGCATGCCTCTCCGCTTCGCCAGGCGGGACCTTGACCGCGGACTTGCTGAGTTCAATTTCGGCGCTGATGTCATGGCCGTGGCTTGCAAGATATTCGGAGTCGGGCTTGGCGCCGTACGCCGGGTTCGTGTTTGCCGGATCGGCGCCGTCGTATTGGAGCACGACCTTGCCGGTGAGGCGATCGGTCCAGACGATGTCGTATGTCCGTTCGTCGGGCTCGAAAGTCGACCGGACATAGCGCGGGATCATCTGCGAAGGTGCGGCTTCAGACATGAATGCCATCCCGCTGCAATGCATCTGCAATCTCCGGTGCGATCGCCCCGCCGGTCATGACGAGGTAGGCCGACAGAAGAGCTGCGGCCAGTGTCTCGCCCTCGAACCTGCGGTCGACCCAACCGGTGTAGTCACCGCAGGCCTCGATCGCGTTGTTGGGGCCGAGATTGAAATCTGGGTTATCGCAAACGAGGGTAACGCTGTGACCTTCCTCGGCGCGCAGGGCCTCGATCAGGATCCATGCCGCCGGCGCCGGCTGCAACCGCGGAACGGACCATGCCTGAATGCTTGCCTCGCAGTGGCAATCCCTGCACTGGACCTTCTTGATCTCCTTCAGTCCGTCGTCGAGCGAAACCCAGTGGCTGAACCTATTCAGGTTGGTCGAGCGGCAGAGCGGGCAAGGCAACAGATCAGCCATTGGCCGGCCTCTTGATGTCGGCGATCACCTGGGCCGCGGCCTTCTCAACGGCGAAAGCAAGCCGGTCCGCGTCGCTACCGTTCATGAAGGCACGGAGCTTGCGCTCCGCAGCACGAGCGCGCTCCTCCAGCTTGTTGTTGAATTGGAGGAGTTCGGTGACACGCGCTTCATGCACCACCTTCGGCACGGTCTCAGGATTGTACTTTCGGGCCCGTTCGGCGGTTTCTTCAGTCGTCATGACGAGTGCGTCGATCAAGTGTCGCTTCGGCTTCAGCCGCCCGCCGAGCGCTCGTATCCACGAATTTTGAATGGATGCGATCTCGATCAAAAGCTGGTCAGGCGCCTCCGGCTTTGGCTCAGCCGGCTTCGGACACATGCCGAGTTCAGCAAGCCGGCAATCAATCTCGTAGATCGTCAGACCGACCGCATGTCTCACCGCGGAACGGATGAACTCGGTATTGATCGTGCCCAGAACATGGGTCTGGTGGCCTTCGTCCCAGACGGTGAAGTCGATCGTCCCAGTCGTGATGACGTCGGCCAGGCGCTGCGCGGCTTGGCGCCTATTGCGCAGATGGAGAGCTTCGTCGAGGAAATCGAGTTTCATGCCGCGCGCGCCTCCAGTGCGTCGATGTTCGCCTTGATGACTCGGAAGCTGATCGCGACGACGTCTGGATTGTCGTCCCAGGACTGCTTGCCGTGCAGGGTGCACCAAAGATTGGCGAACGCTGCTCTGGCGCTTGGAAAGCAGAAGTTGGATCCGAGTGCCGCCTGGTCTGGATTGTGATGCCAACCCTCGGCAAGTTGACCGTCAGCGCGGAAGCCGTGATCGACGTAGACCATACCCTCTGCGATCGCGTCCGTTTCGCTGATCTCTTGGACTGGTTCGATCTTTGTCGATGTCACAAGCAGCGTGATGCGCGACGCCCAGCGCGGCAGATGCATGCTAGCGCGTCGTCGGCCTAGCCATGAAGGACGTTCGCCCGCCGGTGGATAAGATCGATCTGGCGCCCAGGTGCCGGTTTTCTGATTTGCGATCGATCCGCCGGCATCGAAAACCACCGACATCTTGCGAGGCACGAGTTTGGAAGGCGGCACCGCATCCCATCTATTACTGACGCGCCAGTCCTCACGGACCCAGAGCCGATCGCCAGGCTTCACCTTGGTCCAGAAGGACGGCCGGTCGACGACGAAACCACCTTCGACAGCCCGCGCGCCGGCAGGAATCTTGGCATCCGGCCGGTAGAACCGTTCGGTCACGGCCGAGCGCCTCGTCATGGTCTTAAGATCGTCCAGCTCCGCATTGACCATTGGCGCTGAGAATAGAGCAGGAATGTCGGTCACCGCGCGGCTCCATAAATCGCCTCGCGGACAGCGCGGCATTTCTCGATGTCGAACCGGTCGTCGGTCCGTACGCCGCTCTCCATGTCGATCCAGTACCGGCCGGGCATCTGCTCGAGCACGGACATGACGCCACGAATATTCTCAGGGGATATGCCGCCGGCGTATCCGACTAGGCGGTTGCCGCCGGGATGCATGGGCCAGGCGGTCGGGGTCTCGCCGGTCCCACCAGAGCGGTCAAACAGCCAGTCGACTGAGGTGTCGCTCGGGAATTCGTCACCACGGCATTGCGCGATACCGCGCTTGATGCCCCAGCCGCTCCGGAAATAATTGATCCGTGCCGGAACCGGAGCGGCATGGTTGATTTGGCAGCGCTTGAAGTACCAGAAGTCGACGGGCGGCCGCTCGATGTCGCGCCCTTCCATGATCGCGTCGCTGTAATCGCCGCAGATGTGCGCGGACAGGCGAAGATTGCTCCACATGATGCGGGACAAACCATCGCCACCCGGATACCGCGGATCGACACCTTGACGCTTTGGGCTGAAGAGAACGCCCCACTCAATCGGATATAGCGAGGACAGATGTGCCATCGCTCGGACGCAGGTCCAGTTGTCGACACCGGCGAACGTGATGAATTCTGGCGTCATGCTGGCGCTCCATGATGCTGCTGGACGCGCAACGGGTTGTGGTAGCCCGTTGGCAAGTGTTCCTGCAGGTCCCGCTTGACGTAGTGCTTCACGCCGAGCGCCTGGCAGACCTCGATGATGCGGAGGGTGTAGTCATGCCAATCAATCGACCTCGCGACCTTCGGCACGTAATTCACCTTTCCAATTTTGTAGAGGTCGACGAATTCATGGGTCTCCTTGATGATCGCGATCGACGACTCCGCGGACAGCGTCGGCTCGAGCGACACCCAGGTGAAGATGCCGGCTTCGTAGAACCGGCGCAGCGTCTCGATACGGTCCCATGGCAGCGCCGCTTTGCGCTCCCATTCCTTCGAGATCGCGCCGTCCAGAGTCGTCAGCGTGCAAGCGTAGGCGTCGCGGTCGCGGCGGTAGAGGTCGATGAAGGGGAGGGCGCGGCCACCACCTTTCGACAACGTGCAGAACGCCATCCCGCCATCAATCAGAGCCCTGATAGTCAGTTCGGTATGCGCCAGGTCCCCGAGATGAAAGGGATCGCTGGAGAAGGTGATGAAGATCTGCTCATTCGGTCCGCCAGCAACGCCGGCGGTTCGGTAGCGGACAATGTCGCGGCGAAGACGTTCAAGATAGCCTGGCCGCGGCTCTGCCTTTTCATTGAACGTGTCACGAGGGATGTGCGTTGCGAGCGGGACATAGCAGTAGAGACACTCATGACCGCAACCGCGATAAGGATTAGTGGCCAGCGGCGCATATTCGCCGGCGTTACCCTTCGGTCGATAGATCACGTCCGCGCCGGGCACGACGGGCTGATCAGCAAAGTATCCATCCGCCGTGATCATCAGACGTCGTGCCTCGGGCAGCCATGGACCCAGTCGGCGCCAACCTGCGTCGCCTTCCAGCCTTCGCGTTTCGCCCGCGACCAAAAGACGTTCCAGTCCTCGCCGTGCTCCGCCTGGACGATCTCGTCGCAGGAGTCGCACTCGACGACATGATGGCCGTGCTGGAAGTCCTTCACTTCGTGGCTCCTTCTGGCGCCGCGTCGGTCCATTCCTTGTCGCGGCGGGTTTGCTCGAGCTTGGCGAGATAGGCCTCACGGAACTGCGCGAATGTCTCGAATTCACGGGGATCGTCGCGAAGCTTGAAGACGTCCCGCGATTGTCCGGCGTTTCGTCCGGTGCCGAGCCACGACGACAGCGAACCGATTACCTCGCCGCCTTCGTCGAGAAGGTCGTGACCGTAAGTGGAGCCACCGGTGGCGCGGATATGAAGCACCAAGCGCCGTTGGATGATGGGTTTGGCAGAATCCGTCATTCTCGCCCTCCCAGAGAGCAGGACGCGCCGTCGTACATCTCGACCAGGATGTCCTCGATCAGGGCGCCGACCCGCCGGCGCGCATTCCAGACGCAACTGTGATCGACGCCGAACGCGAGGCCGACAGCGTTTGGGCTATCGGACACGAGGCGGTGGGCGAGGCAGATCGAGATCAGGCGAATCCGGCAAGACCCGCTCCAGCGGGACTTCTCAAGAACGATGTGTCGGCCAACCTTGAATGCGCTGGCGATCGCGACCTGCAGCAGCTTCAGCCGAACCTTCATGCCGTAACCAGGCGGCGTATCGGCGGCAATCTCGAAATAGGCAGTGATGGCGCGGCGGATCGCCGTCTGCTCGGCATCCGCGCTCAGCCGAACAACACGCTCGCGTGGCTCACGCCGCTGATCTGGAACGATGTCGGCCGGCGGCGGCAGCATAATGACGACCGGCTTCGGCAGGAACGGATTCGGTCGCGGCGCCGGCGGGATGACGCGTGGCAATCGGGACCGGACCGCCGCATAGTGGCGGGCCAGTGCCGAGGCGCTCGAGAACTCGGGTGCCGTAGCCAGCAATATGCTCATGCCATTTTCCTGGACTGGAAGCCGCGACCTTTTGGAAATGACGACCGACCCTTGAGCTTGCGCTTTGGCTTGTCGGGCTTCGGGCTGGTCATGCGCTTGACCTTGGCGCGCCGATGGGAATCGGATCCCGCCGTCGTAGCCCCGTTGCCGTGCGTCCGGACATCGTGGCCCGCAACGGTGCACGCATCGATGTATCCAGGATCGTTCGCCGCTGGGATCGTGTCCTGCGCAACCGTGTCGAACTTCCGCTCCCAGAGCGCCGGGCGATGGTCAAACCGGGTATTGGCGAGTGTGCCAAGCTTCTCGCCGGTCTGCTTGCATCTACCCTCCTGGCGAATGACGACGTCGAGTTTCACTCGCGTCGGCATCGCTGGACGCTTCCATTCCGGTGGCGGACGATCGAGGATCGTCATTTCGCGATGATCCCTTCGACGCGCTTGTTGCAGGCAGCCATGTCGATGGCACCGGTCAGCCGCTCGACATGCACCGCATAGACCTCGGCGCGCTTCTTCTCCTGGCCGCCGGTGAACTTGCCGTTCTTGTTGATCCAGGAGTCCGACATCCTGCCGAGCTTCGGCGGTCCGCCGTTCTCAATCGTGGCCAACGTCTTGTGATAGGAAGAGAGGTCGGGAGCGGACCCGGTTGTCCCGCCACGGGAATCCTTGTCCGCTCCCTCAGCCGATGGTTGGGACTCACTCGGCTGCGCTTTGCTCCCGGCGGGGGGCACCGTACCGGACAGCAAATCAGGTTGGGACGAGCCATTGTCGCTCTGGCTCGTCCCGGCATCGGCCGGGGCTGGGGAAGCCGATGCCTGGTCTCGGGACTGCGTCGCTCCGCTGGTGCCCTGACCTGAATCCGTGGCCGGCTTCTCACCGGCCTGGCCGTTTTGCTGGTCGGCTCCAGATCGATTTTCAGTCTCGGACGCATCGGCCTGATGCGTCTGACCCTGTTGGGATTCGTCGGCTACTTCATTCGCGCCTCCCGTGGTCCGTTGATCGTTCGCGCCGGTCGTACCCTTGACCAGCGGGTTGTAATTTGGATCGCTGTCGGCCGGTTTCTCCTTTGCAAACATCTCCTCGACCGTCGCTTCCCCGTTCTTGATCGACATGAACATGCCGCGCAGGGTCGCGATGTGGTCCAGTTTGATGTCGCCTTCGCCCTCGATGCCGAGAGCCTCGAAGATCTGATCGGGCGTGACGCCGAACGATGCAAAGGCCTTAATCGCCTTTTCCCGGTTCTCGGACAGGGTGGCCGTGGTGCCGGCCACGATGGCACGCGCGGCATAGTAAGCTTGTCGGGTCACGCCGCGCGGAATGCCGGCGAGGATCGCGTTACGCTTCGCGATCGCAGCGGCCGCATTGCCGGTCACCGTGATCATGTCATTGGAGAAGACATGCCCTCCCGACGTCAGGATATTGCGCCGGATCGTGGCTTCCGATGCCATGTTCGTTTCGAGATCGTGGAACACGCCGAGCGCCTCGACCCAACCGTCCTTCTTATTGACGGTGATGACTCGAGCCTTGATGCGATTGTTGCCCCAACACTGCGCGGCAATCTCGGCCAGGCGGATGCTCGGTCCTTCGATCGGCTTGTTCTCGGTATCGTCGGTCGGGCCGTTCCGACCGCGTTGCTTCTTCTTACGAACAAGCGCGTAGAGACACTCCGCAGCGGTCTCCTCGTCGAGGGTCGCCAGCGTGCAGATATTCTCGATCGCCTTATGGATGCTCCGCGGGAATGCCTTCGCCGTTGCGATCTGGCTGTCGATCTCTGCCTTGAGGATTGCAGGCAGTGCAGAATCCATCATGTGGTCCGGCACAAGTCCGGTCGCCTCCATCCGGATTGCATCTGCGGGTGAAATGATCTGTTGTTGCATGTCGGTTCCTCAAGGTGATCAGATGAAAGAGTAGGGCGACCAGTCCGTATCGCCCCATTTCTGGGCCGGCAGGTCCGGCACCCATTCCTGGTCCGGGCCGAATTTCTCCACGAGCTCGCGATAGGTCACGATCGCGCTCTCGACGTCCGCGACGGCCGTCTTGAAGATCATGCTGCTGAGATCGAATTCACCGACGACGGGTTGCGGCGCGCCGCTCGCCTTGATCATGACCCAGACCCACTTCATGGCATCGTCGGAGTCCGGATCGGTCTCCGTGATGGCAAGCGCCTGAAATACTGCGTCCAGGAATTCTTTCGGGTATGGGTTGTTGAAGACCCGGCCCTCGGCATAGAGCTTCGCCGCGGCGCGTAGCGCCTTGATGTAGGAACCGGTCTGGAGATCGTAGCGCATGAGCGAGACGGCCTTCTTCGCCGCATCGATCGCGCGCACTTTGAAGATGGGGCGGAACGATTTGAGGTCGATGACGGCGTGAGATAACAGATGATCAATCCGCGCCTTCAGCCTGACGCCGTTCTCCGTGTAGAAGATGCTGACTTCGCTGGCGCCGGCAACGAACGTGCCGTCCTGCATGACGGGAGCCAGTTTTCGCTCCCGCTGCATCCAGCGTACCGCCATTTCGATGTGATCGAGAGCGCCGCGTGGAATGATAGTCCTGCCGACATTCTCGGCTTCAAACTTCGCGATGATCTCGTCCCAGATCAGGACGTCCTTATCGAACTCGCGAATTGCCGCGATCGCCTCTTCTTTCTTCTTGCCTGGCTTCACTCCGATCAGTTTGCAGTGGCGCCGGAGGTCATCCATCGTCACCAAGGCACCGACGTAATCGGTCACCGCCGGCGCGATGGCGAACCGTTCCGCGAGGGAGAGCCGCCCTTCCAAGGCACGGCAATGAATCGCATGGCCCCATTTGAGCGCCATGGTTTCTTTCTCATTCCCCGGGTAGAGCCGGTCATACTGGTATTCGATTGGATCGAGCACGAGTTCCTTGATTGAAGTCGACCCGAGCGCTTCGTCGGCGTGATAGGCGGTCTCGCCGAGGCCAAAGTATATGCCGTCCTCATGGCGGACAGTGTTGTTGCTGCGTGGAGCGGAGACGAGCGCGTTCATGGGCGAACCTTGGGCAGGACGTGGATTTCGACTTTGACGTTCGACACGGTCGTTACTCCGCCGCCTGGCGCACAGCGCCCTTGACGTGACCATCTTCGATGTGAACGGCGGTCGGTCGATTACTGTTGACCGTCTCAGCTATAATGAGCAGATCCTGCTGCTCGGCGAGATTGACGAGGGCTTTCCAGCTATCGTCATCAAGCAGCGCCGCATTCTTCGTCGTGATGAATCGGAGCTTCGGTTGCAACGCCACGGCAATCGCGATCGCGGTGCTCAGCTTCTGGGCCTGGCTCGCTTGGCCGAGAGGGTGACCGTCGAGGAGAACGACGCCGTCGCCGAAGGTGATGCCGGCGATCGGCATCTTGGCTTCTGCGATCGCATCCTGCTTGGCCTTCTCCCGGTCCTCCATCGCCTTGGTCAGGGCGGCGGACTGGCGCTCGAGAACCGTTGCCTCCTGGATGAGGCGTTCCTTTTCGGTCCGCATGCGCTCGGCGGCATCGAACTTGGCGTTCGCGTCCCGTGCCGCCGTGATCTTGGCTTGGAGATCGCCGGTATCGACAAGCGTCGGCTCGTCGCCGGCGTCGGCGATCTCCATGCGGACATCGGCTGCGGCAGCTTCGTCCTCCTGTTCGCCGAGTTCCAACCGGTCGATCTCGGCACGCAGTTCCTGTATGCGCTTCCGTTTCTGCTCGGCGGAGGCGTCGAGGCCGTCGGCGCGCTGCCGGCGCGCTGCCTGGGCTGCGCGGAAGCGCTCCACCTCGGCGTTTTTCTTGCCGGCTGCGGCGAGCTCGGCGACCAGAGCCGCCTCATCGAGGCGGGCCGCCGGTGCATTTTCGTCAATTGTGATGGCGTCCGCACGGGTCCTTTTCGATTTCGCATCCCGATTCACGTCGGTGCGATCGTCGAAGTCCTTCTGGTAGGCCGCAGCGATCGCATCGAAATCGACCCCGGGGACAAAGCGCTTCAGGAGGTCGAATTGATCCTTCGGCTTCATCGCGATGAATTCGAGAGGATCGCAACTCAGGGCGCCGATCAGGCCATTCAGCAGTTTCTGTGGATTCGAAAATTTCTCACCGTCTGCACCTTCGATGATCAGGCTGGTGTTATAGCCTTTCTCGTTATCGGCCTTCTTGATCCGGCGCGTGACCTTGTATTTCAAGCCGGAGTCATTGCCGATGTCGACAACGATACGTCCCGCATCCTCCCCATCATGAATTGGGTCCGATGGAATGAATTTCTCGCCACCCAACGCGGCCCAGAGCGCTTCGATGATGCTGGACTTGCCCTGACGATTCTTCCCGGTCAGTTCGAGCACGCGGCCGTCTGGCTTGATATGCACCGCGACGACGCGGAGAATTCCTTCAACGGCGAATGACAAAATTCGGTACGAGGTATCGGTCATCTGAGGTCTCTACTTGCTGGCCTGGCCCGGGTAGCCGAGCGCGGCCGCCAGATTCGGGCGAAGAAATGCTGGTGGACCTGGGGGAAGCCCGGTGCCGTCGTCCTGCTCCTGTTCGCGTCGAACATCTTCCAAGGTGCGCGGTGCCGGCCGCGCCGACGCGCGAGGAGGTGCGGACTGCTGGGGACGGGAGGCAAACGCTTCGTCCAATTGCTCTCGTGCCAATTGAGCAGACACAAATTGACGTTGCTCCGGCCGTGGCGCGGTGGTGCCGTCAGCACGGACCGGTGGTGCCTTCGCCGCCGGCGCGACCCGCGCACCTTCAGAGGCTAGGTTGACGAGAGAGGCGAGGGTGTCACGCGCGCTGAGCGACGATTGCACCAGCGCGCGCATCTGCGCCTCGAGGTCGGCATTGCGGCGGACCAGATCCTCGTTTCGCTCGCGCTCGGAGTGCAGGTCGCCCTGCAGCCCGCTGGCGCGGTCGACCGCTGCATTGAGCTCGCGCATCAAGGCCTCGACTTGGCCGTTCGCTGCAGCAAGGGCATCGACGTCGCGCTGCCAGGCTTCGCTGACTTTGTGCATGCTCTCGCCGAGCCGGAGCATGACGGCCGGATCCAATGTGACGCGGTGCTCAGCCATGGCCGACCCCCAATGCTGGCGCGGCGGAAACCACTAGGCCGAAGATCAACCCAGCGGTGGCAACGAACGCCAAAAGTTCACGACAAAATGTGCGCGCAAAATCAGTCACGCCTCTGAAGCCCTCTCACCGAAGCAAAATGCGACGCCGACCAGGACGCCGAGAATGAGACCCAATACGAGTCCGATGCCGAAACCCTCGAGCGAGTCACCGCCGATCAACAGGCCGGCGATGGCCAACAGAAGCAGCACTATGACGATGCGCTCTATCTTCATGCCGCCGTTCCCGCATTCAGATCGATGGGACCGAGCACGCGCGCGCGATCAATCGCGGCCAAAAGGCGCGGCTTGATCTGGGCATAGGTGTAGCCCCCAGTCGCCGGCCCCCACAGGATGGTGAAGGCGCGGTTTACGATGCGCTCGACCGGCCCGTCGAACGACAGGTTGTTCACGCGCAGCACCGTCGCCATCGCTTCGGTGAGGTCGAGATCCTGTGTCGGCGGCACGAAGCGGGGATCGCTCATGGCGCACCCCAGTCATCATTGAGGCCGGCGAGGGCGCGGTCCACCGCATAGTCTTCGGCCAGATCGGCCCCACTCTCGCGGCGAAAGCCGTATTCCTCGGGATGAGCGAGCAGGTCGCTGACGATGCGGTAATAGGCTTCGCGCTCATCGGATGGCGCCGCCTCGATCTCGGCACGAGACGCAAAGAGAAGGCTGATGCCTGGCGGCGGCTGATAGCCGTCGCTCACCGAATAGGGGCCGGCTTGTCGAAGCCAGGCGTCCACCCGTTGTCCAACGTAATGACCTCGTTCCCAACCCGCTCGAGGCGCTGCACGTCGAACCAGTGCGATTCCTTGTATGCGCCGTTCTCGCCGACCTTCGGCACCAGCAGGGCCTGGTTGCAACCGCTGATGTATTGGCAGTGACCGACGACCACTCCCTGGAAGCCGGTGATCTTGTCCCTCTGTGTCGTACCGAGCATGTATCGAATCCCTTATGACTGTGATGGAAACTGCTTCTCGCGGGCCGAGCGCTACTTCGGCGACCACGCCGCCGCGAGAATGGTCTCGGGTGACGGCGGGGCACTTAGCGGTTTCAACCGCCCTTCCCGATGGAGCCGTCATCGCTTCGCGACCGCCCCATGTCATTGACCCGGGCTCATGGATGCCAAGGCCGTCACCCGAACTGAAATTGGTTGCGGAGACAGGATTCGAACCTGTGACCTTCTGGTTATGAGCCAGACGAGCTACCGTGCTGCTCCACCCCGCAAAACTGGTTGCCGCTGCCGACATCACGAAACCGCCTTCGGTTGCGAGTGCCCGACGCAGGGCGGCGAAAATTGCAAAATCTTGGCCGGTGCCCGCTGCTGGACGAGCAGGCGCTCGACGGCTTTGGTCTGCAGTTCCAAATACTGGTTGCACGTATCGTCGTGCAGATCCTGAACGGCCTGGCGCAACTGCTCCGCCGTCGCACCGCTCCTCGCAAGAGCATGCAGCCGATGAATGTTCAGTTGGACGATCTTTTCGAGCTCGGCGGCACGGAAGCCGAGATCGTCGACAATCAGGTTAGGGTCCCGAGGAGCGGTCATGCCGGCGCTCCCTCGACGATCACCGGCGCAACCTCGAAGATCTCGAACGTCGCTTCATCCTTCCGCAGATGTGACGTGCTGGTGCACATCGCCTTGAGCGCGTGCCTCTCGCTCTTGGTCGAGAAGCCGTACATCTGCCAGGCCTTACCGCTCTTGAGACGGCCGCGGGCAAGCCAACCATGAGTCACGGGAATGTTCCGCACGGACTCGGTCTGGATCCTGCCGTCGGCGAATTTGGCGACATAGCGGGATCGCGCAGGGCGCCCGGACGGAGCGTCCAGGTTCACTAGGCTGGTTGTGGAGGGGGTGTCGAGCAAGTCCAGATCTCCCGTGGCAGGGAGATTGAAAGCATAGCTTACAAAACGATGCAAGCAGAAAATGAAAGTATTGCTTTCAAAATGTTTGGCGAGGTAGGCTGAGGCCTCATCGGCGCCTTTAAGGCCCGAATCGTCGCCCTCCAACTTTTCGGCTCGGGATGCCTGATCGCGGCTACATCAAGCTCTACCGCTCAATCTGGGATCACCCAGCATTTCCGAACGAACCGTACACGCGTCGTGAGGCATGGACCTGGCTAATCAGCAAGGCTGCGTGGAGGGCGACACGTGTCAGAGCAGGCGAACACATCGTCGACCTAGATCGCGGTGAAGTGCCCGGCGCCGTGCGCTATCTCGCGGCGAAATGGCAATGGAGCAAAGGCAAAGTGGAGCGCTTTCTTGAGTCGCTCAAAAACGAGCACATGATCGAGACGCGATCCGGGACAGGGATCACGGTCATAACAATATGCAATTACAACAGTTATCAGGGTGGGGATGATGATGACGGGACGCCGGCGTTCCCGGAAGCGGGACGCGATCGGGACGCGACCGGGACAGGATCGGGACAGAGGCGGGACGCAGGCGAGGACAATAGAAAAGAAATAAAACATTCAAGAAAGGAAGAAGGGGAAGAAGGGAATAGTGCGCTCGGCCGAACGGCCGAGCTTCAGTCCGAGCAGCCATCCTTGCTACAGGACGATGGCATCCCCCCCAATGCCGTACCGGCCAAGCGAAAGCGCCGGCGGCGGATGACCGAGCCGCTTACGCCGCTAGATCCGACCTGGCGATTGTCTGAGAAAGACCGGCAGTACGCGCGCGACCGCGGCTGGTCGGATCGCGAAATCGATTTTCAGTTCGAGAAATTCCAGAACCATCACATTGGGAAGGGCAATCTTTGGGCGAAATGGTCTCGAGCCTGGATGACCTGGGTCGGCAACGGCTACGATTTCCGTGGCAGCCGACCGCATGGCGGTCCCGGCACCCCAATACCGAACCGGGCGGATACAGCGATCGAGGGGATGATGCGAGGCCTAACGGAAGAGGATTATTTTGCGCGAGATCGATAAGAGGCCGGCGCGGGCAGGGGAGGTATCCGTGCCAACATTCGGAGAACTGGATCCGCTGTTGCGCGAGCTGGCCGCCGCCCGCGAAGCGGCAGCCGTGGCGCAGTCCCCCACACCGGAACTGCTCGTCATGCTCGACGCCGCCATCGCCATCTCGGCTCAGCATGCGGATCGGTTGGCGGAGGCCACAAGAGCAATCCCGCGGGCCGGTGTCGTGGCCTATCTCGGATTGCTGCTCAAGGCCTATCCCAACCCGGGAAGCCAGGATGCGGCGATCTTCGGCGGGTTCATGAGGGATGACGTGATGTCGCTTGAACCGTCATTCGGCGCGGTCGAGATGGCGTGCCGGCGCTGGCGACGGAAGTCGAAGTTTCTGCCCGCGATCGCTGAAATGATGCTCGAGGTGAAGGTGGCCAATGACGAACTCAACGGCGCGGCCGATTTCGTCCGGAGGCTGCCAAGACTACGCGCGGCCTGCGCGGCCACCCTCAGTTCGTCTTGATCGGTAGCGGCAACGCGCCGAAGGTCCCGTAATTCGGGAGTAGGGTGCACATCCAGCCACCGGCGTCGAGGCGCAGGCAGGACGCCAGGATCTGGAGCGAAGGGTTTGGATCCGGCACGCGGATGTAGAATAGCTTACGATCGCCCGTCGTTTTCGACCCAATGAGCGTCGTCTTGTGGTGTGCGAAGTACGACGCGTACTTGGCGTTCATCGCCCGTTTGACAGTTTCGAAGCTGAGACCCTGATCGGTCTCCTTCGGCTTCTCGGCGTTGGCCTTGTCGAAGCAGGCCAGGCGGGCCGACGCGTCGGAGATTTCCTTGCAACTCTCGCCGCGCGCGCCGGCGCCAAGACTGATCAGGATGACGCCAACGAGGAATGATCTCGACATTGAAGCCGTGGCCGCCCTGGCTCCTGCAGTGCGAGCAGAAGAGGTGAGACCCGAGCATGTCGATCGTCGTGTCTGGAGAGATCCCGTAATATTCAACATCGTCTTCGGTCCAGACCGTACCGTGACCACAATCGCTGCATGAAATTTCGAGAAAAGGCTGCGAGACAACGGTTTTCGCAGTATTGCCGCCCATGAACGCCCCGGTATCGACTGGTTGTTTTGGGGCATGATTAAATCGTTTTGGGCGAGAGTCGAATCGATTCTTGGGCGACTATCTTTGGTAGAGTCAGCCCTCACCGGTGCCCACGATCTTGTGGACTGAAACCACGCTCGAGCGACGGAAACGCATCTCGCGATCTTCGCCTTCCGGTGGGTTCAATTGCTCCACGACTAATTCCGTAGCGCTATACCGCTTGAACCGCTTAACGTATCCTGAGAACTCGCCGTCGTCTTCGCGGATCTTGATAACGACATCATCGCCAGGAGCGACGGGCCGGTGCGGATTGACGTGGAGTATCTCTCCAGGCCTGAACCGCTCAAGCATGGAGTCGCCATGCGCGTAAACGGCGTAGGCATCGTTGACAGCTTCCAAGCTCGGCGGAGCGAAAATCTCACCGACCTGGTGCTCGTTGAGGATGAATCGCCCGTTCCCGATGTCGCCCATCACAGCCTGTCCCCGGATAGGTATTCTTTGCCGCGTTTGCCTCGGAAGCGGCGGAGCAGATGAAGCATTGGGGGCGGCCCGTCCCGGTCGTTGCGTCGGAGCGGAGAGTGGCGGAGCGGCCTGCGCGCTGCCTTCGCCGTCGGCAATGAACTCGACCGTCGAGTTAAGCACTTTGGCCAATGCGACCAGGTTCTTGCTGTCGATCCCCTTGTTGAGCTCCCAGTTACCGACTGCTCCGCGCGTGATCTTGGTCCTGGTCTCGCGCGAAATCTCGTCGGCGAGCTCTTCCTGCGTGAGCTTCGCCACCTTCCTTAAGTGTTTGATCCGAGAGCCAATAGTGTTCATTCCCGGACCTTTGCATGGAAAGGGAGATGCAATCACTGACAGAGATGCTTGCATTGTATTGAAAGCTATGCTTTCAATTCGAGATGGCCGACACGCACCGAAAATCCGCCGACGAGATCAAAACCGCCGCTCTCCGAAAGGTGAAATCCGCCTTCCGGGGCGCCACGGGCCTGTCTCGCGCGCTTGCGGAGCGCGGTACCAAGCGGCCACCCAGCCCCCAGGCTATCTCGCAGTGGGAGCAAGTGCCGGTCGAGCGCGTCGCCGACGTTGAATCGGCCACGGGAATCTCTCGTCACCTGCTTCGGCCTGACATCTACGGCCTGCCGAATGACCCCAGCCTCGTGGACTCGCTCTTCGAAGAAGCCGGGGCGGAGGGCTGATGCATGTCCCGCCCGCTTGTTTACTTCGCGCAGGCCGGTGACGGCGGCCCTATCAAGATAGGATTCACCTCTGCTGATCCGAGCGATCGGATCGCTGCGCTGCAGACGGGATGTCCAACAAGGATATCGCTGCTCGGCTATTTGGCTGGAAGTAAGCGTGACGAAGCTGGCCTCCACCGCCGCTACTCGTATCTTCATCTGAGCGGCGAATGGTTTCGCGCAGACGAGAGCCTTATCGAGGCGATTGGCGCAATGCTCCAGCCTGAATTTCAGTGGCCGCCGGAGGAGAGAGTCGTTTGCGCACGGGCCCTGCCGCTGGAACCGACGATATCCGACATCATCTGGGCAGCAGGCGGCCCATCGAGAATAGCCGAAGCATCGAAAGGTGAGATCAGCGTTGATGCCATTCACAAATGGCGCCGCAACGGCATTCGCGATTGGCACTGGGCTCTGTTGATGAGCCTGTGCGACGTTTCCGTCGATCAACTCTATCGCGCCAATCTCACTGCGGCGGACTTCAACCGCATGTTGGAGGTCGCATAGCGTCATGATGGTTGCTGTCCGTACAACACGCGCAGGGACGCCGCCTTCGTCGCCAGCCTCGTCGCCTGGTCGATCAGTTCCGGTGCCCGGATTGCCCAATGCGTGTCGGTTCGGCCGCTGGCGTGCATCAACAGGCGTGCCGAAAGGCGGTCGAGCATGACCGCGGCGCAACTCTTCGGCACCAGCCCGCCATCGATCAGCATCTGCAGCATCGCGTCGAAGGATTCCTCCGCGATCAGCATCCGTGTTCCGGCCAGGGCGGCGCGCGCCCAGTCATCGTCTTTGATGTCGATCGCCACCGGCGCGGCAATCTCGTTTTTCCTCGGGAAATAGGGGGTGTTCATCATGGGAACAACATCGCTCAGCATCGGTCCCGGAGCAAGGAACCACGCTGCAGCTTCCCGCAGTGCCGATTGCAGGAAGCTGCAGTCAGGCAAATTAACCGCTGAAATCATTCGCATTTCTCAGAACGCGATAAAGGGCGGCAGCTTTCGAAAGATCCTTGCCGACCGCGCGAAGTGCTCGCTGCGTACGATCGATGCGTGGATATCGCGCGAGAGCCCCATGGGCTTAGAGCATGTGTTCAATGTGCTCGATGGGCCGGATGGTGTCGCTTGCCTCGAAGCCTTCTGGGAGCAAGTGCCGGAGCACGTTCGCGATCGATTCCTGGAGCGCCAGATCCTCGAACGAGAACTTCGCGAGGCCGAAGAGAAGATCCGTCGGGTGCGGCGCCAGAGCGAAGACCTCCAGATCACCATGGACTTGAAGCGGCGTTGACTGTGTACGCGCCGCGCGGCTCGCGGCAATCGAGTTTCTACAGGTTCACCGTGTTCGACACTCTTGCCGCGATCGCTGCCATCATCGCGGGTTTCTGCAAGCAGCGGACAGACCGCCATGCCGAGCGCGGCGAATTGTGGTCGGCGCGCGCCTGGCTTTGGCTAGATATCGAACGCTGGCTTCGCCTTCGCTGCGTGAAGACGCTCGCGGAAATTCGCGCCAACCGCGAGGCCATGAAGCGATGACGGAATTGACCTGGACCGACGAACGCGTCGAACAACTGAAGAATCTTTTCGCGGCCGGACTTTCCTCGAGCCAGATCGCTGCCGAACTCGGCGGAGGCATCAGCCGCAATGCCGTAATCGGCAAGGTTCATCGGCTTGGGCTCAATGGCCTCCCGCGGAAAGAGCCGTCGCCGGCGCCACGCGCTGGAAGGCGGCCATCCACCAAACGGTTTATTCGCATCGAGCGACCAGAGCCCAAGAAAGAAATCATTGTCGATGAGCATGCCGCGAACATGCCCGATGTGATCAATCCGGATGCGGTCAGCGCATTCGATGCCACGATTCCGGTCGCGCGTCGCAAGGGTCTCATGGATCTGCGGAAGTGTGATTGTCGGTGGCCGGTCGGAGATCCTGCGTCCCCGGATTTCTTCTTCTGCGGTGGCCCTACCAAGAGCGGTTTGCCGTACTGCGAGCCTCATTGCCGCGTCGCATATAAGGATGCGGCCCAGCGGCGCCAGGAGCGGGGGCTACTTTCATCCGAGGAGAAGGCTCGTCGCGTCATGCAAGGAAAGGCACGCGCCGAGCGGATGCGCAGACAGGCGGCCGCAGAATGACCGCCCCGACCATCATGCAGGACTATGCCCGCAAGGAGTGCATTGTATCGCTTATGGTGGTCGAGCATGCCGGTGGCAAGGCCGCGGCCAACTTGGTCGTCGAAGCTCACCTTCAAGCAATCGCAACCTACCTCAAGGGTTCGATCGGCCCGCGCGCGGCCTACGACGTTTTCAGCAGGCATGCCGACGAGATCATTCGGCCGACCCTTGATAACTCGAGGGCGGCACCATGATGGGTCTTACCGCGGTCCAATCACGCTGCTTGGTGTTCGTGCGCGACCGGATTGCGGAGCGCGGCGTGTCACCTTCGTACCGGGAAATCGCCGATCACCTCGGTATCAAGAGCAAGGGACAGGTCTCGAAGATCGTCGACGAGCTCGCCACGCGAGGCGCCCTGGTCCGGATCCGCAACAAGGCCAGGACGCTGGCGCTGCCTGAGCCCGTCGCCGGATCTGGTCTCCTCGTCAAGCCGCATCCGGAAGTTCGCCGGGCAATCGAGGCCTACGCGCGCCAGCACCACATCAGCGTCCGGACGGCAGCCGAAGAGGCCCTCCATGTCTATTTTGTGGATGCGGCCGCCCAATGAGCGCGATCATCCAAAAGCTGCGCGATCGCATCGCCGACCTCGAGGAGGAAGTCCGCCAACTCCGCGAAGAGTTGTCGGGCGATAGGTTTAGCTTCCCCGCGGAGTGGAAGCTGGCGCGCCAGGAACGGCTGGCATTGAGCTCGCTCTATGCATCACGCGCAGGATATCGCTCGACGAACGCCCTCCATAGCGTGATCTCGCGATCGAGCGCGGATACCCAGCCGCAAATGGTGATCACGATCGTCTACCGGCTTCGCCATAAGGTTGAGCCGTTCGGCGTATCGATCGAGGCCCGCCGGGGCGCCGGCTACGCCTTGACGGCGGCCGGCCGGAAGAACCTCAGCAAGTTCGTGATCGAGGCGAGGCGCTGAGCATGATCATCAACATCGATCACTTGAAGCGTTTGGCTGCAGACCCTAGCCACGCACTCGAACTCGGTAAGGCCGCCGAGCACATCGTATGTGCCGATTTGATCCTGAAGGGGTATCGCTGCTACCTGAGTGATCAGGGCCTCCCATATGATCTCGTCGTCGACCTCAAAATCCGGCTTATTCGGGTCCAGGTAAAGGCCTGCTGCTTTGCGCGCGGACGCAATGCCGGCCGTAAAGAACTGAGGTTCGCCTACTCGTGGAGTATCCGCCAGCGCGGGCGAGGTCGAAAGGGAGCGCGCCTGAGCGCCGAGCACTGTGATGTTGTGGCGCTCGTCGCGCTCGACATCGGCGTCACCGCATATCTTCCACTCGAACTCTGTGGGCAAGGACTACGGCTCGAGCCGCCTGGTTCGCCGCTAAGCGCTTCGTTCACCTCTGGATCGCGATGGGCTCGAAATGTAGACCAATTTCCTTTCGAGGAAGCGATCGGAGGTGATCTGTCAAGCTACAAGGCAAGCCGCGGCGCGCACACGCATTGCATCCATGGGCACGAACTGACAGCCGATAACATCTATGTTGACGCTCGCGGCAACCGCCTGTGCCGCAAATGCATCAGCGCGCGTAGCAAGTCCTATCTGGAGCGAAAGCGAGCCAAGGGAGCTCAAGAATGAGCACCTGGTATTTCGACCCGCTCCCGATGTTCGGATTTGACGTAGTGGACGTTGACCCTCCGACGCACTTCCAACTTTATTCCGAGAAGGGCAACAGAAAGTCGGCATCGGCACAGTACGACATCATGTCGTGGGATGATCTGGCAAAGATGCCGGTTGGCCATCTCGTGCGCGGCAACGGCATCATCACGCTTTGGGCTTGCCCACCGACGCTCGAGCAATCGCTTTGGCTGTTGAGACAGTGGGGCGCCCGCTTCAAGACTGAGCTCGTGTGGCCAAAGGGGCGCATGACGACGGGCTATCGGTCGCGCGGCATGCACGAGTCCGTTTTGCTCGGCGTGTTCGGCGACGAGCACCAGATCCACGACGCGCTTTACGGCGTGATCAAGGGTAAAGCGCGCGGTCATTCCCAAAAGCCGCGCGAGTGGTACGCGCACCTCCGCAAGAAGACGCCGGGCCTCAGCCGGTTGTGCCTTTTTTCGCGTGAAAGCCATGAGGGATACACGCACTGGGGCAACGAGGTCGGCCTACTCGACAACGATGTGAAGCTCGCTCGTCAGCAGAAAGAGAAAGTAATCGCGCCGACGCCTCTCTTCGATCGATTGGGAGAGGCGGCCCCGACCAGCGGATGCATCGAGCCTATCGAATTCGCGCGAGCGAATGAACTGCTGTTGTAACCCCAACCGGAGGACTGCTATGACCACTGAGCCGCCCAAAAATGAATATCCGCAACTCTCAATCGATGCCGTGAGCATCGCGCTGATCCGTGAGGCAAAACGGGTCAAGGACAAGAAGCAGGGCGAGTTGCGCGCCGCCTACACCACCGCTGATCTCCGCGGGCTTGACACCGAGGCGGCGAAGGTCGCGATAAAGCTCGTCGAGGACGGCAGCGAAGCTATCGATGCCTACTTCAATCAATTCAAGAAGGTCGGCGAGTACATCGGCGTGATGGGCAAGGTGTTGGCGCCTGCCCAGTACGAGATGTTCGGGCCCAAGATTGGACCGGTCCCAGAGGACGAGCGCGCGAAGCGTGAAGGACGTGCCGCCGGCTTCTCCCTTGACCCGGAAACTTCCGACAAGAGCAACCCTTACGACATCGGCTCCATCAAAGGCCAGCAGTGGCTCAGGGCCTTCGACGACGCCCGACAGGAGCGCGATAGCATCATGTCAATGCAACCGCCGGCGCCGGAAGGGGCTGCGGCAAAGAGCGACGGCGAAGAGGACGGCGGGGCCTGACCCTAAATGCGCATCCTGGGCATGGACATCGCGACGACCACCGGCCTCTGCATGCTGGACGGTGATCGCTATGTCTTTGCCCGGGCGTTCCACTGGGAAGGGAAATACTCCGGCCAGGTTTTCAGGCACTTCAGAAAGACGCTCTACAAGATCGTCGAGGACAACCGCATCGAGTATGGCGCCGCCGAAGAGCCACTGCGCACGGATATCGAGATCAAGGGTAAACCAACCGAGGACAAGCCAGAGCCGGAGTCGACGCGCCCTCCTATGAAGACGTTCCAGCGCATTTACGGTCTGTGCGCAATCGCGGAGGAGGTCTTTGAGGCGCACAAGGTCCCGTTCAAATATGTCAACCAGGGAACATGGCGAAAGGCCTTCACCGGAAACGGCCGCGCAACGAAGAATGACTCGCTCGCCTACGCCCAACTGATCGACAAGACGATCACCTCACTCGACGCCGCCGAGAGCCTCGGCGTGGCGTGGTGGCTTCGTGGCCATCTCGATCCGCGCTTCGCATCACCGCGCGGCGATCTCTTCGAACCGACGCTCATACCGACACGAAAGGAGACGCCATTTTGAAAGCCACGTTAGAACACGCCGCACTGTTGAAGGTGCTCGGCAGGGTGCACCGAATTCTGGAACGCCGCAACACCATTCCGATTCTATCGAACGTCCTTATCGAGGTCGACCAGGACGTCATCAACGTTCGCGCTACGGACCTGGATATTCTCATAGCCGACCGGATGAAGGCCGAAGTTGCGCGGAAGGGGGCCACCACTGTCCCCGGGCATATGCTGCATGAGATTGTTCGAAAGATGCCGACCGGCAGCCAGGTCTCAATCGAGGTCGATGAATCGAAGTCGCCGTCGATGATCGTAAAGTCGGGCCGGTCGCGGTTCACTTTGCAGACCTTACCTGTTTCGGATTTCCCCGATCTGTCGGCGGATGATCTGTCGACATCGTTCTCGATGCCGGGCAAAGATCTGTTGCACCTTGTCGAGAAGGCGCAGTTCGCGATCTCGACCGAGGAAACTCGCTTCTATCTGAATGGCATCTTCTTCCATTGTGCTGGCGGCCATAACGCGCCGACGCTCCGTGCGGTCGCCACAGATGGCCACCGGTTGGCGCAGGTTGAAATTCAACTGCCCGACGGCGCTAAGGACATGCCTGGGGTCATCATTCCGCGGAAGACGGTGGGCGAGTTGTCGCGCCTGTTCGGTGCCGACGACACCATTCAGATCGAGGTATCGAGAGGGAAGATTCGGTTCTCGGCAGGCGACATCGTCCTGACTTCCAAGCTGATCGATGGAACCTTTCCGGATTATCAGCGTGTCATCCCCGTCAACAACGACAAGGTGTTGAAGGTCATTTGCAAGGACATTCGGTCGGCGGTGGATCGCGTCGCCACCGTCTCCTCCGACAAGGGAAGATCGGTCAAGGTTTCGTTAGAGTACGGCAAGGTCACCCTGTCGTGCCAGAATCCCGATGCTGGCACCGCTACGGACGAGTTGGAAGCGGAGTTCGAAGGCGCCTCGCTCGAGATCGGCTTCAACAGCCGGTACATCGGCGACATTCTGGGGGAGATCGACGGCGATGTTCTGACCGTCAAGCTGGCTGATCCCGGATCTCCGACCATCTTCACCGGCAGCGACGCCGGTTCGCTCTACGTCCTCATGCCGATGAGGGTGTCGTAGCGTCATGGCAGATTGGCGGAAGATCGAGACGGCGATCGAGGATTACTTTCGTCGCCAAGGCACGCCAGCCGCACGAGCGGGCGGTGACCTCTTCGTTGGCGCGATCACCCCAGAGGTCACTCATCGAAGTGCCGACGATGGCCACGCGACGACCGTCCTCACTATCGACGAGGAAGAAGAGATCGCGTTCGTTTCGTTGAGCGATCTCGCGCGCGAATTGGAGGCGCTGAAGTGACAGCGCTTTTTCAGGTCGACATTAACCATGCTCATCTTTTCTGCGGAGTCGGTGGCGGTGCAAAAGGATTTAACAAGGGCCGTGCAAAGGTCGGAAATCTCGTCGCTCGATTCAGATGCCTTGGCGGGATCGACAGTGATCCGGCGGCATGCCGCGACTTCGAGTCGCTGGTCGGTGCCAAAGCTTCCTGCCGCGATCTTTTCTCCCGGGAGCAATATCGGGACTTTCACGGCCACGAGCCACCCGCTGGCTGGGTCGAGTCGCAGCCGGATGATGTTCGCCGTGATTTCGGCAACGAGCATCCGCATATCTGCTTCCTGTCTGCACCCTGTAAGGGCTTCTCGGGACTGCTGTCTGAGAAGATGTCCGGGACACGCAAGTACCAGGCGCTGAACGGTCTCACGCTGCGCGGCATCTGGCTTGTGCTCGAGGCGTATAAGGACGATCCGGTCGAGCTCATCGTGTTTGAGAACGTGCCGCGGATCGCGACGCGGGGTCGCTATCTCCTTGATCAGATCGTCGCGCTGCTGCGTGCGTACGGACGCCTCGGACAGAGCCGCAAGCGGTTCCTCCTTGTGGCGCGATACGCCGCAAAGGTTCCGCCATTCGTCTACACGCCGGTCAAACACCCGCTGCGCGGCGTCGGCGAGATCCTCGAGAAGCTTCCGATCCCCGGCATCATCCCGGGCCTCGGCGGTCCGATGCATAGGATGCCGGCGCTGCAATGGAAGACGTGGGTCCGGTTGGCGTTCGTTCGCGCCGGCGCCGACTGGCGCTCGCTGAACGATCTTGCGGTGCGGGACGGCCATCTCCGTGACTTCGGGATAGTCCCGGACGAGGATTGGCACAGAGGCGTGCTCGGCGTTCGTCGATGGGATGACACATCCGGCACAGTGACGGCGCGAGCCAATCCGACGACGGGGGCATTCAGCGTGGCGGACCCCCGCGAGATCCGCGCCCAGGACTTCCACGGTCTTAGGGTGAATAACTGGAAGGGCACGGCCGCCGCGGTGCCGACACAGCGTAGCCCTGGCTCAAGCGCTCAATCCGTCGCCGATCCCCGGATCGACGGTCACGAGAAAAGCGTGCAACTCGGCGTTGGTCACTGGGACCAGCCGTCGGCGGTGGTGAAGGGGGATGTCTCGGTCGGTACCGGCCGATATGCCGTGGCGGATCCTCGACTCGAGCGCGAGGTCTTCAACTCGACGTTCCGCATCGTCTCCTGGCCGGAGACATCGCCAGCGATCGCCGGGCCTGGTGGTGCTGGTGGCGGGCTCGCCGTCGCGGACCCGCGTCCGGCGCAGCGGGATGACTACAAGCAAACCAAATATCGGGTGACTGGCTTCGATGAGGCCTCCGGCGCGGTCATCGGCGCCTCGACCACCGGCACCGGAGCTTTCGCTGTCGCGGATCCCCGCCACCACAACTGGCATCCCGGCGCGTCGAGTTCGAAAGAGCGCGTCACGGCATGGGATGAAACGGCGCGTCCGATCACCGGATCTCAGCAGGTGGCGTCGGGTGCCGGAGCCGTTGCTGATCCCCGGCCAGGCTTTGGGAAGGGAACGCATCACCACGTCTTGAAGGTGACCGGTTGGGATCAGCATGGCGGCACCGTAACGGCGTCAACGCATCCATCTGGCGGCGCGCTCTCCGTGGCCGATCCGCGTCTCGCCGACGGCACCCGCAATTCCGCGCTGGGAGTCCAGGGCTGGCATGATCACTCCGGTGTTGTAGCCGGCGAGAGTCATCCGACCAACGGCGCCTTTGCCGTTGCCGACCCACGGCCGGAAGCGCTCTCGGACGAGAAGCGCGATGCCTATCTCACCGGTGGTCACTACGGTGTCGTGCCTTGGGATGAGCACAGTGGCGCGGTGCCGGCGCACGCTAAAAACAACAACGGGCCATGGTCGGTCGCCGACCCACGCGAGACCGGAGACGGTCCGACGGACGAGACGGCACCATGGGACAAACTCCCGGCCGCCAATGACAAATTGGTGTGCGTCATCCGTGCCCTGGACGGGACATGGCACAGGCCATTCACGACGCTCGAGCTCGCCGCGCTGCAAGGCCTCGTCGACCTCGACGACGAAGAGGAGAGGGCGGCGCTTTCGCTGGATGCGCGCGACCCGGAATGGGTCGCCCACATCGAGCGGATGAACAACGTGCTGGTGCTGGACGGTGCGTCAGATAGCGCCTGGCGCGAGCGCATCGGAAACATGGTCCCGCCGCCTGCGGCGCAGGCGATCGCCGGCGTCTTCGGCACCACGCTGCTCGGCGCCTGGTCGGGCCAGACCTTCATGATGGGATCAACACCGATTTGGGTGCGGCCGGTCGCGGTCGCGCTCATGGCTGCTCAATCCACCTAAAGGAGAAATCGATGAGCGAGTTTGCCCAATTCGTTGCCACGGTCGCGCTGCTGGCGCCTGTCGCCGCATATGCGGTCTACCGCCGGTGGTCGAAGTTGAAAGGCAGCACCTGAAGGAAAACACATGCAGGTCATCGCGGAAATCGTCGGTGGATTGGTCCTGATCGGACTCGTCCTCGTCGGCGCGGACATCGTCGTCAAACGCCTAACCACCAAGCAGAGGAGATAATAGGAAAATGCCACAGATAAGATACCGGGACGAAGAGATTTCAGTTCAGAGCCGAATTGGAGGCTACGTCATCCTTGTCGGGATTGCCGCGTGCGTATTGCTTGGCATGACCGTTCTATTTGGTAGCTGGTACACCGTAGATCAGACCGAGCGCGGGGTGCTTTTGCGCAACGGAGCCGTCGTCGGAGTTGCACAGCCTGGACTCGGCTTCAAACTCCCGATGATCGATGGTGTGACGAAGATCAGCGTCAAGACGTCGACGTACACCTGGGACAAGATGAACTCCTACTCCTTCGATCAGCAGCCTGCTGATCTCAAGGTGAGCGTTACCTTCCGCATATCCCCCGAGAAGGTATCCGATCTCTACGGGAGGTTTGGAAGTATCGAGACGGCGCTCAACCAAGTCGTCAGCCCGGTCGTGAACCAACAGGTCAAGGTGGTCTTCGGGCGGTACACCGCGGTGCGGGCGATCCAGGAGCGCGGGGCGCTGAATACGTCGATCAAGGACGCAATCACCGCGACCTTGAAGGACGATCCGATGATCATCATCGAGAGTGTGCAGCTCGAGAACATCGACTTCAGCCAGAACTACCTGCACTCGATCGAGCAGCGGATGCTTGCGGAAGTCGAAGTGCAGAAGCTGCAGCAGAACGCCGAGCGCGAGAAGGTGCAGGCCCAGATCACGGTGACGCAGGCGACGGCGAAGGCCAACGCGATTCGCGCCGAGGCTGAAGCGCAGGCCGACGCCATCAAGCTGAGGGGCGAGGCTGAAGCCTCCGCCATCCGGGCACGGGGCGGAGCGCTCGGCGATAACCCTCGTCTCGTCGAACTCGTCCAGGCGGAAAAGTGGGATGGGAAACTGCCGGTCACGATGGTCCCCGGCGGGGCGACCCCGTTCGTATCCGTGAAGTAGCGATGTCGACGGAAGTCATTCTCGGGCTCTTGATGCTGGCGGTCGCTGCCGGCGGCATCATCGCCTGGATCAAACTGTCATAGGTCGACATGGCGAAGACACCGAAACCGTTCGAGACAGAAGCCGCTCTTTGTGCGCGGTTTCTCTCGGCATTGCCAGATGGGTGGACGGCCTATCCGGAGACGGCGGGATGGGACATATTGCTTGCGCGCAATGCTGATGGCTTCCAGATCGGCATCGAAGCCAAACTTCGGCTCAACACCGAGGTCATCTCGCAGGCGATTGAGGAATACGGAGCGTTCTCCGCCACCCGACCGGGCCCCGATTGCAGAGCTGTCTTGGTGCCGGCGTGCGAGCCTGGCGGCTTCGGTCGCATCTGCGAGTACATCGGCCTGACCATTATCTATGTGAGGTCGGAAGCCGAGATCGAGCAGACGAGAAAGCGGCACTACTATAAGCCGAAAGTCTTTGAGCCCGGCCTGCCGGAGTTGCTTCACGGGCGCAACGAGCAAGAATGGTACGAGTGGGCGCCAGCGTCTCGCCATAAATTGCCAGACTACGTCCCCGACGTCGTCGCCGGTTCGCCGTCACCGATCCAGCTAACGTCGTGGAAGATCGGCGCGATCAAGATCGCGATCATTCTGGAGAAGCGTGGCTTTCTGCTTCGCTCCGACTTCAAGCACATCAACATCGACCATCGCCGCTGGCTTCCGTCGGGTAACGGCTGGCTGGTGCTGGATAGAGGGGCGTATCGAGCCTCGATGGGCTTCCCAGACTTCAAGGCGCAACATCCTCGCGTTTACGGTGAGATCGCCGCGGACTACGACAAATGGAAGCCCGCTGATCCCGTCGGTCCGTTGCTGCTTCCCGAGCCGAAGCAGGAGCCGTTGATATGACCGATCGGATCGGCTGCTGCATCTCCGGTTGTGGTCGCACCTTCAAGCGAGAGCCGGGCGAATCCGAGACGACCGTCGTGATGTGCGGCAGGCATTGGCGCATGGGCGATGACGGCATGCGAAAGCGACACAAACAACTGCGGAAGCGGGTGCGTTGGTTCGAGCGAAAGTGGAAGACACGCCGGAACGCGATCGAGCGGGCGCCGAAGGTTTGGGCGAAGTTTCATCGTGCCTGGGAGAGGGCGTGCGCGGCCGATCATGCGCTGTGGCACCGCATCAAGGAAGACGTCACGATTAAGGTCGCCTTCGGCGCCGAGGATGCGCCGCGTCGGCGCAGGAAGGAATTGGCGTGACGATTCACTACCACGGCACGCCGCTGTCTCCGCGCTCCGAGCTCATGAAGATGGCTGGGAAATGCTTCTGCGTCCCGTTCTCGGATGCGCGGGATGCGGAGACATGCGTTTCGCTCGGTCAGTCCGTGATGTTCGACAACGGCAAGTTCGCGGCCCACACCCGAGGAGCTGTCATCGACACCGCGAAGCTTTACGCCTGGCTTGAACGCTTTCTGGCTCACCCCCATTGGGCAGTTGTAGAGGATGAGATTGACGGAACAGTCGAACAGCAGCGAGCGATGACCGCGCGCTGGCCTTTTCCTCGGGCGTTGTCGGCGCCGGTTTGGCATATGGCGCTCCCGATTGATTATCTGCTTGAACTCGCAGACGAATGGCCGCGCGTCTGCTTCGGCTCGACAATGCAGTATTGGCAGGTCGGCTCCGGCGCGTGGTGCCGGCGCGCCGACGAGGCATTCAACGCTTTGGCGAAGCGCCACCGTTACCTGCCTTGGATTCACATGCTGCGAGGGATGTCGCTCGCCGGCGATCGCTGGCCATTTGCGTCGGTGGACTCGGTCAACGTCGCTCGCAACTTCAAGGATTTCAACCTGGACCCTGAGCGCATGGCGCGGCGCCTCGACGCCGTCCAGTGCAATGGCGTTTGGATCGTTCAACCCGAGCAACAGGATATGTTCACATGATGCCACAAACCATGAAGATCGCCGCCACGTACGGTTTCGAAGCGGCCCACCGGCTGCCTTTGCTGCCGAAGGAACATAAGTGCCACAACCTCCACGGCCACAACTATCGCATCGAGGTCGTGGTTGAAGGGCCGGTAGACGAGCGTGGCTTCGTAATGGACTACGCCGAGCTCGATGGGATCGTAAAGCCGGTCGTCGATTTGCTGGACCACAAGTACCTGAATGACATTCCGGGTCTTGAAAATCCAACCAGCGAGGTGCTGGCCATCTGGTTAAAGACGCGAATCTGTCGGGAGTTTGAGACAAATGGCGTAGTCAACAAGAATCTGACCATCCGGATTTTCGAAACGCCGAGGTATTGGGTCGAGGCCTGATGACGCGCAACGACACCGCCGAGATCAAGAAGCGGCTCAACGAGAAACTGGAAGAAGTCTTGAAGCACTTCTGGCCTGGCTTCGTCACGCGCGGGAAGATGGCGTATTGCGCGCCGGCATCAAAGGCCGATCTCGGCTCTTTCATGGTTTACCTCGCTCGAGTCGGTAAGCACGACCGGGGAAGCTGGATCCGCTATTCGGCTGGTATCGGTGGAGACGAGATCAACCTCTTTGCATATGGTCTGACGGGCAATCATCGCGCGACATCGGAGGACGTCTTTGACCGCGCGCGCGAATTTGTTGGTCTTGAGCGCGGGCGAGAGGAGACACCGGAGGAGCGCAAGAAGCGGGAGGACCGTGCTGCTGAGGCCGCCGCGAAGCGGGCCGACGATGATCGCCGCGCGCAGGAGCAGGACCGCGCCAGGACCACTACTGCAGGCGGCATCTGGGTGGAGTGCGTCGCGATCACCGGTACGTTGGCAGAGGCCTATCTCGTCGACGCCCGTGGAATCCCCGTTCCGCCGCGCGGCTGGTACGACTGCCTTCGCTTCCACCCGCGACTTCTGCTTCAGCCTGACGAACCGCCATCGCAATTCAACCAGGCATTTCCTTGCTTGGTTTGCCGAGTCGACGACGTCTTCGGTGATCTGACGGCGATCTGGCGCATCTATCTCGACCCGAAGAAGCCGGCCAAGGCCTCAATACGCGAGGCGAAGATGGGGTTCGGGCCAGCTGCCGGCGGAGCGATCAGGCTCGGCGGCCTTGCCGAACATATCGGCGCTGCCGAAGGTACGGAGTCCGCTCTCGGGGCAAACGCGCTGATCAAATATCGGTACCCGGTGTGGGCGATGATGTCGACGAGCGGTCTAATCGGCTTCGAGGTGCCGATGGAGGTCGACTGGATCACTGGATTCCCGGACGGGGACAAGCCCTGGAAGAAGGAAGGGAACGACATCGTCCTCGCCGAGCCGGCGGGACGCGCGGCTATGCGACGGCTAGGCGAGCGGGTGCGCGCACTCGACAAGCGGTTTGATTGCCAACCGGAGCCGCCAATCCGGACAGACTATCTCGACCTTTATGCTGGACGCCGAAGGCTGATCGAATGCAGTTGATCACGCGAAAGGAGGCGGCGCAGGCGAACCTCAAACGCTTCTTTACCGGGAAACCTTGTCGCAATGGGCACGTTGCCGAGCGATTTGTCTCATGCAGCAAATGCGTCGCCTGCGGCACTGATCAGAATCGCCGCAACGTGCAGTATCGAAAGGACCGATACGCGCGGCTGCGCGATACGCTGATCGTCAACAGCCGAGCTTATTACGCGGCCAACGCTGAGCGCCTTCGGGCGTATCGCCGGGACTATTTCACAAGGAACAAGGAAGCCTGCTATCGCTCAGCGATCGATTGGCGCGCCCGTAACCGGCGTCGTCTCCGTCAATACTACCGCGAATACAAGCGGAACCATCCGCTCCACACCAGGACGGTTTGGCACAACCGACGCGCCAGAAAGGTCGGCAATGGTGGCACGCACACCAATGCCGACATCCTGCTGATAGTACGAGAGCAGAAAAACAAGTGCGCCTACTGCCGGCGTGCGCTGACAGGACTGCGCTGGCATCGCGATCATATCATCCCGCTCGCGTTGGGCGGGACAAACGATCGGATAAATATTCAGGTGCTTTGCCCGCCGTGCAATTGGCGGAAGGGGGCAAAAGACCCGATCGAATTTGCTCAATCCATGGGGCTCTTGCTTTGACAGTTCGGATTATCAATGGGGACAGCAGGTCGGTGGTGCGCGGTCTTGAGCCAGGCTCGATCCATGCCTGCGTTTGCTCGCCGCCGTATTTTCGGCTTCGCGACTACCAAATGCCCGGACAGATCGGGCTCGAGTCATCGCCCGAGGCCTACGTCTCCGAGCTCGTCTCGCTCTTCCGCGACGTCCGCCGCGCGCTGCGCGACGACGGCTCGCTCTGGATAAACATCGGCGATTGCTATGCTGGCTCCGGACGCGGCGGCAATCCCGCAGCCGGCTCGTCGACGCTGCTCGGCACGCTCCAATCACAAGAGGCCTCCATGATCGTGCGCGAGCGCTGGGAGATCGGTGCCAGCTCGAGGAAGGCGGCCAACACGGAGCGGGGCAGCCGCTTGCCGGCCGGCCTTCAGGAGAGGGCGCGCCAGAATAGTGCGATCGGTCGGGCCTGGGAGCCGCCGCCCGCTGGGCTCAAGCAGAAGGATCTCATCGGCATTCCATGGATGTTGGCATTTGCGCTGCGCGCCGACGGCTGGTGGCTGCGCAAGGACAATATCTGGGCCAAGCCGAACGGGATGCCGGAGTCTACCCGCGATCGGTCGACCAGCGCCCACGAATACGTTTTTCACCTAACGAAGTCGGAACAATACTACTACGGCTATGAGGACGTGAGGCTGCCGCCCGCGCCGGAGTCAGTCTCCCGGCTAGCGCGCGCGATGCGCGGCCGCCTTGAAGAAGGCGGTCTCGTGGTCAGCGGCGGCGGGTACGCGCCGGCTGGACAGCCACCGCACACCGGCGCCCGGCGGCGCGATCGCCAGCGGGGACACAGCCGACGTCATGCGGGATTCAATGACCGCTGGGATGGAATGTCGGTGGCGGAACAGCGGGCGAAGGGCGCCGCGCTGCGCTCGGTCTGGTGGGTGGCGCCGGGCGGCTTCAATGACGAATTCTGCACGAAGTGCCGAGCGTTCTACCCGAGCGCGGAGGTAGGCGACCTAAGAACCGAGAAGGTTGAGCGCGACGGCCGGAAACTGACGCTGCGGTACTGCCGATGCGGGGCGTGCGATAGCTGGCTGAACCATTTCGCCGTGATGCCGCCGGAGGTCGCGGCGACGTGCATCCTGGCTGGCGTCCCGGAAGGAGGCTCGGTCTTGGATCCGTTCGCCGGCGCCGGCACCACCGGCCTGGTGGCCGACCAGCTTCAGCGTAACGCTGTTCTTATCGAACTGAACGGAGACTACGCAGAGATGGCAGCGCGCCGATTCGGCGCGCTGCATCCGATGCTGACGAAGGTTGAGCTCGAGCGAGCACCAGCATGAGCAAGAAGCCTGCAGCACACGCTAATAGGCCGACCCAAAACATCCGGGCCGAGGAAGCCGTCATCGGAAAAATTTTGGGGTCGGCCGAGACTTTTTGGGCGGTCTCAGACCGGCTGACCGGGGATCAGTTCTCGGTGCCGCACCACCGCGCCATCTTCAAGGCAGTCCAGGAGTGCTGCGAGCAGGGACCGGGCCCGAGCCTATCGCTGCTCGAGGCAAAACTGCCGACGGAATTCGAGGGTGAGGGCGCCGTCGAGGCGGTTCTCCAGATCCTGATCGAGAAGGCCTCGGACGTCACCAACGCACTCGATTTCGTCGACGACATCATCCTGGCATGGCGGGAGCGGGCACGTATCGAACTGGGGAAGGTGGCCACCGCCGCCGGCAAGACCTTCGATGACACCCGCGAAGATATCGACGCGTTGCTGCGTGTAGTCGACGACCACGACCGAGTTCGGCATGCCGTCCGGGTTGGCGATGCCGCGCGGGCCGCCACCGAGAAGGCCGCAGAAGCCTTCCAACACAAGGGGCGGCGCGCCGTCGGCGTCCTGACCAGGATCGAAGAGATTGACCTTGCGATCGGACCCCAGATCGGCGGTACCGCCATCACGCTCGCCGGCGCGTCCGGTCATGGCAAGTCGGGCTTGCTGGCGCAGATATTCCGGAACGGTGCTGCGGCATCGCTTGACCCGTCGAGCGTATTCCCGTCGCTGCTGATCAGCATGGAGATGTCGCAGATCCAGAATGCTTACCGAAACCTGGCATCAATGACTGGGATCTCGGTGAGGAAGCAGATCAGCGGCGACTTCAACCAGAAGGAATTCATGGACCTGCAGTCCGCAAAGACATCTCTGGATGCTATGCCGATCTACGTCCAGGACCGCGGGCGCCTGACGATCGACGAGATCGAGAAGGAAATTCGCATCGCTGTCCGCCGTTACGGGATCAAGCAAGCCGGGATCGACAACCTCAAACTGATCAGGCCATCTCGCGACAATTGGAGCCTGGTGCAGACGATCGAGGAGGCGACGGCACGCACCAAAGCGTTGGCGAAGGAACTCGATATCGTGATCTGGCAATTGGCGCAACTCACGCGCGATGGCCAGAAGACCGGAAACTGGCGATTCCGCGCCGCCGACATCTACGGCGGCGGTCTCGTCGTCGAGAACAGCGATCTCGTCCTTGGCGTCGCGGTCCCCATCGTGTGGCTGCGCGAAAACAAGCCGGAGCCGCCATCTGAAGCGAACCCGCGTGGGCGCGAAGTCTTTGACAAATGGCTCAAGGACATGGAGGTGTTGAAGCACAAGGCTGAATTCGCCGCCTTCAAGGTGCGCGACGGCCGCGGCGAGACCTGGAAGGAAATGGACTTCGACGGACCGCGGATGCTGTTCGGTGGTATAGATCGAGAGCCAATTCCGTTTTGACCAAAGAACTGGTCCGACGCAGTCGTGACAGTGCCCAGCCGGGCGGCTGTAAGATCCGGTGCTTGGAGTATAATTTCTCCTTAAAGATCACTCGACGCGGATTGAAAAAGGTTGACTCGCTCAAGGTTCGCAGCATGTGAAGTGGACCACACTTATTTGTAGGCCACGGCAGTAAATTGATGCCCGATCCATTCCCCGGGGAGGGCTACGAACATGCAAAGCGCGGCGTGTTTGAAAAGGATACATCCTTGGCAGAAGTGCGCTGCGCTTCTTGCGTTCGCCGGCTGGTGCGGTGGCTGCTTGATCGCAGCACCTAGCGTCTGTGTCGCCCAGAGCGGCAGCGAACCTGAGTCTCCCCTCAACGACACGCGATCGATGACTCCCGTCGTAATCGTCGCCGCAAGAGAATGTAGGTCCTTTGCCCGCGAGCGCCCAAATTGGTCCGCTCCCGAGCAATGGGCGTGGGCAAAAATCTGCGATCATCTCAACATCGATTTTGACGAATTGGAAGCGAATCGCACCGTCGATAGGCTGACGAATGCCGCCGCCGATAAGCTGACAGCGCAGAGGCAGGATCTCTACGAACGGACTGTTGACGAGATTAGAACGAGGAACCAACATGATCCCGAACGGCTAGCCGGCGATTTCTCGCGGCGGCTTAGGTACGAGTTTTTTGCGGAGATTTTCGGCGCCGCGGAACTAAGGAATTTTACCTGGAACGCGCCACTCGTATTTTCAGGGTTCAACACCGACCGTCTTATCATCGACACCGCAGCCCTGAAATCGTTAGACATACGAAATGCACACATCGGACATTTTTCAATCCAGAACTCGACGATTGACGGTGGTCTCAGATTGGAGAACGTGCGCTTGGCCAGCGCCAAAGTACACTTGGTTACGGCCAAGCACCTCCTGCTGAACAATGTATCAGTTGCTGCGAGCAATTTCGGACCCGTCCGTCGCGACGACGGTCGGCCGCCCTTCAGGCCAGCGGAGCGAAATGGAGAACTGAAGATCAATACAGCATCGATCGCGGATAGGCTTTCGATCATACAGGGGGACTTCGACTCCATCGACCTGAACTTCGTTAAAGTTGACGATCTTTTCATCGATAGTCCGGCTTGGAACCTCTGCGGGCAATCCGATAAACCAGAGCTGAGCATTCGCGAGTCGCTGCACAAAGGGCGCTTCACGCTCATGCTCGACCCCGGCGGAAGGTGCTTGCCTCGGCGCATCAAAGTCGACCAGTCTATTTTTGCCAATACTTATCTCGGCCCAGACCCGCTACCGGTCATCCGCGCCATGGAGATGGGTGAGATGATGTCCCGCAGCGGTCCAGAATTAGCCTATGCGCTGATCGCTAAGTCCTATGCAGACCGAGGTCAAACCGCCATTTCCGACCGCGTCCTGATTGCGAAGAATAACCAAGACTGGCACTTGGCGAAGCCCCTGACACTGGATTTTATCGGCCTCACCTTCACATGGCTTGTAGCCGACTACGGCTTCCATCCTGAATGGGGGCTGGTGTGGATCGCCGGGTTCGTAGTGCTTGGCTGGATTATTTTCAGGCGCGCCTCCGGTCGTTTGGCAGCAGGCTCGTATAGGCCGAGAAGCACCTTGCTCTTGGCATTGGATTCAGTGATCCCGGGAATCCAATTGGACAAGAATCACCAGGAGGTGCGTTACGATGGATGGCCACAGATCATGCTCTATCTGCTCCGAGTCCTCGGCGCCGTGCTGGTCTTCGTTGCCTTGAGCTATCTGCAGAAGAGGCTGTTCGGCTGAGCATCCCGCGGTTGCGGTTGGTGCAAGATGAGCCCAACGAAGCTATTGTTGCCGTCAAAGGTCCGAGTTTGGACGGCGAATTGTTGCACCGTTGATAGGACTGCCATTTTCAGCTTGCATTCGTAGACAAATCACCTAGCGATTTTCTATTCGTGATTCGAGACAAGGATCTCGAGGCACGGAATGGCAGAAGGCCAGCGCCGCAAGCGCCGATCGAAACGGACGATTCAGCGAGAGCGCCCGCAGAAGGCGGAGGCTCGAGCCGCGCGCGAGCAGCAGCGTGTCGAGAGGCGAGCCGCAGCCGCCGCGGCATGGGAAGCCGGCTATCCGGAGCGCGCGAAACGATACCAGGCTGAGCACGACCGTCGGCTAGCGCACGACCGCGCCCGCGAAGGGCAGCGGAAGCTGATGTACGCCTATCTCGAATATGCGCATGGCTACGACACGCCCGAGGCCCGCATGGTCGCCGCATATGTTCGGCACAACGAGACCGTTGCGAAGGACAAGCGCCGGAATCTTCTGAAGGGCGGAGATCCGCTGGGACTGCTTGAGCCCAAGGTCAAGAAGACCAGGAAGCAGGTCAAAGAAGAGAAGCGGCAGCAGGAGGCTGCGCGGCTGGCGCGGGGCGAGCGCTTCGAGCGGATCGCGGATCTCGATAACCCGGACCAAAATGTCATCGTCACGACCAAGGCGCATTCTTTGCGCCGGAAGTCGCTCGTCCGAACGCACCACCTGCCGGGGGTGGAAGCCTTCCTGCGCGACATCGAGGCGGTCCAGGGCGGCATCCGTGCTGCCAGCCTGGGAGACAAGATCGACCGCTCCGGCGTGCCGAACATCATTCCGGGCGCGATCCCGGCGGCACAGCGCATCGAGATCTGCGAGACCAGGCTCGGTCAGATCCATTGGTACTGGGCCTGCGGCTACCTGCTGTTCGACATGACGCCGACCGAGGTGCACCGCCGCGGCGGCAGCCAGCACACCACGGCAAGCGCGAAGGTCGGCGATGCGCTCGACGCGCTGTGCGATTTCTACGACCCCAATTTCCTACGTCAGAACCGGGATCTCAACATCCTGATGGATGTCGTGAGCCGCGGCATGGAGGTGATCTTGCAAGGTGAGCGTCTTCTCAACTGGCCGCATCAGCAGAAGAAACACACGGCACGCTGATGTCACTCGGCAGGTTCGCTCCAAATAGTCGGGAGACGCCGCTCGAGACCAAGGCGCGGGTCTGGCGGGAATACGGTCTGCTCTTGGTTGACGTCGACAAGGATCAGTTGACCTGGGACCAGCGCGAGATGCTCAGGGCGATTGGGCGCCGCATGTTTGGTCCAAGGCGAGGGGAACGACAATGAAGCGGAGTGCGAAGGTCTTGTTGTTGGCGCCGTTGTTGTCTGGCTGCGGTGATCGACCAGCGGCCGGCCCCCCATACGCCTCGGCTACGGAATGTCGCGCGCAGACGAAACAGGAATGCCAGGCTGCGCCAAATCCGGCCGGTCATGGCGGAGTCGTATTCGTTCCGAACACCTATGCTCCTGTGGTCGCCTCTCGCAATCCGATGCTCGTGGCGCGGGCGACGCGCGGCGGCTTTGGTTTTTCGGCCAGAGCTATGTCCGTCGGGGCTGCATCGTGAAGCGGGCCCGTATTCCCACCCTCGGCTCCAGGATCGCTACCCTCGACACCCGGAAGGCCAAGCCGCTGCCGAAGAAGGCAGATCCTCACTATCAGAGCGCCGAGCACGAGAATTGGGCACGGCAGGTCAAGCAGCGCGCCGGTTGGCGGTGCGAACATGTCGACGAGCGCACTGGCCGGCGGTGTGAGCGTAGCAAGGCGAATGGTGACCAGATCTACGCCGACCACATCGAAACCATCCGTGATCGCCCAGATCTCGCGCTTGATCTGAACAATGGGCGCGCAGCATGCAATTCGCACAACACCCGAGCAGGCATTCAGGCTCGAGCCCGGCGCATGAAATCGTAGGAGGGGAGAATGTCGAGTTGGCCGCCAGCGCCACCGGACCGAGACGCCTTTGGCGTGGCCGAACTCGGGCGGGTGCGATTCAAACAAGGACTGCTCGGGATACGGGCCGAGCGGCTGTGCGAGCGCGCGGATGGATCGCGATTTTGGCGGCGGCTCCGGATCGGGGAAATCATCGAAACCGCATTGGAGGATACATCATGAAGGAACCATCACCTCGCGCCGACCAGCTTAGGGCCTTGCGAGAAGCCAGATACGCGCGCAATCAGGCCCTGAAAAGCGAGCTCGACGCGCGGGATGCTGCGGCCGCGGCGAAGGAAGCGCCGCCGGCGCCGACAGCAAAGCGACCGCCGGCGAAGAAACGGCGCGCCAAGAAAGGAAGGCGCAGCCGGGGGAAGGACAATCGGTCGTAGCGTCAGTCCTCGACGTCGGCATCAGCCGGCATCTGCCTCAGCTTCTGGTAGGGGAATTCGCCGAGTTCGGGATGGAGTCGGTCCGCCTGGATCATTGCCGCGGCGGCCATGCGCGCGGTCCCGAGCGCATTCGGGACCGTCAGGAGCGTCAGTGCGATCGGCACCCAGGTCGGAATATCCTGGACCTGGCCATCCTTCTCGCGGCCCCATCGGTTCACAGTTACCAGGTTCTGGCAGAACACGCGCGCGAAGGACTTCCGGGTCAGGCCCTGCCGTGCCAACTCGGTATCGAAATCTGCGCCCGAGATCTTGCGGTGAATAAATCGAGGTGGGGCCATCTGAGGATCCTTTCCAATTGGGCACGGTTGCCCGGAATCGGCCGTAGCCGAGGGGTTAGCACAAAATCGATCGTAGCCGGGAGTCCCCGTCGGCTAGCTGAAGTCCAGCGGGGATACCAGGTGCCTGCCGACCGTCATCACCGGCGGGATGACGCCGCCGCGCTCGATCGCCGCCAGCCATTCCTTTTCGGTTCCGGTAAAGCCAGGTCCCGCCTCGACGTGATGGTCGGCCAGCCATTTGGCGAGCTCGCAAGTCGAAGCGCAGGGCGGCGATACCGGTGTCCCGGCGCTGGTGGTCTCGTACATCTGCCAGTGCGTCCGCTCCATCGCCGGCCACGCCGGCATATAGCTGGCGGCAGGATAAGGCGCGGGCGCATCCGGGAGGGCCTCGGCCAGCGGGATATAGCGGCCGGCGGAGTTGCGCGGGTGCTTCCAGTCGGCGGGCACGCGCCTAACGGTTCTGCTCATGACGCCATTCCCTGACGCGCGAAGGGCCAAAGCCATTGGTCGATCCACGCGATAGTGGTTCGGTTGGCTTTGGTGGTGCGGCGCTGGTGGAGGCTGACCAGCCAGTGATATCCGTCCGCGAGGTCATCGGCGTGCTGCCCTTCGCCAAGTCCGATTAGGACGTCACCCCACGACGCAACCATTCGGCGGCCGTCGCGGTCAGGCATGCCGTAGAGATAGAGCGAGCCGCCACCGCCGATCATCGGAGCGACGATCCAGGTATAGAACTTGCCAGAACGGATTGCCGTCTTGAGATCGACAGCGAAGTCCTCTCCCATCGCTGATAAGAGCCGATGGAAAGGCACCTTCATCTCTTCGTCATTCGGATCGACGCCGGCGCCATGCCACTCAGCCCAGCCATGGCTTTGGAAAATGTGCCGGCACTTTGATTCGTAATGCTGCCGCTGGCGGCAAACGAGGCAGTAGACCGTGTTGCTGTCGCAGTCGTCGCAAAGCATATTGTCGCGAAACACTTCGCCCACAGTCTCGCACCACTTACAGGTCCCAAGTTTGTAGTCGGTTGGCATCTATATCCTCCTTCACCTGGTCGGATGGAAGTTCAATTCGACCGATTGCTCGTGAGCGTCGTAAAGCGCCCTGATGTTGAGCCAATCGGTGGAGCGACCGTCGTTAGGACGCAGCCCAACCATGAGTCCGCCTTCCGGCGCCGGTTCAGAGAACAGCGCGCCAGAACCGAGAACAATGATCTGGCCGATCTCCGGTGTGCGCGGCGAAACACCGCGGAAGAGATCGCCAATATGCGTGCTCTCGCGAGTCTCTTTGACGACCGCGACCAGATCGCCTCTGTGGCCATCGAAGATGCGAGCCGTCTCGCGATCGATCAGCGAAGGCGACGGGATCGTGGTGAGCGAGGTCTGGCCGTCCTGGATCAAATAGACCGTGCCGTAACGATCGCTGCGGCGCTCCGACCCGCACCAGGTCAGGGTACCGACACCCAACAGGCGATTGATGACTTGATGTTGCATGCATTCCTCCTTTCGGTTTGAAAATCGATCGTATCCGGGGATCAGGATTGACCGGCTGTCTCAAGAACTCGTTTCAGGTCGAAGAATTCGACCATGGCAGGCACGCCCGTGCCGTCCCATTCCCAGATGACCCCAGTGAAGATCATCCGGTTTGCATCGCTGTGCTTGGTCGAGATATACGCCTGGGCCTCCTCCAGTGTCGGATAGCCATCGGAGTGGTGACCGATCGACTTGTAGCGCTAAGCGGTCATCTCGGCATCGGCGTTGCCAGGCATCGGGTAGGCACGGAACGGAATCGGGTGAAAGCGCCCAGTGGCGGTGTTCTTCAAAATGCCGGTGGGAAAGACGTTCATTGCGGGTCTCCTTTCTTCTGAAAATTGATCGTATCCGGGAGGATCAGAACAGTGAGCCTTGCGCCACATCTTCTAGCGGCGCCGCCGGCGTCCGACCGAGATGCTCGACCGTTTCGCCTATGATCTGGTCGCGGTCGTCGTCGATGAGAAGCCAACCGCGATCGCCGCCGGCAGGATCGTAAACGACGAAGTCGCCGCCCCAGCGCTTGAAGATTCGTTCAGCAACGAGGCGCATGCCGGCGGGCACGTCGGTTGTGGCCTCGAACTCGGCGCGCGTAACGATCTTGAAGCCCGCATTGATCAGGGTCTGTTCTCCGTTCATGTCAATAAACCTCGGCACCGATGCAAGCCGCGACGGCCGCGCGATACTCGCCGCCCGCGCGGTCCATGCGCTGCCAGACCTCCTTGCCGCCGAGCTTGTCGGCCAGCCATGCGAAGTCGGTCACGTAGAGGATGGCGTGCAGCAAGACCCGCTCGCCCGAACTGCAGACGCCGTCGCATTGCTTGGCGAGTTTCACGAAACGCCCTTTGTCAGGATCGTTGAACTGCACGATAGAACTTCGGAGATGCCGCCAACTCTGCGCCGACTCGAGGTATTCGAGAAGACCCATCTTCCGAAAGATGCTGCGCGCCGGCTCACTAGCCTTGAAGCGCTCGAATCTGTGAACGTTCGCGCGTGCGTGGCCGAGTTCTTCGGCGACGTCGGGCATCCTTGCCCAGGTCCGTCCCGCATTCGTGATCTCGATCATACCGGGGTCGACACGTCGAGCCATCCCGGTATTGACGAGAACACGCTCGGGGATGCGGTCGTGATCGGTGCGCGGTCCTTTCATGAGTTCATTGAGCAGCATCTGTTCCTCAGACGTCAGTTGGGTCGACATGGGTAAATCTCCTCTTCAAAATCGGCCGTAGCCGAGGGGAACGGGAAATCGGTCGTAAGCGGGAGGGCGCAGCCGGGGCTATCCCGGCGGCCCGTCGATCACCACCAGCGCGGTATTCACCATCGTGCCGGCAGACTTGAACGAGCCGGCGGGCAGCGGCCTATATTCGAGAGCGATCGGCTCAAGGCGCGCGCGCTGCCGCGGGCCGTCGGCGCAGATCGCGACGAGCCGGCCGCCAGGCCGCAAGAACGTGCGGGCGTGCTCAATATGCCGGATATCGTCGCCATCCTTGAATGGCGGGTTCATCAAGACGCGATCGAACTTGCCGAGCTCGTCCGTGCTGCACTTGAGGAAGTTAGCGCAGTGAATGCGCAGGCCGCTAACTGGCGCACTGGCCAGGGCCTGCACCAATTGCGGGTTGATCTCGACCGCCACCTTATCGGGCGCTGGACCAATCGCCCGGAGGAGGGCGCCGGTTCCAGCGCTCGGCTCCAGGACACGATGATCGGGCTCGATCTCGGCGAACTCGACGACGTCAGCGGCCAGCCTCGGCGGCGTTTCGAACAATTGCGGTGCGACGACAACTTGCACGCCGCCGCCGCGCAGCACCGCCCGCATGGCCTCAAAATCAGCCGTAGGCGAGGGAGGCGGCAAATCGGCCGTATCCGGGAGAGGGTCGAGCGCGGGCGCATCCGGCAGGCTGCAATCCAACGCGCTGCGCAACTCGTCGATCTTAACCCATCTCCACCCTTTGCTGCCATTAAGGCAGGCGGTTTTCAGCTCAACAAAACCATCCTCGGTTCGAAGCACTTCGCAAGACTCGCCTTGAAAAGTGAAGCGGTCGCCTTTGGTGAAAGCGAGCGCGGCCGCATCCAGGGTCATCGCCCGCGGGACAGGGTGCGGCTCGGCCATGATCTCGCCGACCGTCGCCAGCATGTCGTCAAGATCGACCGCGGGCGGCGCGACATACACCGCCACGAATTCGGCCGGCTCCTTCGGCTCCGCGGGCCGCGCGATCTTGGGCGGGTCGACGCGCTTTGCATCCGTGATGAAAACTTGCTGTTTCTTCCAGAACTCGCCAGGCACCGGCATTTGGCGGACACGGTGCGCGCCGTGGGTCTCGGTCTCCTTCACCTTGCCGATATACGGGAAATCAGAGAACTGCCGGCGCGCCTTCCATTCGGCTTCCGTCATCTCGCGGAATCCCTCGCCAGGATAGTTGCAGATCGGCGGGAGCTTGGCGGCGGCCTTCGCCGCGGCGACGTTCTCCGCGCTCGGTGCCCGATAATCGCGGATGCTTTCCACGCTCCAGCGCGCTTGCTTGGAGCGCGATCCGGCCGGCGCGGTCGTCGTCATGCTGGAAACCGAACCGTTGGCGCCCCTGTTGACCTTCAGCACCGTAAGCCATTCGTCGCCGCGGCGGGTCTGCACCTGACCGCCGACCGCGAAGGCGAAGCGGTCCGCAAGCGGGTTGGCAGTCGCCTCCGTGCCGATCTGCTCGGCCAACATCGCCCGTTCATAGGCCAGCCGGTTGTCATAGTGCGCCATCCAACGGTCCCGCCGAGGCCCTGAGCGTTCCAGGCTCGGAATCGCAATGGCGGCAGCCTGCGCGGCGGTGATGACGTTCCCGTCAATCGCCGACCAAAGGCCCATCGGTCCCTCATACTGCGAGGCCGGCGGGTCGCGCGGATAGTCGGCCAGCGGAAACGACATCGACCAATAACCGCCGATGTTGGCCACGGCCAAACCGGCGGCGCGCTGCCTCCCGGGGTCCGTGATGCCGGCGACGATCTGCCAGCCCTTCAGCTGCCTTTCGGTCTCCGCCTGCTGCTTCTCCAGCTTCCGCTTGTCGGACTCAATGCCCTTGATGCGGCGATGACGCACCGCCGGCAACTCCTTATACTTCGCATGAGCGAGGGCGCCGGCGGCTCGCGCCGTCCAATAATTCGAGGTGTCCCAGAGTTTCAGCGCCTTCCGCATGCCGTTGTCCATGCGTTCTTTGTCTTTTCGCGCGCTCTTCTCCGAGTGATGGCCGACGAGGATGGGCTGCCCAAACGCGAAGCGTTCGGCGATTTGGTCGACCGCGTCGCGGGCGCGGTTGGCTTCGGCCAAGCGCTTGTCGCTGTACTCCTCGAAGCGGTCGGCGCGCTGCTCGGCGCGATCTACAAGGCTTGTGTCCTCGTCGCCGATCTCACCGCAGAGCTCAATCAGCAAATCTTCCCGGCTTGGCGTCCAGGTCGGCGCGACGAAAAGCCCCTGTTTCGGCGCCCACTTGAAGCCGGCGGCTTTCACGCGCGCGTATGTCTCGGGATCGAGGCGCGAGACGGAATAGAGGCGAAGGCGGTTGTCGTCAGGGCAATAAGTAGCAGTCATGGTCATAGTGGTTGCTCCTTTCATCTTGCGCACAATCGCGCTTTTCGGGAATCAGCCGTGACCGGGAGTCGCGGCTATCAACGGGAAATCAGCCGTAGCGGAGGCCCTAGCGCAGGGCCTCGCACTGTTCGATATGGCGGACGATCAAATAGAACGGCCGCAACTGGTGACAGTGGGGACAACGCAATTTGCGTGGTTGCGGTTTGCGCGTCATGGCAGCGGCACCGGACCGTCAAGACGTGAGGCGCGTGCGAAGTCCCTCGCGAATTGAACGCGGCCATTCCGGAGGCCCCGCAGATACATGAATCGGTGGTGCGCGATCATGTTGACGAGGCCGAACGGGGTGAGGGCCGTTGTAGCAATTCATCCCGCCCCATGTCGCTTCAAGGTAGATACGGCGCCGGAAGGTTCCGCATTCGATATAGATCGTTCGGCCGACGCGCGAGGGGTGGCGCCGGGCCAGGCGCATTGCTGTTGAGGCCGCGCGCCATTCCGATTGTGAGCGCGGCGCCGGCCTCGACTTCAAAGCGTCGCACATTTCCGAGAACGTCGATTCAGGTTTACGTTTCATCGGCGCCACCGTCAGGCCGCAAGCCGAATTGCGCAGGAAGGCGCAACCGGGACACGCGCCATAACGGGCACAAGGCAAGACGTGCGCAGGATCCTGCCCGGGATCTTGAGAGAAGGCGCAACCGGGACCGGTACCGCTTCCGGAATTATCTCCTCAACCGGTTCGGCGGGCTGCCAATCCCAATTGGGAATCTCGATCCGCGACACGACGTCCCAATGGTGCGTTGTGCAGGCGGTGCGGCCGTAGCCGCTGGACGTGGTCCGACGCTTGCCGAATTCGACCGCACGGACACGCTTTTGCAACTTGCCATTTGGGCCGGTCACGCTGGACCAATCCACCACATACTCAAGCCCCGCCGGAATCTCGATTGCATCGCGGCGCGCCAGCCAATGCGCGTACGCGACCGCATGCCGCGCGTTCAAGTCATCGGCGGAAACGCCGCCGGTGCTGCGCGTGACTTTCGAGCTATGCCGGACCTTGTGCCGCTTGTCGTTAGCGGAAGGCACCCAACGCTTTTCCGGAAGCGGGCCGTGAATCGTCGGATGGTCGAAAAAATCATAGAACAGCCATGCCATGCTAGATTGCTCCTCTTTCAGTTGCGCACAATCGCGCGGTTTGAATCGTCGAAACGGTGCGGCTAGGCTGCCAACTCAACCGGCCGATAAGCCGTGCACCAATGCGGCCCGACGATGTAACCGCAGTGCACGGCGCTACCGTCCGGCTTGTCGCGGTACATTTTCGCGACCCGTCCGCCGCCGATCTTGCTACGCAGCTCCGCAATGGTGCTGGCGCCCCAGCGGTTGCCGAATTGGTCTACGTAGAGAGTCCAAATTCCGCGCATGTCAGTATCCTTTCGAGTTGCGCACAATCGCGCGTTGGCCCGCTTTGGCGTTCCGTGCTGCGCTGGGCCAGGCCAGCGCAGTATCGCAACGTCAAGACATGGGAAGGCGGGAAATGTCGCGGAGTTGCGAGGCCGCGCATTCCGCTGCATCGCGAGTTGTGCAGTCTGTGATTGCTTGCGCCTCGCCGGAATGATGGCGAGCGTAAATCGTCCAGAATTCGGCTTCACTGTTGGACTTCCCGCCGATGGTGAACGTGTCGCCATTTTCTTCCGTCTCGGTGACGCATCCGCCGATTTCCAGCGACTTGAATTGCGACCAATCGGGCGCAATCTGGCCAGAGCAGCAATTGTAAAGAAACGAATTCGGCCGCGCCAAATAGATGCCGGCGGCGCCCTGCCATGTTGTCTCGCCGTTATCCCATTTGACTTGAAGCGGTCCGTTCGCATTGTCGCGGACATCGACAACGATTCCCAAATCGCGGTCATCGGTGCCATTCGTGACGCGTGCGCCTATCGGCGGAAGGTGGGAGTTCTGCAGGTCCATTTAGCGTCCCCTATGGGATGAATAGAATCCGGATCATGAGCAGCGCAAGGCCAGCGTCACTAACGATGTAGAGAAGGCGTGCCAGCCTTGCGAGGTGATAGGCCTTCACAGGCACGAATTCAGAAACGCGCGCTTACCGTGGCTCAATGCGGCGCGGCGAGTCCGCTTATCAATCGGCTTGCGGTCGGAATCGTGGCGACGATACTTCATAGCGGTTTCCCTTTCATGGTTGCGCAATTGCGCGGTTCGGCGGTTGCCGATCATGCCCGGGACAAGCCCGGGCATGGGCTGCAATCGCTTAGGCCGCGAGCGGAGCGGCGCCCTTGAGCTCCGCCATTTTCGCCGCGAGAGTGAAAAGAGCGCGGTTCAGTTTCACGTCTTGATCGATACCATTGACGGCGCGCGTGGTGACGCGGCGAGGGCGATTGTTAGCGTCACGGCCGCGCGCTGTGAGTCCGCCGCGAATGACGTTTTCCTGAACGACGTTAAACGTGGTCCAAAGGTCCGACGCGGTGTCATCACGGCGCCGCGGGCGGAGCAGTTGCGCGGGCTGAATCGGCGTATTGGTTTCGCCTTCCGCGTCGCCAAACCGCAGAACGTGCGCGGACTCCGCCAGCACTTGCTTTTCGTCGCTGTTGAGGGCCAGGCGCGCCCAGTCCTGCGGCGCCGCAAGCGCCTTCTGTGCTTCGCCCAAAACCCGATACGTGCCCTCGATCACCTTGTGCGAAACGTCCTGCGCGGTGCCGGTATGGCGGACCTTCACGGAATCGATGGTGCCGACTTGTGCCACAAGGCTGTTGAGGCAACGGACGCGGAAAAGTCCCGCGATCAGGTCATAGGCTGACGTTCCGTCATTCGCGTTCTTGAGGAGGATTTCGCAGACGGTGTCACCGACGCTATACGCCGCGGCGTTGTCGAGACGGCGGAGACGGATAAGATGCTTCGTGAAGTCGCGGCGATCATCGATCCGCGCGACGCTCTGCTTTGCGCCGACAGGCTGGAAGCCCTCCGCCATCAGCGCGCGCAGCACGTCGAAAGTCGGGATTGGCTGAAAACGGTCAGAACGCGAGTGGTGCGCGTCAACCGCGAAAACGGACGGCGCCAGCTTGCGCAATTCGGTTTCGGTCAGGGCGCGGGCGGAGTCATCGAAGCGGGCGGTTGAGGTGTAGACGGTCATTGCAGATACTTCCTTTTCAGGTGCGCACTATTGCGCGGTTTCGGCGATTTGCCGGTTATGCCGTGGCGTGCACGGCATAGGCTGCAAATCGTCAGATACAGCACGCCACGATGACGAATGTGCCGACGCTGGCGAAGAGGAGAAAAAGCAAAAAGTCTTTCATGATCTTACCTTTCGAATTGCGCACTATTGCGCGGGTCGAAGCTTAGCGGCGGGAACGGCGCGCGCGGTGGCGGATCGCCCGGCGGCGCCGCGGTAGCGGTTCACTGTACTCGAAAACAAAAAGGACGATTAGGCCCAACGCGGCCAGGATGAGCAGGACGAAAACCGGAAACATCGGGTTGGCGATGCAGAAGGAAATGAGAGCGTTCATTTCGCCGGGCCTTTGGAGTTGCGCACAATCGCGCTTGAGAGAGTGGCGCGGCCGATTGACCGCGCCGGTAGTCCTTACTTGATTCCGAAAATCCAGAACGGGTTGGTTTCCGTCTGGGCGGGTTGCAGAGCGGCCGGCTTGCTCTTCTGTTCCTCCTCGATGTTGCGGCAGAGCATTTCGAGATAGCCGATGGTGCCAAGGCCTTGAGTGAAGTCGGGGCAGGGCGGAAGGTCTTTGGTCTTGATGACGGCCATAGTCGTTTTCCCTTTTTCGGTTGCGCACAATTGCGCGTTCAGTGAAAGCACCATACAGGACCGGCCGGCCGTGTCAACAGGCAAAACGCAAAAAAGTGACGTTCGGCCGAAAAAAGTTAGTTCGGCGTCACAGATCAGGGATGCAGCGCGCGGTACTGCGCCAGCAATTTGCCTGCCCGCTCAATGAATTGCCAGCTGTCGCCGGCCGAGATGCCGAGCTCCACCGCCCTGCAGCGCAGCGCGACGTCAGGGCCGGCGCCCATGGCGCGGTAGATCGCTATCGAGTTCGGCGAGGCGAAAATGGCGCGCGCCGCGGCGTTATTGGACAGGCCTAGCCGGTCCTGCCAGGCCACGAAGTCGGCCGCGCTGATTCGCAGTGACGCGTCACCAGATGCAAAATCGCGCTTTTGCGGCGCTCGGACGTCGGCCGACTTTGTCGCGCTTTTCCTCGCCATGCCATCTCACTCCGTAGTGACGTTTCCGGGTTAACCCACACTAGGCGGACCTATCACAGATTTGAGTCGCAGCAACCCGGCGGAGCGCGCCTATCAACGGGCAAGCGCCGCCGCGTCGGTTTGACAGCCGACTCATTTTCCGATTCAGAGCGGGAACAGTGAAGGATTGTCACCACGGGCAACCCGCCAGGCCGAAAGGTCTCGGCGGGTTTCGCATGTCAACGGTGCACCATGGCCAACCCGACCAATGCAGCTGCGCCGATTGCTGGAACGTGGCGCCCAACCGGCAACGCGCGGTTGCGGTGCGGTTGGTTCGGCCGGCCGATAATCGAGATTGAGGAGTCCGCCACGGTGCTGACTGGCGATCCTGCGCCAGGCCAAGCCATCGGGACATGGCGAGTAGCGAAGCGTTGGCGCCGCGCTCGGCGCGGCCAAGTCGTGGCGCTCGGTACCGTTGCAGCCATGGTCGCCTTTGCCCGTGGCAAGGCGGAGCGGTAGCGCCCATGGGTGACGTCGTCGCGTTCGCTGTCCCTGCCGGCGGCGCCGCCGCGCGTGCAGTCCCTGCCAGCGATGAATCCGCAACCGTTGTTATCTTGCCCGTCATCCGCCTAGAGCGCTGCAGCCCCGACCCATGGGACGGGTTGCCGAGCGATAGCGCTCCGCCGCATGCGGCCACGTTCCCGGATGACGGCGCGTAGTCCGCCACGTCAACTGGTCACCACCTAACGCACACGCCAGCCAGGTAACGCCAGCACGTTGCGGCGGGGCGGCGCCGGGTGCCATGGGCGCCGCCGGACATGGTCGGGCAACCCGACCCGCGACGCTCGCAACAGCCAAGCCGGGCCAGCCAACCGCCAACCCGCCCCCCGTCGGCGGACCTCGAGCAAGGGGGGCAGGGGGGGGCAAATTCCCGAAAGACGGCAGGACCCGGGACCGCTTGGGGTCGCATCCGCACAATTTTTTTGAGGCGGCCGAAATTTTTGGCCGAGATCGCAAAATGACCGAAAAACCGGCAGAGCCGAAAAAGCGGAAGACGCGGAAGCGAGCAACGCGGAAACGGAATGCCGGCGGGCGGCCATCCTGGAAGCCGACCCTCGACGATCGGACCACGATCGAGCGGATGAAGTTCTGCGGCGAGTCCGACGCCACGATTGCGCGGTCGCTTGGTGTCGACGTCGACACGATGCGGAAACATTGCCCGGAAGAACTCGCGAACGGGTACGCGAACCGCCGGCGCGAGGTGGTCAACCTGCTCTTCGAGGCGGCGAAAGCCAAGAACACCTCGGCGATCAAGCGGCTCGACGACATGGGGCGGGTTGCCGGTGCGGCCGCAGCGGTAAACGGTCGCGGCGGGAAAATGCCGAAGCCGGAGAAAGCGCCGGTCGCCGAAAAGCCTGGCAAAAAGGAACTGCGGAAACAGGCGGCTGCCCAGGTAAGCGGGGTCTACGCGCCGCCGCCGCCGCCGAGGCTGGCTGTCGATAACACCAAGGCCGCGGGCGGCGAGTGACCCTTCACTGGTCGACGGCGTGTATCGACTGGGAGAGGAGAATCGTCGCCGGCGAGACGCTCGTCCCGTTTGAGCCCCTCTTCCCGGAAGAGGCTTACGCGGCGCTAGATGTTTTCAAATCGCTGAAGATCGTCGATGCCACTTTCATCGAGGATCCCGAGACAGGCGAGATGCGTCCGCCGACGTTCGGCGAGGCCAGCGAGCCGTGGGTCTTCGATTTCGTTCTGGCAATCTTCGGGGCATACGATCACGCCAGCGCCAAACGACTGATCCGGGAATTCTTTCTGCTGATCAGCAAGAAGAACGGAAAGTCGACGATCGCTGCGGCGATCATGATCACCGCGCTGATCCGGAATTGGAGGCATTCCGCCGAGCTCCTTATCTTGGCGCCTACGCTCGAGGTCGCAAAAAACGCCTTTGAGCCGGCGCGCGACATGGTGCTCTACGATGAGCAACTGAAGGATCTCCTGCACATTCAGGAGAACTTCCGCCAGATCAAACACCTCGTAACGAACGCGGTCTTGAAGGTCGTCGCAGCCGACACCGATACCGTTTCCGGCAAGAAGGCCGCTTTCGTTCTCGTCGACGAATTGTGGGTTTTCGGCAAGCGCGCCGGCGCCAGCGCCATGTTGCGCGAGGCAACCGGTGGCCTTGTCTCGAAGAAGGAAGGCTTCGTCATCTTCCTGTCCACGCATTCGGACGAAGAGCCGGCGGGCGTGTTCAAGGAGAAACTCGAATACTACCGCGACATCCGGGACGGACGGATCACGGATCCAAAGAGCTTCGGCATTCTTTTCGAATGGCCCGAACCCATGCTCGAGTCTGAGGCCTACCTGGACCCGGCGAATTGGCGCATTACGAACCCAAACCTCGAAAAGTCAGTCTTCACCGATTGGCTTTTGGAGGAACTCGCCAAGGCGCAGCGCGGCGACAAGGCCGATCTGAACGTCTTCCTCGCGAAGCACCTGAATGTACCGATTGGACAGCGGTTGCGCGCGAACCGCTGGGCTGGCGCTGATTTCTGGGCCGAATCCACCGAACGTGTAACCTCCCTGCAGGATCTGCTGCGGCGTTGCGAGGTTGTGGTTGTCGGCATCGACGGCGGAGGCCTCGACGATCTCCTAGGGCTGGTGGTTCTCGGCCGGCTAAAGCGGCCGTCAGGCGCCGCAGAAGACCTGACGAAGCGGAAATGGTTGTGCTGGGCCAGAGCGTGGGCGCACAAGATCGTGCTGAAGCGTCGGCAGCAAATCGCGACCGAACTCCAGGAACTCGTGAAGGAAAACACGCTCACGATTGTGGAAAATCCGGGCGATGACGTCACCGCCGTCGCTGACATCGTGATGACGATCGAGGAATCCGGAAAGCTTGCCGAAGACGCAGCGATCGCAGTCGACGCCGCCGGCATTGGCTCCATTGTCGACGAACTCACCAGCGAGGCGCGTGGTCTCGAGAAGGAGCGCATCGTCGGTATCTCCCAAGGCTGGAAGCTCAACGGCGCCATCAAGGATGCCGAGCGCAGGGTCGCCGCTGGCACCCTAATCCACGAGGGATCTCGGCTTATGTCCTGGTCGGTCGGGAACGCTAAGGCGGAGCAGCGCGGCAATGCGACGCTCGTCACGAAGCAGATCAGCGGCATGGCAAAAATCGACCCTCTGATGGCGATGTTCAATGCGGTGTCGCTGATGTCGATGAATCCAGAACCGGCAGGATCAGCTTACGAGGACGAAGACGTCCTGGTGTGATGCCGGCGGCCGCGGTCGCTGCCCGTTGGTCTCCCCCGCAACTCATCAGGACAAAAATCGCCCATGGGTTGGATAAACAACGCCGCTGCAGCAGTCTGGTCGCTTGGCCGTCGGGCCGACGATTCCGACCAGGACCGCTACTATGGCGACGACGCTGATTTTTACTACGAGTCGGTAGGAAAGCGCTCGACCGCTGGCGTTCGCATCACACCAATGGCGGCGATGCGCCTCTCGGCGTTCGCGGCATGCGCGAAGGTGTTGGCCGAGACCATCGCCAGCCTTCCGGTCTCGATCAACAAGATCATGCCGGATGATGGCCGTCAGCCATGGCCGAGCCATCCGATTGCGGAACTGATCCGGTATCAGCCCAACCGGACGCAGACCGCTGTCGAGTTCTGGGAATCGATCATCTTTCATACCGTGCTGTTCGGCACCGGCTACGCCGAGATCGTGCCTGGTCCGCGCGGCGCCGTCGATCAGTTGAAGTTCCTGCGCAGCGATCGCGTCGTTCAAGATCAGCTTCGCGATGAAACACTGCGTTTCACGGTATCGAACCCGAATTCAGGAGGATCTCGGGTTCTGTTGCAGGATGAGGTCTTGCGCATTCCGAGCCTGTCGCTGGACGGCGTCAACGGCCTCAGCATGATCGACCTCGCCGCGGAAGCGATAGGTCTCGGCGTTGCTGCCGATCAGTATGCCTCGCGCATTTTTTCGAACAACCTCAACATGGGTGGTTTCATCACCACCCAGAAGAGGATGAGCCGCGAGGCAATCCGCAATCTGATTGCCAGGTTGATGGAGAAGTACGCCAGTCCGGAGAATTTCCACCGGCCGGCGATCCTCCAGGACGGAGCAAAGTTCGAGCCCGCCGCCATGAAGGCGAGCGAGGCCCAACTGTTGGAAGCCCGGAAGTGGCAGATCGCGGAACTCGCGCGCTACTTCCGGATTCCGCTGCACATGCTTGGCGTCGACGACCAGACGAATCGGTCGACCGTCGAAGAGCAGTCCATCAACTTCGTGAAGTACACGATCCGGCCATGGGCGCGCCGGATCGAACAGGCCGTTCGTCGCGATCTCATCATCGCGACGGGGCTGTATGAGATCAAATTTAACCTCGATGCGCTCGAGCGCGGCAATCTCGAGGCCCGTCGGAACTATTGGTCGTCGGCGCTTGGAAGCGGTGGTGCACCTGGCTGGATGACCGTCAACGAGGTGCGGGTCGCCGAAGGGATGAACCGCATCAATGAACCCTGGGCCGACCAAGTGTCCCGCGGCGGGTACGAAAAGGCGTCGCCGACGCCCGCCGGGCAACAGCGCCAAGGTTCGGACGATGAGACGGATGCGATCGCGGCGCCGGCGCCGAAGATCGAGGACAACACGCCGGAAGCAGTCGCCGCTCGAGTCGCCAACAAGGAGAACGCAACCCTCCGCAAGGCGTCGCAGCGGTTCGCCGCGGATCCCGATGGGCTGCGCGAGTTCATCAAGGCTTTCTACGGCGGTCACGTCAGCTTCGTGATGTCGCAACTCGGCATATCGAGGCCGGACGCGAAACGATACTGCGCGCATCAGCGCGATGAGGCGCTGAAGGCGAACGATTTCTTGGCGTTGCTCGATCACCGGGAAGAGAAGCTTGCCGGCCTGATTGCCGCCGTTCTCAAGCAACACGGAGCCCGAAATGGGGAAGATGCAGCAGTTCAAGCGTGAGATCCGGAGCTCAAACGGCCGGGTCTTCGCCTTTGACCTGCGGAACGGCTTCGGCGCCGTCCTGGGCGGCCTGTTCGAGAAGATTGCGCGCGGCAAGGTCCATGACCAGGAAATCCGCGAGATTTATGGACTCGAGGACGAGGGCGATCGCGAACCGATGCATGTGCGGATCGCCGCCGGCCCGCAGATGACGCCGAGCTCGAAGCCCGGCAAGTACACCGCGCTTGTCTCGATGCACGGCGTTGCGCTCTACGATCTGGAATTCCAGCCGTACTGCTTCTCGACGTTGCTGTTGTCCCAGATCATGGATCAACTCGCGAATGATCCCACTGTCGACACCATCGTTCTCGACATCAACACGCCTGGTGGCCACGTCACTGGCACCCAGGAAGCCGCCGATGCCGTGTTCAAGGCCGCAAAGAAGAAGACCGTGGTTGGTATCATCAACCCGCTCTGCGCCAGCGCCGGCTATTGGATCGGCTCGCAGTGCACCCGGCTCGTCGCGGTGCCGTCGGCCGATATCGGCTCGATCGGTGTCTTCATGTGCCACTATGACTGCTCCGCGATGCTGGCGGATTTCGGCTTGAAGCCGACCTTCATCTACGCCGGCGAGTACAAGACCGAAGGCAATTCGATGGAGCCGCTCAGCGACGAGGCGCGGGCGTTCTATCAGTCCGAGGTCGACCAGACCTATGACGACTTCCTCACCGCAGTAGCGCGCGGCCGCGGCGTCTCAAAGGATGTCGTGCTGCAGAAGTTCGGCAAGGGTCGGTGCTACGGCGCGCCGATGGCGAAGCGGCTCGGCATGGTCGACGAGGTCGCCACGATCAAGCTGGCGCTTCAGAGCGTCGGTCTGACCATGGAGATGCCGGAGGACGGCCGCCGGCGTCGCGGCGAGGACCAGGCGCCTGCCGAGGACGCCCAGGCACCTGAAGGCCAGATCGCGCCTGCTGCCGCCGAAACTGAAGAAGCCGCCGTGACGGACCAGGTCGTCGAACTCGAGGGCTGCGAGCCGTTCGCGGTGCGGCGGGATCGGGATGGCGACGCCATCAAGGCGTACGTACTGGAGCCGTGGCCGGCGAAAGTAGTCATGGCACCGGAGTTGTTCCACAGCCAGTCCAGCTACGTGACCGTAACCGGTACCACGGTGACCATCGCGGTCGACAATGGCGCTGCTGTCTACAGCAAGATCGGCATCTCGAGGCAAGGCGACTGGGTCTGCGTGCTCGCCGAAGGCAGCAGTTTCTCGCCGCCGCCTCCGTCACAAGCCCAGATCGACGCCGAGGCGGCGGAGCGGCAGCACCGCGCCCATGTGCTTCGCCGGCGGCTCGCGCTCCTCAGCGTCTAATCGAAATAGCGGGGAACCATGAACAAGGTCCAGGCGCAGCAGTTCGAGAGCTTCGTCCACTTCATCGCGGCAGTGATGTCGGCCGAGGCGAATGATCGAGCGGATCCACGTCTCGTCTATCAGGCTGCGGCGACCGGCCTGAACGAGGCGGGCGGCGCCGCCGGCGGCTTCCTCGTCCCTTCGCAGTTCGCGGAACAGCTTTGGTCGCGGGTTTACGCGACCGGACGCATCTTGGCCCGCTGCGACGGTCAACCGGTTTCGCGGGGTGATCGGGTCGTGATCCCGATGGTTGCCGAGAAGGACCGTATCGACGGCGAACAGCCAACCGGATCGCGGTTCGGTGGTGCCCAGTTGTATTGGACCGATGAGGCCGGCGCGGACAACGACTCGCCCATTCGATTTGAACTCCTAACCCTGCACCTCAAGAAGTTGCTCGGCATGTTCTTCGCGACTGACGAACTCATTGAGGACGTGCCGGCACTTGTTGCTGCTCTTCGGCGGATTTTCGGGCTCGAGGCCTCCTTCTCCATCGAGAACGCGATTGTGTCGGGGAGCGGCGTCGGGAAGCCGCTGGGCGTCCTGCAGTCCGGGGCCCTGATTACGGTGCCAAAGGAATCGGGCCAAGCCGCTGGCACGGTTCTGTATCCGAACCTCGTGCGCATGATCGAGCGGCTCTGGGGGCCATCGCACAATTCCGCCATCTGGCTGATGAGCAACGAGGTGCTCGGGATTGTCCTCCAATTGGCGGCGGACTCGGATGAGAAGTTGCTCACCACGGACGCGGACGGAACGCGTCGGCTCCTGACCTATCCCATTGAGGTCTGCGAATACACTCCTGCGCTGAGCTCGGCCGGCGATATTCTGCTGGGCGACTTCAGCCAGTACATTCTCGCCCAAAAGGACGAGAACCCGGATTTCCTGAGCTCGATACACGTCAAGTTTTCGACCGACGAAAGCGCGTTCAAGCTGCGCTATCGCGTCGATGGTGCGCCGGGCTGGAAGACGCCGATCACGCCCAAGAACTCGACGCTGACGGTATCGCCGTTCGTGGCGCTCGGCGCCCGCTGATCTTCGTCTCAATTCGAATTCGCGGAGTAGGGGCGCTGAAGCGACCCTGATCTCTGCGTTTCTATGCGGGCTCGGTCGAGACCGCACGTCTCCACCTGAGTCCACCAGCAACCAAGGCGCTCCTTCGCGGGCGCCTTTTTTATTGAAGGAGAGATCGAATGTCGATCAAGGCACTGCGCGACAAGAAGGTCGCGTTGATCGCTGAGGCCGGCGCGCTGACGGCCAAGGTGGCCGACGGCTCCATCACCGATGCCGAGCAGGCCCGCCTGTCCGCGATTGTGGACGACCGTGCCGCGGAAGGTGACAAGCCGGCGTATGTCAGCGAACTGACCCGCGTCAACCAGGCGATCGCGGCCGCGGAGCGTCTCATGGATGAGAAGCGCGCCATGACGCCGGCCACGGGCGAGAACGCCGAGACCACCGCCGAACGCACGGAGCGGACCACGCCCACTGTTGCCGCGGAACCGAAGAAGAAGTTCGGAACGCTCGGCGAGCAGATGGTGGCGATCGTCAACGCCGGCCGTCGGATCGCAGTCGACGACCGTCTGGAGTGGCAGGCGGCCGCCGGCATGAACGAGGGCGGCGGCCAGGATGGTGGCTACCTCATCCAGCAGGACTTCGTCGCGGAGCTCATGATGCGGGCCTACGACCGGTCCGACCTGCTGTCGCGGACTCGGCAACTGCCCGTCGGCGCGAACTCCAACGGCGTGAAGATCAACGCCCTGAAGGACTCAAGCCGCGCCAATGGCACCCGCTTCGGCGGCGTCCAGGCGTTCTGGACCGGCGAGGGTCAGCAGAAGGTTGGCACGACGTTGCAGTTCCGCCAGATGGATCTGCGCCTGCACAAGCTGACCGGCTTGCTGTACGCCACCGACGAACTGCTCGAGGACGCCGTCTTCTTGAACAGCTTCATCCCGGATGTTTTCGGCGATGAGTTCTCGTTCAAGATCGACGACGCGATCTTCGAGGGCAACGGCGCCGGCATGCCACTCGGCTTCATCAAGTCGCCGTCGCTGGTCACGATCAACCCCGAAGGTAGCCAAGGCGCCGATACCGTGATCGTCGAGAACATCGTCAAGATGTGGGCCCGGCTGTGGCTGCGTAGCCGGAAGACGGCGATTTGGACGATCAACCAGCAGATCGAGCCGCAACTCATGACGATGAAGATTGGCGACAAGCCGATCTATCTGCCGCAGGGCACGATCGAGGGCGAGCCCTTCGCGCGTCTGCTCGGTCGTCCGATCGTCCCGACCGAGTTCAACTCGGCTCTGGGCGACAAGGGCGACATCGCGCTGGTCGACCTCGCCCAGTACCTCACCATCCAGAAGGGAGGTTTCAAGCAGGACGTCTCGATCCATGCTCGGTTCATCAATGACGAAACCACGTTCCGGTTCGTCACTCGGATGGACGGTCAGCCGATCTGGGATGCGCCGCTGACCCCCTTCAAGGGTTCGGACACCCTGAGCCCGTTCGTCACGCTCGCCGACCGCGCGTAATCCGCGATCGCTGGCCTGGTCGGCGGGGACACCATCTCCGCCGCTCAGATCCCTGGCGGTCATCCTTCAACTTCGAAACGGAGAATCCTCCAATGACTTCTCTCATGAGCGAGAAGGTGCAGTTGGTCGGCATCATCGATCCCGATGCAAATACGGCTGGCACCTTGACCACTGGTTGGGTTTCGATGGCGGCTTTCGAGGAATTGCTCGCTATCGTTCTGGCCGGCGACCTCGGCGTCAACGCCACGATCGACGCCAAGCTGCAGCAGGCGCAGGACTCGAGCGGCACCGGCGCCAAGGACGTCACCGGCAAGGCCATCACCCAGATGACCCAGGCCGGCACCGACAAGTCGAACAAGCAGGCGCAGATCAACGTCCGCGCCGAGGAGCTCGATCGCACGAACAGCTTCACGCACGTTCGTTTGTCCATGACAACGGCGGTCGCGACCAGCGATTCCGGTGCCGTTCTGCTAGGCATGTGCCCCCGCTACGCGCCTGGCACGCCGGCGACGTCTGTCATCGAAACCATCAAGTGATCCTCGCGTTGGGCTGAACTCAGTTCAGCGTGAGCGACGGATCGGGGCAGCCCTTTCGAGGGCTGCCAAACCCATTCTTGGCGGAGTCAGCGAAGATGAGCGACACGGCAAACATTACGTTCGATGAGATGCGAGTCGTCGACGACAACCGGAAGGGCACCCCGGATGAAGTGCGCTTCGAGGATGGCAAGTCCTACGACCTTCCATTGCGATCGGCCGATCGGTGGGTGAAGCGGGGCGCGGCGCATTTCACGTCGCCGGAAGATGCTGCGAAAGCGAGGGGCGCCTCCTCGGATGTTGCCCTCAATCTCCAGGATAGGGATCGGCGCGATCCCAGCGGTACCCGTCGGCAGCCCGAGGCGACCGGCGGCAAGGAAGCCAATGGCAACGGCGGCAGCGATCTCGGCAAGAAGACCGTGGCGGAGCTGAAGGCTCTCGCCGCCAATCTTGGCGTCGACCTCACTGGCCTGACCACAAAGGCCGAGATCGTGGCCGCCATCGAGCGTGACGTCCAGATCAAGACGGCAGTCGCCGAAGGCAATTTCGATGACCTCACGGTGGCTGAGCTCCAGAAGGTGGCCGCCGACCAGAACATCGACCTGACCGGTAAGGCGGAAAAGGCCGATATCATCGAAGCGGTGAAGGCCGGTTACAGCCCGGTTGTCGCTGGCTGAGCCGACCAAGCGAGCATGCCTGGGGCTTTCTGCCCCGGGCCTTTCTATCCATAGGAGGTCTCGCGTATGTTTTCGGTCGTGACGGCCGCCACGGACCGGAAATTGACGACGCGAGACAACGTCAAGACCGAACTCGGCATCACCGGAAGCGCCGAAGACGCCAAAATCGATCGCTTGATCAATCGGCTTTCGGCGATGGTCTGCGACTATATCGACGTGCCGATGGCCTCAGACGGATCGAAGACGTTGGGCCTCGAGACGCTCGATGAGTATTTCGACCACAGCCCGTGGTATCGGCGCCGTCGCCGGCAAATCGTCATGGCCCGGCGCCCGGTGACCGAGATTGTGTCGGTGACGATCGGATCTGTCACGGTCGATCCTTCGGATTACGATTTTGACGGTGCGCGCGGCGAGATGAGGCGGACGGGCGTCCTGCCGCCGCCCAGCCTCGGCTACGCACCTGGTGTCCGAACCGTGGTCCGCTACAAGGCGGGTTGGACGCTGCCGGCGACGGCCAATTTCACGTTGCCGCTACCGATCGAGGGCGCGGTCATTGGGCTGCTCAGGGCCGCGCGGTTCGCCGCGGATCGAGATCCGATGGTCAAGTCGGAATGGACGACTGACATCGAGAAAATCGACTACTGGGTCGGCCAAATCGGGGAGAACGGCGCTTTCCCGCCCGATATCGCCTCGATGCTGGAGATCTATTGCTACGAGCCGGAGTTCGGATAGTGGACACGGCAGGTGCAGCTCGTGCGCGGCGAGGCATCCAGCGCCGAGGGCACGTCGTCAGTTTTCGGCGCATGACAAAGACGACGCCGCAAACCGTTGCAAATCGTGCGGACGTCAAAGTTGTCGCAAAGGGCTATGCGCCTGGTGAACTGGCTCCAGGCATAACCGTCGGCGTTCGCAAGCTGATCGTTTCGCGTCTTGATCTTGAGGACGCCGGATTCCCGGTACCGCCGGTCAAGGGCGACCGGATATTCTTTGGCGCGAACCTCGACGTCGCGACCACGATCGACGCCGTGGACGCCGACCATCGAGAATATCTCGGCTGCTACGATATCACGACATCGGGCGCCTGATGGCGCGGATATCGACCTTCGCCAAGGATCTTCAACTCGCCACCGCCGGCATCGCGCCGGAGAACATCGCCCGGGAATTGGCCGCCTTCGCGAAGAGCGAGCTCGCAAAGGCCATCGCGGACGGCGAGGGGTCAGAGCGATATGACCGCTATGTCAACGGCGTGCTCGGAGCCGTGGAAGAGACGGTCGTGCCGCCGGGCCCGATCCTCTACGTCTTCCAGTGGTGGCGCGAGATCATCGAATTTGCGCTGCAGTCCGCAGTTGAGCGATCGCCGGAGAAGTCGGGCGACTACAAGAAGTCTTGGTTCATCATGACGCCCGGTGGCGTCATCAAGAGCTTCGACGAGATCCCGATCAACTCGACGGTGATCTTGACCAACAATCAGCCCTACAGCCGAAAGATCGACGTCGGGCACATGCGGATGTCGGTGCCGCCAGGCGTCATCGAAGACGTCCGCAAGATGGTGATGGCGAGGTTCGGAAACTTCGTCACGGCCAAGCGGACGCTGATCCCGCTACCAGGCGGCTACATCCTCAAGGGGCGTTTCCGGCGCGGTTATCGGCCGTACGCCCGCACAAAGTTGCGGCCGGACACCCAGGCCGGCGCGCAGATGACCTATCCGGCGTTGGTCATGTCGATGAAGGAGATCTGATGGCCCTGCCGTACGATCCCGTGTTCGACGCGATCCGCGAATATCTCGGGTACACGGATCTCGAGACAGGGGAGTGGGTGCCAGGCAACTGGGACGCCTCGCTAGCGCCACTCGTCTACGAGAACGACAGCGATGGCCCGCCAACTGGCGAAGTCTCAAATTGGGTGCTCGTAGTCTTGGACTCGACCTTGTACGGCCAGCAATCGATCGGCGCCGGCGAGGACCAGGCCGCCAACCGCTGGGATGAAGACGGCACGCTTTGGTTTCACGTCTTCACGCCGCGCGGCAGCGGTTCGCGAGAGGCGCGTCGGATCGCGAAGGGGCTCGCGAATATGTTTCGCGGCGCCACGATGCTCAATGGCCGGCTCGAGTTCATGGATGCTGACATGGGCGCCAGCGATCCCGGCAAAGAGAACGCCAATTATTACCTGCGCTCGGTCAGCATCGACTGGCGCGTCATCGACGCAGAATAGGGAGGTCCGTGATGGACTACGACGTCTTGAAGCCATTCAACACCGTGAACCGTCGATTCAAGCCGGCCGCAGATGCGGATGCGGCGAGCGCGGCCGGTGGCAACATCGTCTTGGATACCGACGATCTCACGCCGCACACCATCGAGACCCTGGAGAAGCGCGGGTTCATCAAGGCCAGGACGGCAAAGCCACCCGTTGCCCCGCCGGCGAACAAGCTGGCGACTGCTGCCATCGAGCCGGGCCCAGCCACCTCCGAAAAATAGTCCGCCCTCAAATCCTGACCTCACGCAAGGCGCCTCTGGCGCTTTTTTCTTTGGGAGAAAGCCGTGACTTCATCCAACCGCACGCAAGTAGCCCTTGTCCGGGAGAGCACGCCGGGAGTCACGCCCACCACACCGCGTATGCGCAAGGTGAGGATCACGGGCGAGTCGCTGCAGTTCGCGCCGACCTATGTCGACTCCGAAGAAATCCGGGACGACCGCATGCTCGGCGACCCGATCAAGACCAACCAGTCTTCATCGGGCGGCCTCAACTTCGAGCTCTCCTACCCGGACGATCTCTCTCCATTGTCTGAGCTCATCATGTCGGCGTTCGAGAATGCATGGGTGAACACCCCGCAGTTCTTCAACGACGGCACCCCGGATAGCGTCATCACCGACGCCGGCACTGCGGCGAATACCTATGCGGTGACGGCGGGCGGCGCCGCGGTGAAGCAGGGCCATCTGGTTCGGGCCACCGGTTTCACGAATGCGGCCAACAACCAGATCTTCCCGGTTGCCTCGTCGACCTCGGGTACCATCGTCGGTACGGCCATCGGTTTGACTGCGGAGACCGCACCTCCCGGCACCGCGAAGTTGAAGGTGGTCGGATTTGCTGGCGCCTCCGGCGACATCACGGCGCTCGCGGACGGTCTCGGCTCGACCACGCTCGATTTCACGACGTTGGGGCTCGTTCCCGGCCAGTGGGTCAAGGTCGGTGGTTCGGCAGCCGCGTCGCAATTTGCCTTCCTCATCACTGCCGGCGCCAAGGCACGCGCTGCGGCGTTCGCCCGCATCACGGCGATCGCCGCCCACAAGCTGACCCTCGACAACCTGCCGTCAGGCTGGACCACCGATACCGGTACCGGCAAGACGATCTGGGTATTCGTCGGCGACCAGATCAAGAACGGCGTCACGCCGAATTCAGTGACGATCGAGCGTGGCTTCCTCGCCCAACCGATCCCGTCGTACATCGTCAACCTCGGCATGCGCGTGAACACGTTCAATATCGAGATGACGAGCGGCGACAAGCTGAAGGGAACAGCTGCGTTCATGGGTCTCGGCGGAGGCATCGGCACCACCGCACTAGACGCTTCTCCTGATGCGGTCACGACCGGCGTCGTCATGGCGGCCAACGCCAACGTCGGCCGTCTCGGCGTCAACCAGATCCAACTCGGCGCCCCGAACTGGGCGAAGGGATTCACCGTCCAGATCAACAACAACCTTCGCGCTCTGGACGCCGTCGACTCCGACGTTCCAGTCGGCATCAACGACGGCGAGTGCACCGTGACCGGCAACATGAGCACGTACTTCGGCAGCAAAGACGAGGTCGAGGCATTCTACAACGGCACGCCGCGGGGGATAAACTCCCGCGTCGCAAAAAACGGCCAAGCGCTGATCTTCCAGGTGCCGCGCGCCACCTATCGCGGTGGCGGCAATCCGCAGGCGACCGCGAAGAACACGGACGTCATGGCGAACTTCGACTACCAGGCCAGCCAGGATGTCCTCACGAACGCGCACGTCCTCCTCGACCGCTTCGAGTATTTCGAGGCGTGAGAAGCGAAGCATCTCTGGCGCAGTGAGGAGGGGCAATGAGCGTGTTTTCTGGCGTCATCGCAAACGGCGGATCGATTTCGGGCGCGATCCCGATCGGCGACAAGGTCATCACTGGAATCGTGATGCCGGCAGGTTGGGACGCGGCCGCGCTGACCTTCCAGGTCAGCATTGATGGTGGCGTCAATTGGTCGAACCTCTTCGACTCGAGCGGAAACGAGGTCGCCTTTCAGGCGGCGGCATCTCGGTTCATCGCGGTCGACCCGACGCTCTGGATCGGCATCAACCACATCAAGATTCGGTCCGGCACGGCGGCTGCCGCGGTGAATCAGAATGCCGAAAGATCTGTTCGTCTGGTTGGTCAATGACGAAGGTGCCGCGCACTCGCCGCGAACTGCTTAAGCCGCGAGGACGACTGATCCTTGGGAGAGTGGACGTCCCGCCATGGGTGCTGCGCGCTGGCGGGGCCGCGGCGGCTGTCGATCTGGATCTAGCCGGGGGCCGATATTTCGGGGGTGTGCTGGCCGACCTGCTTTCGTGCTCGCGGGCTTCGACGGGATATGCACAGACGAGCGCCGGGGTCTTGGTGCCGTTTGCGAACAATGTAATGCGCATCACTGATCTCGGTTGCCTGATCGAAGAGAGCCGAACAAACCTGATGCTGCAAAACCAGTCGGCCACAGCGGCAGCTTGGAATGCGCAAAATCTAAATCGGACCGACAACGCAGCCATCGCTCCCGATAGCACCATGACGGCATCGCTGGTCGCTCGCACCAGCACCGCAGCGAACTGCTATTTTCAAAGCAACATCGCGGTTACAGCCACGGCTGGTGCTACCTATACGGTCTCGCGTTACGTCAAGAAAAGTACGGTTGATGGCTTTTTCGGCCTCCGCATCCAAGGAACTTATCCGGTCAGGGCAGACGCGGTTTTCAACCTGAACAACGGAACCATCGTCGGTACGGCGGTCACCACCTTTTCAGGGCAAAGCGCCACAATCACGCCTTTGGCGAATGGGTGGTATTTCGTGACACTGACCGCCACCCTCGATGCCGGCACCACAGCGATCCGCGTCGTGAATGGCCCAGCGAGCGGATCAAGCGTTAGCTCGTGGGAAGGCTCCAGTGCGACGCTTTCCGACGCTCATGTTTGGGGCGGCAACCTCGAACTTGGTGCATTTGCCACGTCCACGATCCCGACCACGACAACGAGCGCGGTTCGCGTGGCGGACCAAGTTTCGGTCAGCGGGGCGCTCGCCGCGCTGCTGTTCTCCACGTTGGGTTATGCCTTTGCGGCCAAATTGAAGATGCCAACCCCACTCAATGTTGGGAATAACAACTATGTGTTGGCCGTGAGTGACGGGACGCTCAACAATCGGATTTCCAACTTCGTTGTCGGTAGCAGCGGCAATGGTTCCTATCGCCATATTGTCGCCGGCGCAGCCACCAACCCGCTCGATAGATCAGCGTCGTTCCCAGCCGGGACAGCGCACACTTTCGGACGGTCTGTCAGCAATGTGAGTGACACGAGTTACGTTGATGGCATTGCGGGCGCGGCCGTAGGCCAGACGGCGATGCCGACCGTCAATCAGGGCTACCTCGGATCAAATGAGACCGGAAATGCCTCGTTCTTCAATGGCTATATTCCGCGCGTTTCGTTTTGGTCCAATGCCGTGAATCTATCCGGCGTGACTGTTCCGTAGGAGATGACAAATGAAAACGAAGCTTCATTTGATGCAGTTTGACAGCGAGCAGATCGCGCGAAGCGATTTGGTCGTTGGTGAGTATTATTTTCCAGAGCAGGAACAGGGCGGCGATATCATCCCTGGCACTTGGGACCCAAGTCGTACGTTTCCGAACACGTTGGTCTTCATCACGCAAGACGCTCAAAGCGGCTTCTGGATCATAATCGCGGTCGATGACAGCAACACGTCGCTTGCACAGCACGCGAATTGCCGTCTCGCTTGGGACAATCTGAGCGCCGTGATCCTCGGCGGCACCTACACCGGCAACGATATGTCGGCGCTCTACGTCTCCCCCGTGCCAGCAGGCGCATACAATCCTTGGAACGGCCAGCCGCCTGCGCCGCCAGAACAGCCCGCGCAGTAGTTCACACTCTGAGCGTTCTCTGCACCTTATCAAAGCTTCGTTGACCTTGGCGCGGTCGCGGCGATCTTCTTGAATTTGTGGCAAAAGCATGGAATAAACCCTCAGCTTCCCAAAGTATGAGAATACCATGGCAGAGAGCCTAGCCCCGATCGACGCTTGTATCTTCGAGTCTCCCAATCCCCAATTCGCAATTGATCTGATCGAGGGCTGGACATCGGCTTTCCCCTCAGAAGCAAAGGTCACTGCCGGAACCGTCAATTTGTTCGCGGATGACCGTGCAAAGTGGGCGTTCACCAAAATCCGCGCCGATGGACGGGCTGGTGTGGAGGGGATGGACGTTCTGGAGCTCGGGCCGCTGGAGGGCGCACATACCTATATGCTTCAGCAGGCTGGGGCTAAGTGCATCACCGCGATTGAGGCCAACAAGCGCCTGTTTATGAAATGCCTTATAACGAAGGAGGTTCTGGGCATGGACCGCACCAAGTTCATGCTTGGTGATTTTATGCCCTGGCTTGGAACGACGAATCGCAGGTTCGATCTTGTATGGTGTACTGGCGTACTTTATCACATGCCAGAGCCGCTCAAGCTATTGCATGCGGTAAGCAAGGTCACTGACCGTGTGCACATCTGGACCCATTATGTCGATGAGGCTGGGTTAGATCAGCCGTGGGCGTCGCCAATCATCGCGCCAGATGATCGAAATTTCATGGGTCGAACTGTCAGGCACTACCGCAGGAGCTATCACGACGCAGCGAAGAGCAAGACCTACTGCGGCGGCGTGTACAATGAGGCTTCGTGGATCACCAAAGGTGATATCCTCAAACAACTTGAAATAGATGGATTCAAGTCTATCGATATCGCCTTCGACACGCATGACAATCCCAACGGTCCCTGCTTTGCGCTAGTCGCCCAAAGATAGGCATATCGAAACAGATCTGTCACAAAGCCGCCTTCGGGCGGCTTCGTCATTGGAGCCCCTTCGACGCCAGGGCTGATCCCGATGTCTTTCGGACTGCGGCGACCCACAGCGACCTTTCGATCACGCAAGGACTAAAATTGCGGCTGCGAATTGGCCCGCAGTTCGTCCGTGATGGTGGCTCGCACGAAGAGCCGCGACGGTTGGCGGCTGCCGCATAAGTCAAGTACCCGAGTTACCCGCAGGTCTGGGCCGGTCGGTGCCGGCAGAGGATTGGTGTCCTCGTGACCTCGGGATTTCACCGCCCGGCGCCCCGCCGGGCTTTCCCTTGATCCCAAGGTGACACCAAACCATGACTGAATCGCAGAAGACTTCATCTGTTCGTAGAGTCAAACTGTCTTCGCTCAAGTCCGACAGCCAAAAGGAGCGCGAAGGAGATTGGATCCCGGCGCTCGACATCGACCCGGACATCAAGTGGTTTGTCCGATCGACGAATTACGCACCGTTTAAAATTGCTCGCGACGCCCATGCATCGAAACTCGCGCGCAGGCACGGCGACAACGTCCCCGACGACGTCATGGCTGACGTCTATGGCAAGCTCGCCGTCGAGCACCTCCTCCTCGGTTGGCAGGGCCTTGTCGACGATGACGAGCGGGACATCGAATTCAGCCCTGAGCGTGCGAAGGAGATCCTAACCGATCCGGAATATCGGGCGGTCCGTGGGTCGGTCTACCTGGCAGCAACGAAGGTCGGCCGCGAAGAGGTCGAGTTCGTCGAGGCCGGCACAAAAAACTGAGAGCGGCCCTTCGCTACGAGCTCGAGCAGAAGGGCAACGACGAGTGGATCGCTGAGCTCGCCGAAGAAGATCCAGACGCTGCTGAATTCGCCGCCAACGCGAAGCGACCGGCCGATGCCGTCGTTCCGTTTTGGGCCGAAATCTATTGGCGCGCCTGGCACACGCTTCAGTTCGATCGACAGTACGGCGCCATGGGCGGCGAGTCGCCCATCACCTTCCTTTCCCTTGATGCGTACGCGCGACGCTACGGCATCGCCGGCGTCGAGTTCGAGCACTTCCTCGCCTTGGTTGGTGCCATGGACGAGGAATACCTCGAGCACATCGCGCGCATCATGAAGGCGGAGAAGGAGAGGGCGGCCGAAGAAGCCCGCATGAAGACAAGGGAGGCTGCACCCTAAAATGGCCGGTGTTGCTCTTTCATCGCTGCGCGTTACGTCGGATTTCGACGCTTCCGCCTACGCCCGCGGTGCCCAACAAAAGATCGACGCCGACAATCGGATGATCGCCAGCGACCGCGCGCGCAACGCGGCGCTAAAACAAGCCGATGCAGCTCTGGCAAAGGCGATTCCTGGTGTCGGCGGGCTCAGCAAGAGCTTGCTCGAGGGATACAGTGCCGGCGCTCAGTTCGAGGCCATGATCCGGCGCATCAACAATGCCATGGACAGGGGTCTTGGCCTCGACCGTGCAAACCTGTTGCTCGACGCCGCGTATCGAAAATTCGGTCTGTTCGCCGATGCGCAGCAGATAGCCGAGCGCGGCTCTCTCGAGCTGGCAAATGCGGTCAATCAACTCAACAACGCATACTCGGTTCAAGCCGAGGTTGCCGCGCGCGCCGCTGCTGCTGCGGAACAAGCCGGCGCCGCTCAGCAGGCTCAAGCGCGGTATACAGGCCAGTTCGGTATCTCCGGCGCGGCGAGCGTTCCGAGTGCCACGGCAAATCAGGTTGCGGCCCGGGTAGACGCCGAGCAGCGGCTCAGCGCGGTCATGGCGCGCCGTGTTGATCTCGAGGACCAACTGAAGACGGCGCAATCTGCCACGGCCAGCACTGTTTCGGATCTCGAGGCGAAGATCCGAAGCGCTGCCGTCACGACCGATGCCGCAAACAAGGTCGTCCTCGTCAATATTCAGAAGGTCAACGAGCTCTGGCAGAAGGAGCGCGACTTCTTCATCGAGCCGGGCAATCAGGGGAAACTGCCAGGCGCGCTCGACTTCATCAAGAATTTCTCGGGAGGCCAGTTCAGCGCCTCTACGCTCGGCGTTCTCGGGGGCGGACAGGTCGGGTTTGACGATGGGCGCAATCGCTTTGCGGCGATGCGCGATCTGGGGTTCTCGGCCGCGCCGGTCGCGATGGACCAAGAATCCATCGAAAATGCAAAGCGCCTTGGGCTGATCGTTGTTCAAACGGAGCAGGACGTCGCGACCAAGGTCGCCGCTATTCAGCAAAGCATCCTCGAGAACGATCGGCGGGTTGCGCAGGAGCGCATCAACGTCGCTTCGGCGACCCAGGCGAGGATCGACGATTCCCTTCGTGAGGCCCCACAGTCGTCGGAATTCTTCGGTTCGGCGAGAGCGTCTGCTGATGCCTTTATGGCGCAGTTCGGCGGGCTCGAGGGGATCGCCAAGGCAAGAGCGTCGGAAGCGGCAGCAGCGTTCGCGGACGAACTCGATCGCCGGATGATCGCCGGCGCGGCCAAATCCGCGCGGGACTCGGCGAGCGTTTTCGAAGCTGAACTTCGACAGGTCGAGGAGGTCGCCCGTCTGCGCGCACAGCAGGCCGGATCCGAGTTCCAGCGGAGCTTCAATGCTTCCTTGGGCATTGGCGGTCCGTCGGCGACTTCCCAAGGAGCGACCTATTCGGCGCTGGCCGCGCAGATTGAGCGCCTCGACCAGATCGAGCAGGCGAGGGCGGCCCACAACGCTCAGCAGTTCCAGGCCAACATCAACCTGGCCAGCGGGATTGATCGGCAGGCGAAGTCGGCGCGGGACTCCGCGGCCATATTCCTTCAGGCCGCGCAGGCCGAGGAGGCGGCGGCGAAATCGGCCGCCGATCTCCGCGCGCAGATCGATCCGATGGGTACGGAATTCGCGCGGCTCGGCGCCCAGATGGCGGATTACCGCAAGCTGCTCAATGACGGCGTGATCTCCGCAAACGAATACGAGCAGGCCCAAGTCCTCCTCGCGAAGCGGCTCACGGACGTCCAGCAGCAATTGAACACGACCTCGCGCATCGGTCGCGTGACGTCGGGTGAGATGGCGAATCTAGGATATCAGATCAACGACGTCGTCACTGGTCTCGCGCTTGGCCAGTCGCCGTTCATGATTCTCGCCCAGCAGGGTGGTCAGTTTTTCCAGATCTTCCAGGCCTCGAAGGCGAGCCTATCGGAATTCGTCACGGCGGCCAGCAGCGGCTTCATGAGCATCCTGAGCGTCGGCAGGGTGGCGTGGGGTGGTGTTGCCGCGGCAACCGGCATCGCTCTCCTGGCGCTCAACTCCTACCTGACGGCCCAGGAAAAGGTCACCATGGGCCTGCTCGGTGCCGGCCGCGCCGCCGGTACGAACAACGCCGGAATCACTGCCATCGCCGAGGCAGGATCTTCGCCGACCGGACTGTCGGTCAGCGAAGCTAGGGAATTGGCCACCGCGCTGGCATCGACGGGTAAGGTCGCAAACGACAACCTTCTACCAATCGTCCAGACGGGCAAGGACATCTCGCGCATCTTCGGCGTCGATGCGACGGAGGCGGCCAAGATGCTGGCGGACGCCTTCGCGGATCCCATCAGGGGCGCGGATCAGTTGAACCAGCGCCTCGGTTTCATGGACGCGGCGTCGAGGCGCAACATCCAGAATCTTGTCGATCAAAATAACCTCTATGGCGCCCAACGAGCACTGCTTAGCGGCGTGCAGCAGGGCCTTCAGGGTGTCTCTGATGCGACGTCGCTCACGAGCAAGGGCTGGACGGCACTCGGCAACGCGATTTCGAACGGTTGGGACGCTCTCGGCAAGTTCATAACCAAGTCCCTCGGGCTCGACAGTGGCCTCGAAGAGCAATTGGCGAAAGCCAAGGCACAGCTTGATGAGTTGAAGAAGTCGGGCGGCTATCTCTTTGCCTACGGCATGGAGATGCCGATCAAACTCGACAATTCGGCTGTCCAAGCCCAGCAGGAGCGCGTCGATCAGCTCACGGCGGCGATAGAGCGGAACAAAAATGCAGCCTCTGCTGCTGCGGCCGCGCAGCGCTCGTTCTTGGTCGAGTCGACGGCGCGATCGCTAGAGCCCGAGATCGCTGACCGGGAAAAGCTGACCAACGATCTCGTGGTGCTGAAGTCCGCTCTGGACAGCATCGCGCAGGATGAAGCCGCCGGGGCACGACTTCAGCAACTCGAGCTCTCAATGGAGCAGTTGGCGAAGTCTGTCCAGATCGCTAGCGACAGGGCAAAGGCATTCAAGACCGAATTCGAGACCTCGGTTTCGTCGATGAATACGGCGAACCAGGCCATCACGGCGTTCTCGCCATCGCAGAAGGGAGCGGTCGCCTACCAGCAGCAGATGGACTCGACGCTTCGGTCGAACCTGACGCTGACCGAGCGCCAAACCCTTGCTGATCTGGCGGCCGCCAATGCCGTCAAGCAAGCCACGACGGCGCTTTCCGAGCAGGCGCGCGCGCGGGCGCTGACCGCCAATCAGAGCGTCCAGAGCGAGCAGATCGAGATCGACTTGCTCGGAAAGACTATCGGCCAGCAAGCCGAGATCCGCGCCAACCTGCAAGCCCGGCAGCAATTGGAGCAGGAAGCCAGCCAGAACAGGACGGCATTCGACGAGGCGCAGTATCAACGGCTCCAGAAGATCAACGCCGAGCTCGGTCGACGCACGCAACTCGCTGCGGTGGCCGCCGTCAATGACAACGTTCAGTTTGGCGCCAGGACTTCGCTGTTGTCGCCCGATGACGTTCAAATCGCGCAGCAACTGCGCGGGATCTACCCGGACGTCACGCAGGCGCTCAGCAGCGTCGAGGCCGCCGGCCTGCGCGCCAATGCCGCGCTGAGCCAGGTCTCATCGTCGGTATCGAACAACCTCACCACTGGCTTCGCCGATGCAGTCGACGGCACCAAGACGTTCGGGCAGGCGGTGTCGGATACCAGCAAGCTGGTGATCCGGGCAATCGAGGAGATGATCATCAAGATCACGATCGTCGGCCCGCTGCTCCGGGCGCTCCAGACGTCGATCGGCGGGCCGCTCGGAGGTCTCCTCGGTGGTGGTGACCTCGGTTCGTCACTTGGCTCCGCCGGCATCACCTATGGCACGCCCGGGGCAGCCGGCAGCAACCTCTTCGGTCCCCTGGCGCCGAGCGCGCGCGGCAACATCTTCGGCGGCGGCAACATCATCCCGTTCCGGCTCGGCGGCGTCGTGACGCGACCGACGCTGTTCCCGATGGCGAACGGCGGCACCGGACTGATGGGCGAAGCCGGCGAGGAAGCCGTGATGCCGCTGCGGCGCGGTCGTGACGGCCGCCTCGGCGTCTCGGCAACAGGTGGCGCGGCCGCGAATGACAACGTCGGCGCCGGTGTCGTGGTGAACATCTTCAACGCACCGTCGGGATCGACGGCCGAGTCCAGGGTGTCTCAGGGACCTGGCGGAACGACCGTCGACGTCTTCCTCAAGAACGCGGTCACCGGCGTGCTTCTGGATGATGCCGCCAGGAACGGTCCGATCTCGCAGGCGATCGCCGTCCGCCAGCGCGGATATGGAGTGTAACGGATGGCTCTTCCGTCATGGCCGGCCGTTAACTATCGCCCGCAGCGGGACGGCTTCCAACCCATCAAGCGGTTTCTGGATCCGCTTGCAACCGACATGGAGGGCGGCAACACCAGGCAGCGCCCGCGGCCCGGGGACAACGTCGGCACGATCACCCAAACGATCAATCTCACAATAGCCGAGCACAATATCTTCGTGCCGTGGGTGAAAACCACGTTGAACAACGGTACGGCGAGATTCACGGCCAATGTGTGGCTTGGATCTTCCTATGCCTCCAAGACCTGCCAGTTCACGAAGGATGGGAAGCCAACCTATTCGCCGATCTCATCGAGCCACGTCGCGGTGACGATGACTCTTCGGGTTTACGATCTCTGATGCCGACCCATAGCGAAGCGTTGCTCGAGGCCTATGCGTCGTGTCGACCGAGCTCGCGCATCTTCTACACGCTGGAGATCTGGCAGGCATCGTTCGCAGAGCCTGCGCGAGTCGTCACGAACGTCGGAGACGATATGACCTTCGGCATCGAGGCCGGCGCGCCGCGCAACGGCGGCGAGATGGTGACGTTCATCGCCTGCCCGTTCCAAGCGAGTTATCCGGAGCAGCGGGAAGGGCAACCGCCGCAAACCAATATCAAGATCGACAATGTCAATCGCGAGTTGGTGCCCAAGGTCCGCGCTGCGATGTCGGTCCGGCAGTACATCCAGGTGCTGTATCGCGAGTACCTCAACAACGATCTGACGGAGCCCGCCTATGGGCCGGTCGAGTTCGAATTACGCAACGTGAAAATTGTCGGCGTCTCGATGACCGGGACCGTGATGGTGAAAAACCTGCAGAACAAGCGGTTTCCGCGGCTCACCAAGAACTACGACTACGTTCAGTTTCCCAGCTTGCTGCCGACGTGACCCGTTCCGAATTCCTCTCGCCGCTGATCGGCGAGCCGTGGGCTTGGCAATCCCGCAATTGCTGGGACTTCGCCTGCCATGTGCAGCGCGAACTGTTCGCACGCGCGCTTCCGGCGATCGCGGTGCCGGCCGATTTCTCCAGGCGCTGGGTGCTGGACGAGTTCGCGGCTCATCCGGAGCGCGCGCTATGGCGCGAGGTTGCCGAGGGGCCGGGCGGCCTGGTGACGGCCGCCGACGGCGCGTTGGTGCTGATGGCGCACCTGCGCTTTCCCGCGCATATCGGCGTCTGGTTGAGGCCAGAGGCGCGGATCATCCATTGCGACGGCAAGACTGGCGTCGCCTGTGAGACCCCGCTGGCGCTGCGCCAGATGGGCTGGAAGAAGCTGACGTTCTTCGAACCGAGATCCTGATGCACCGAACAGCAAAGAAATTCTCGGCGCTCCCGACGCCGCAACGTTCCCGCGCGCGCCGTGAGCGCCGCAGCGATGCCGCGCGGCAGCCGGTGCTGCATGTCGTCACGCCGGGCCTCGAGGTCGCCCGGGAGACGCCGCGAAAGGGCGAAACGGTGACGGCCTTCCTGCGCCGCTCCGGCTGGGCCACGCATGACCGCAAGTATGGATGGGAATTTCGCAAGGGACTGCCGACCATCCTTGAGATCAACGGCGAGGCGGTGCTGCGCAAGGATTGGCGGCGCCGGCGGATCTCCGCCAACGACAATGTACGGTTCGTTTCGCACCCGCTCGGCGGTGGTGGCAGCGGCGATACGGCCAAGCAGGTGGTTGGCCTGGTCGCGCTCATCGCGGTGTCGGCGTTCGCGCTCTGGGCCGGACCGGCATTGTTCGGCGCCGGCACATTCGGTGCCTATGCAACAACGGCAGGTTTGGGCATCGCCGGCGCGCTTGCGATCAATGCGCTCACGGCGCCCAAGCCGGGTGCCACCAACGCCCCGGATGCGACGCAGGATCAGATCTATTCGGCCTCCGCGCAGGGTAACGTCGCCAAACTCGGCCAGCCGCTGCCGGTCTGGTATGGGCGCCTCAAGCGCTATCCTGATCTCGCCGCGACGCCCTGGAGCGAGTTCGTCGGCAACGATCAATATCTGAACATCTTGCTGTCTGTGACGATGGGGAGCCTCGAATACGAGAGGCTATTCATCGACGACACCGTGCTTTGGGATTTTGTGACCGGGATTTCGGCGTCCTATCCCGGCGCGCAGGTCGCGTTCTATGAGCCGGGCCAGCAGGTCACGCTTTTCCCGACCAACGTCGCGGCGTCGGACGAAGTGACCGGCCAGCAGTTGCCTGATGGTAGCGGAACGACCGGTGGTTTCTTCGTCCCGGCGACTGGGACATCGCCGGGTGCGTGGATCGGGCCGTTCGCGGCCAATCCACCGGGCACGCAGGCGCAATCGCTCGCGGTCGACTTCGTCATGCCGGCCGGCTGCGCCACTTTCAACCAGACCAACAATGGTGGCCGCGTCGGTTATGGCACGGTGCCGCTCACGGCGGAATACTGCCAGATCGACGACGCCGGCACGCAGATCAGTTCGTTCGTGCCGCTGTTCTCCGCCATCCTCAGCTATGGCTCGACCAGCCCGATCCGAGACAGCCGCAAGGTGGATGTCGCGCCGGGTCGCTACGCCGTCCGTTTCCGCCGCAACGATGCGGCGTTCGATTCCTCGCTTGGCTCGAACCAGGTAGTCTGGGCCGGCCTGCGCGCCTTCCTGAAGGGCGACAACTCGTTCCCCGACGTCTCGACGGTCGCGATCCGCCTGCTTGCTTCACAGTCGACGCAGGGATCTTTCAAATTCGGCGTGCTCGGCACCCGCAAACTGCCGGTCTGGAACGGCTCGAGCTTCGTCACCCAGGCGACGCGCAATCCAGGCTGGGTGTTTTTGGACGCCGTCACTAACGCGCAATATGGATCCGGCCTGCCGATCTCGAAGGTCGATTTCAACGCGGTAGTCGCCTTCGCTGCTGGCTGCACCAGCCGCAGCGATACCTTCAATTATTGCTTCACTACTGCCGTCGCGGTGCCGGAGGCCTTCGACAAGGCTCTGACGGTGGCGCGGTCGCGGCATTTCTGGCTCGGTGACACGGTCTCAGTGGTGCGCGATGAGTGGCGCGACGTACCGACCATGTTGCTGACGGATCGCGAGATCGTCCGCGACTCGACGCAGGTCACCATCACCCAGCTTGGGGAGGATGATCCTGACGCCGTCATCGTCGAATATATCGACGAGAATACCTGGCTGGCTGCACAGGTGCAGTATCCGCCGAATTCACCAACCTTCACTGCCCAGAACGCCGAGACGAAAAGAATCGACGGCGGCACCGACCGGAACCAGATGTTTCGAGAATGTGCGTTCTGGTACCTACAATCGATCTATCGCCGCGAGGCGGTGCAGATCGGGACGGAATACGAGGGTAGGGCGATCACCTTCGGTTCGGTGCTCCGGGTACAGTCCGAATTGCCAGAGGCTTACGGCTACGGCGGCGCCGTGGTCGCGGTCGATAGCAACGAACTGACGCTGTCGCCGGCGCCGGTGTGGGATAGCGGACCGTTCTATATCCGGCTGCGGCGGCCGAACGGAAAGTTCTTCGGGCCTGTGCTGGCGGGGCCTGGCTCGAGCGCGGCAATAGCCGTTCTGGACGCAGCCAGCCTTGCCGCTGCCGAGAGCTCACAGAGCACTACGCTCGCGGCTGTGCTGGCGCGCGAGGATGGTGGCGAGGATCCCAGCTTCGAGCTCGGTACCGGCGTCTCTTCCTCGAAGCTCTGCATGGTGCTCAGTGGCCAGCCGAATGGCGAACTCTGCACCCTGAGTCTGGTGGTCGACGACCAGCGCGTGCACGCGACCGATCTCGGTACTCCGCCGGTGCTGCCTGTTGGGCAATTCCCGGCCAACGATAAGGTGCCGCTGATCGTCGGGCTGAACGCGATGTTCAGCCAGGGCATCGCCGAGCCGGTGCTCGCGGCGAGCTGGTTTCCATCCGCCGGCGCGATCTATTACATCGCCGACGTCAGCTATGACAGCGGCAACTCCTGGATCCAGGTCTACGAGGGCGCCGACAACAAGTTCGACAACAAGGTGGTGACGCCGGCCGCGCTGCGGCTGCGCGTGCAGGCCGTCACCAGCCTGCTGCGCGGGCCGTATGCGACGGTAGACCTCTCGGCTCCGACGGTCGAAATTGCCAGCGGCGCGGTTGCGCTGAAGTCGCTGATCGACGGCATCAAATATCAGATCACGACGCTGATGAACGAAATCAATGACAAGATTGTCGATATCAATCAGCGCATCGCCGCAATCGCCGACAAGGACGCTAGCGATTGGATCGACAGGGAGGAGATACGGAGCCAACTGGCCGCTCGGGGTAATGCTGCCTCAGCGGAGATCAACGAGGTACGCCTAGTCGCGGTCGGTACCGCGGATGCATTGGCATCGTTTTCGCAAGAAGTGACAGCGACGTTCGGCCCGGCGTTTTCCTCCGTCAAGACGGTTTCGCAGGCTGTGGCGACACTGGATGGATACGCCGCGGCGTCGTGGTCTATCATGCTCAACGTCAACGGGGCCTGGTCCGGAATCCAGTTGGTCGATGGCAGCGATAGCGAAAGCGTCATCAACCTTCTGGCATCCAACGTCAAGATATCGCTACCTGGCTTCAATGGCGACGATCCTTACGACCTCTTCGCTACGGGCTTGGTCGGCGGCGTGCCATCGGTTGGCATCAACGGCAATCTGATCCTCAACGGCACGATCACGGCAGTCATGATGAACGTGGGGACGCTGAGCGCAATCAGCGTCAACGCCGGTGACATCCGAGCCGGCACGCTTGCCGATCCGACTGCATCCCGCATGTTCATTGATTTGAACAACGCGCGCATAACGGTATCGGATAACACCTGATGGCCCGACGTTTGGTCATCGGTCAGCAAGCGGACGGCAGTTTCGGTATTCGCTGCTCTGCGCCCGGTTTCGATGCGTTGTTCGCGGCGGACGATGGGCGCTCGATCACGTTTGATAGCCGTTGGGCAGACATCGCAAAGATACATGCCGTTGGCATCGTCCCCTGGTCCGCAGCGGCGTGGCAGCAAGTCGATAGCTTGGGAAACGTCCTCACTTTCCCTGGGTTTGCCGCTGTATGGCCTGCGCTTCCGTACAAGCCGTTTATCGAGGTGCGGGCGTTCACTGGCGGAAACGTCGTCCGCGATGATTGGTGGTCGGCGGCGGCGCCGATGGGGAATCCCGCTGCAATTCTCACCAATGCTTTTCGTATGGGCGGGAATTCTAGTTACGCGGGATACAGCGCAATCTATGTCGTCTATCGAATTCCGGTGCCATCCGGATGAGTGATCGCGTTGTTATTGGTCAACGCGCAAATGGTGAATATGGCTTGTTCGTTTCACCGCCGGGCGTAAGCGCAATGTTTGCGCCCGATGACGCGCTGTTGCTAAGCGTTACGCAAAAGGTATCTCAGCTGATCCTAATGGGGCGGGTGAATTCCAATCAAACGATTGCCCTTGGACTAGGGCGTACACCGGTTGTGCTGATCACGAGTCAGTTCAATTGGAGTAGCGTCATTGGTCATTCGCTCGGGCCAGGGCCATTTCGACCATCGCCCGCGCCCGGGTCGGGACAATCTAACTGCATCATCAACGGTAACGGCGCATCGATGACGATACAATTGTCGCTACCAACGACATACCAAGTTTATAATTCGGCAATCACCTAAATGGCCCGACGCGTCATCATCGAAAGCAACGCTGCATCTCCGTTGTTGGTGTCTGTCCCGGGCGTCGACGCGGCGGGCGCGCAATTCAATCAGGTCATCTTCAACGGCAATCAACCGCCGCTCCGTTTGGTCGCAACCGGTGTTTCGCTGGTCCCTGGAATTTTCAATAGCGAATATGCTGGCGGAAAAAACATCAACGAGGGACCACCGACATTTATTTTCACACCGCCACCGGGCGTAACTCCCGTGTTCATCGTCGCGGTTCGCAACATCAACGAAACTAACCCGGTATTGCAAACACCATATTTCGGCATCGGAGCAAGTGGTGGCCCGGGGCAGGCAACCGGAGCAGGCGGCGGCATGGTTGCCGCAGGCTATTTCTGTCCTGCGAACTTCGATGCGGGCTTAATCGTACCACCGGGACAATCGGACGTCGCGGGTGATCCATATTACGTCAATCATTGCGTGTTCCGGAATGTGAACTAGGGGGACGATCAGAATGCTGTACGTCACGTATGATCGAGACGGATCAATCAATGGTCAACTCGGCATGATCACGCAAGCCAATAAGTTTTTCGGCAGTCCGCAGGAATTGGCCTCTTATGAGGAGGTTGCACGCGATCAACTGAAGCAACAGTTCATCAAAGAGAACTCTCCCGGTCTTGTACCACCGGAGTTTTGGTATGTACGCAACGACGCTTTGACAGAACGTCCGGTGTTAACGAGCATCGGCGTTACCAAAACGATAATAAAGCCGTCCAATGGTGACGATTATGCTCTGATCACAGGCATTCCAGCGGATTCGAAGTATAAGGTTTACGGCGCGAACGAATTGATTGCTTTCGGTGTGATGGACAGCACCGAAATGCAAGTCAGCATTCCAGTGCCGATGGTCTACGTGATCTACTTGGACAAGTGGCCCTATCAGACATTCAAACTCGAGATCAGGGCGCAACTCTGATGGTCGTGATCAACATTGACCCAATGCCCGCGATACGCGCCGCCAAGAAAGAAGCGGTGAATGCCAACTTCAATGCCGCGAATGCCTCTCACGTTGAGCAAGCGCACATGCAGAAGCGCCTCTGGGCGCAAGCGCAGGACCAGCGGCTGAAGCCGGAGGCGGACTTGCGCGGCATCACCGTGGCCGATCTCGCCGCTATCATTCTGGCGAAGCCAGACACCTTCGCCGAGCGTGAACTGCAACGCCAGAAGATCATGCTGCAGATTGAGGCGGCAACAACACCGGCCGAACTTGACGCTGTCAATGGTCGAACCGTGACCTGACCGGCTTAGGGCCGAGAACCTCAAGAATTAAATTCTGATTATCGAGGCGCCGAACCGCGCCGCGAACTTCTTTCTATTCAGAAAGGGGAACAATGGCTGCTTTCCCGAGCTACTCGACCGGTACGGTTTCCGTTGGGAACGGTGATCCCACGATCGTCGTCGCCGGTGCGATCTTGTCTGGCGGAAACGCGATGCCTGGTGATGACATCGTCATTCTCGGTCACACCGTGATCGTCCAAGATGTGATCGACATCGGGCAAATCGAAATCGATCCGTGGCCCTACGACGATGTGGCTCCTGGAACGCCATACAAGATCGTCCAGCGATCGCCGCAGCGTTACGGAAGCCAGGAGTTGGCGAATGTCAGGGCTCTGTTGAACGTTCTGCGCGTCAAGGGCCTGCTATGGTATCTGGACGTGGCTTGGGACGATCCGTCAGAAGCACAGCCGCCTCTTACGGCCGTTGACGGGCAAGGCATCCTGCAGATTGCAACAGGAAAACTCTGGGTCATGCAGGGTGGCGCGTGGACGTTTTCCGGCGTCTTCAGAGGGATTAGCCCCAAAGGAGCCTTTGACAACGGAACCGTTTACTCGGCCAATGACATGGTCTCGTCCGCTGGCTCGTCCTACGTCTGGATCAACGAGACGCCAGGATCCGGCCATGCCCCGCCGAACGCGACCTATTGGCAAGTTGTCGGCGAGAAGGGTGACAAGGGGGACAAGGGCGATACCGGCGCAAGTTACGCCGGCACGTCGACGACGTCGCTCGCGATCGGCCCGGGATCGAAGGCCTTCACGACGCAAGCCGGACTGGCGTATCTCGACGGCGCTCGTGTGCGCGCCAGTTCGGACGCGAACACCTCGAATTGGATGGAAGGTATCGCGACCTACAGCGGCACGATCCTGACGATCGCGGTGTCCAAGACCAACGGATCTGGCACATACGCCGACTGGAATTTCAATGTTGCCGGCGAGCCTGGCGCCGGCGACATGACGTCGTCGAATTATGCTTCTGAATACATCGGTCACGAAGCGCAGGTGCGCGCGAACATCGCGGCGCAGGCGCTGGGCGATTACGCCGGTATGAGCAACGGCACACTGGTGGCGTCGGCATCGGCCGGCGCTCTAACCGTCGCTGTCAAGACGTTTGCGGGGGCCGATCCGAGCGCCGCCGATCCGGTCTATTTCTATTTCCGCGACAGCACACTGACGTCTGGCGCCTTTACGCGTATCGCCGTTACATCTGCGCGGTCGGTAGTGATTGGCTCGACCAAGACGCTTGGCGCCGTGAATGGAACTGGCGTGCGAGTGTGGATCACCGCGCATAACAACGCCGGGACAGTGCAGCTTGGCGCGATCAATTGTTCGGACACGTCGGGGGTGTTTTGCCCGCAAGAGCACGTCAAATATACGACCGCAGTCCCCGGTAACGCTTCCAGAGCTTTCTACACGACATCCGCCATTGCCACCGCGGCGCCGATGCGTTTGCTGGGGTTCTGCGAATGGAATTCGCTGACGACAGCAGGAATGTGGGTTGCCCCTGAAATCGTGCAGTTGCTTGGCCCTGGTGTCTGCAGACCTGGCCAGGTCGTCCAAACAGCCTTCACCAAGATTTCAACAGTGACGACGATAACGACTAATACCCCGACGGGAACCGATTTGATTGCAGGTTTCAACCCCACAAGCACTGCAAACCTTGTACGCGGATCATTTACGGGAAGCGTTCAAAGCAATAATACAAATCATCGCGCATTCGTTGCTGTGTTTCGTAACGGAGCTGCGTTTCCAAACTTCCCGTTAAGCAGTGTCTTTGCGACTGGAAGTTTTGCTTCGGCCCCCTGCGCCGGTAGTTGGTTGGATAAGCCTAATTCAACATCTTTGCAAAATTACAGGGTATTCTTGAATAACGACGACAATGCTTCAACTGTTTCTTTCCCAGATAACGTTGGCACTGGTCAACAAGCCGCTTCGATGACCGTGGACGAGATTATGGGGTGACGACTACCGGCGATCTTAGCGTAGCCGTGTGGACCAGATGAAAACGGACTATCGGCCGCGACTTTCCTGCGCAACAGCGGCTTCGGGATGGGGCGTTTTTTCGGGGCTCCTAGCTCTTTCGCTGATCTTGAGCACGAAGCGTCGCGCGGGTCGTTCAAAAAGCCAGAATGATATCGTTGCTGTGGTGATAACCAGGGCTAGAAAGACCGCGATTTCCAATGGCGTCTTCGGGCTCATGACCATCAGAAACGGCCAATGCCAGAGATAAACTCCGTAGGAAATATTCCCGGAGAACGCCGCAGCCTCGGCTGCAATCCCTGTTAACGAGGCATGCGCGAGAGATGCCACGGCAACCGCGAACAGAATGTAGTAGGGGATGTCGCCGGTGGGATGATGCTCCAGAGGAAAGATCGGGAACACCGAAAGCAGGAACGCGATCGTCGCGGCTGTCCATCCGATTTTAGGAGGGATCTGCAGTTGAAGACGATAGAGCGTCCAACCGAGCAGAAACATGCCGAGGCAAACGCCATATCGCGGCGCGAATTGAACTAGAAAGCCATCTTTCAACTCGCAAAGCGCAAAGATGAGGACCGCTGTGCCGATGCTGATCGTGCGAAGGATGGTGTTCCGTGAGCTGAGCGCGATGAAGAGAAAGCCACACCAGAATTCAGCGCCAATGCTCCAGGACGGTGCGTTGAAGGACCACTCGCCCGTAAAGAGGGACTGGGTAAGCGTGATCGTCTCGAACATGGCTGGCTTGAAAATCCAGCTTGAATTTGCGGCACCTAAATAGATCAGCGATCCGAAAGTCACGGCCCAAGTTAGCGCGTGCAGCGGATATAGTCTCGCAAACCTGGCAATGATGAAACCGCCAAAAGACATTCTCCCTGTCTCTATGGCCTCGCCGTAGGCGTGCGAAAGAACATAGCCTGAGAGAACAAAGAAGAATGCCACGCACATTGAGTAGGCGGGGCCGTAGTAATCCGGGATGACCGCGGATGTATGGCCGATTGCTACAATGATAGCGGCAATGCCGCGTAGAAGGTCGAGCGCTAGAAAGGCGAGGCCTCCGAAAGGTGCTTGTTTTTTCTGACATTCCCGCCCCCGAGATGTGGCGGCGATACCATCTTGCGCCAACCAGGGCAACATGTTTGCGGCAGGAAGCTTTGAGTCGGCCCCTTGTGCCGGAAGTTGGCTGAACAAGCCGAATTCAACGGCCACGCGGAAGTACTGGGTGTGGCTACGCAGCGTCGACGGAGCTAGCGCTTGCCGCGTTTCACCGACACATCAATGCGGACTATCAAATACAAAGCAATCGCAGCCATGCCAGCGATTCCGAGTGAGGCATAGACCGCATTCAAATGAACATCTCCGGCTTGAACGGTAGTGGGTGACTAGGATCTGGCATCCACGACCAGTCCTGAGCAGCATTACGTCCTCTGATTTTCCAGAGAATCCTCCGTAACCGACGCAATAGTCTCATCTTCGGCTCAGCTCCCCAGATTTTCCAGATTCGAGAACGTCTGATCCTTTGAGGTTGTCTCCGGACGCCAACCACAATCGGGGCGCAATCACCCCGAGAGGCGGCCGCGTTATCACATCGAAGCGCAACAAAGGCAACCCCGTACCGGCTAGTACACGCAAATCTGAGCGGCACTGCACAGTGCGCCGGCCGACGTGATCGCGTCCAGTATCCACCACCAACCGAACAATCCCCATGACCGATTTCAATTCCCACTTCCGTGAAATACGGAGCCACGCCTATGACTAAGCTGACCAAGGAGGCGCTGGCGGCTGGCCGGCTGTAATTCAATCCTTTGAGTTCATTTGATCGCGCGCCACCAGTCATCCTCGTCCGAATCGGCCTTCTCCCCTGAAGGGGAGTAGATCGCGGAAACGAAGAGCAAAACAAAAATCAAAAGAAAAACGAGCGGAACCGCCCAGAACATTCCCAGCCCACTTCCTCAGCCGGGGCTGACCTCTATCACCACAACCGATTCGGCAACAACCCCTCCGTAAGGAGCGGCCGCCGTACAACCGTACCACCAACCGAGAGCAATCCCATGACCGCAGCGACATACGATGCGGCGATGACTCGCGTCTTCGCCGATGAAGGAGGCTATACCAACGACCCGGTGGATCCGGGTGGCGCCACGAATTGGGGCATCACCATCAAGGATGCCCGGATGTACTGGAAAGCGGATGCGACGCCGGCGGACGTGAAGGCGATGCCGAAGGCGGTGGCGGCCGACATCTATCGCAAGCACTACGCCAATCCGATGCGGTACGATGATCTTCCGGCCGGCTTCGATTATTCGGTGCTCGATGCCGCGATCAACTCCGGCGTCGGCCGCGCGCCGAAATGGGCCGGGCAGGCGCTCGGCATTGCAGCGACATCAATCGGCGCCGTGGTCGGCCCGGCCGCGGCGGCGAAGGACAAGGTCGCCGTGATCCAGAAATACTGGAGCATCCGCCTGTCGTTTTTGAAGGGCCTGTCGACGTTCTGGCGTTTCGGCAAGGGTTGGACGCGCCGCTGCACAGGCGGCGAGGCGGCGGCCGTCAAGATGTGGCTCACGATCGGCGAGAAGCTCGCCAGCACCGACGCCAAGGCGCGGCTGGACCAGGAAGCCGGCAAGGCGAAGGCGCAGAGCAAGAACGCCGCGGCCGGGGCCACGGCGGCCGGATCAGGCCCGACGATCGCGGCGCCGGCGGTCGATCCCGCGCAGTTCACCTGGGGCGGCAAGGTCGCGCTCGGCATCCTGATCGCCTTCCTGGCGCTGTTCGTCATCTACCTGATCCGCCAGGCCATCATCCACAAGCAGCGCGCGGAAGCCTACGCCGCGGCCTGACGTCGTTTCGCTTTCCCTCAACCTCAAATCGGGAGATCTATCCATGTGGACCGTTCTCGCGGCCAGCCTGGCTGCGCTCGGCATCTATCTCGTCCTGCGCCCCACGCTGCATGCGCTGCCGCAACTCAAGGCGGCCTACGCTCGGGCGGATACGTTCTGGGGCAAGGCCTTCGCGCTTGCCCACAAATCCGCGACCATCGTTGTGACCTATGTCGGCGCGGCGATCGGCTTCTTGCTCGAGCAACTCGACACCATCGCCCGCGTGGTTGGCGATCCCAGCTTCCAGGAGCAGGTGTCGAAGGTGCTCGGTGCGGATACTCGCGTGCTCGGCGTCGTGATGATCGGTTTCTCGGCCATCGTGTTCGCCTCGCGCATGCGCTCGATCATCAAGGGCGTCTGAGATGCTGGCGACCATCCTGACATCGATCGCGCCGATGGTGATCGGCAAGCTCGCCGATGCCTTCAAGGCCTATGAGCAGAAACAGATTTCGCTTGCCGAGCTGCAGGCGAAGGTTGCGCAGGCGCTGATGGAGTGCTTCAGCGAGGTGATGCGCTCGGAGACCGACGCCCTGGCCAAGACCTTCGCCAGCTTCGGCCAGGTGATGGCCAACTCGCGCCTGGTGCGTATCGTGTGGGCCATCATCGTGCTCTCGCAGCTCGGCGTATTGGTGTGGCAGCAGCTCGGCGTTCCCGCGGTGGTCTATCTCTGGGGCGGCGTCTGGCCCTCCGCCGGCGCCACAATCGATTGGGCTTATCTGCTTATCGCCGGCATGTGCGGCCTCGGCCCCGTGGTGCTCAACGCCGGGCCCGGCAAGGTCAACGTCGACGCCCTGAAGACTCCGATCGGCAAATAGAAGCGCGGAAAAGAAAAGGCTCTCGCGGAATGGATACCTCAACGCTGGCCGTAATCATCGCCGGAGGCGCGCTCATGCTCAACTTCGTGGACAAGCTATGGGGCGGCGGCTGGAAGCTTTCCAATCGCATCACCAAGCTCGAGACCGGAGTCGACGGCATCCAGTCCGAGATCAAGAAGCTGGTCGAGGCGATCGGCAAGATCGCCGACATGCGTGGTGATATCCGCGTGCTCGACCAGCGCATTCTAACGGCAGAGCAGGACATCCGCGAGCTGCGGCATGGCGACGGCTTCGTTCGCAACCGGGTGCCTTCCGAGCCTGGCGTCAATCGCGAATATTGATTAGGCCTCTTGGCCTTTCGTAACTGCCGGCATCCCTAACCCGGTATACCTCAGCCCTCGGGCCCGTTTCTTTCTCGTTGGCGTTCGGTGAATAGAATGGCGAACGCTCTCTATAGATGCTTATCGGTTTGAAGAAACTCGCCCCAGCTTAGCTTACTCATGTGGATTTTCTCGCCAAATGGTAGACTTTCGAAAGTGCGTGTGACGTTGTCGTGGACCAGCAAATTGTGCTGCGATCCCTGTCGAAAGGTTTGGCTATGCGGCCACCAGTTTGGCGCGTAGCCGCGCCCATCACGACCAACGACTAGAGCCGTAAGGCCCCTCTCGAGTACCTGTCTCGTAATACTAGCACCACCGCTTTCGACCGAGTACGCATCCCATTTCGTGCTCAATTGCACATTCGACAGTAGTTCTAGAAACAAGGCTCGGCGGATCATGAATCCGTTGGTGCGGATGTGTGGATTTGGAAAGTCGGGGAACGAAGGCAGGCTTTCAAACGAGCCTGTCGCACCGACCAGGCCGACGCGGGCAATCTCAAGATTGGCCGAAAGCTTCGCCAGCCATCCATCACAGGCGATTTCACTGTTCGTGTTGAGAAAGCAGACGCGCTCTTGGTGGATCTGGCGCGCGGCCTCTATGTAGGCACCAATGTCAAAACTATCATCGTCGGTGAAGACCGGATCGTAGTTTAGTGAACGGAAGATTCTTTGCCCTTCCGACAAATCAGTCTGGCCTTCAAATCCCTTGAAGATGATAACTAAACGATGATCCACCCCAGCATCATATCGACTGTAAGACTGCAAGAACTTTCTAAATCTAGACAAATGGTCGACGTCGGCTCCCCGCGCAAGATAGACTAGGGCAAGCGGCTGGCTCGGTGCTGCTCCGGTTGTCATGATCAGATCAGCCTCGCATTGTGCTGCACAACAAATTTTGGCGGCGCAACCGCCAAATTTGTTTCGTTGTAAAAGGGATCGACAGCGAAAGTCGCCCATCGCCTATGAAAGTAGCGGAGCTCTGAGAGATCGAGGCGAGGTTCTCTGGACTTCGACTCGAAGTGGATTAGTTCGGCCTTCGGTGCGTAGACAATCGTATGGCCCCGCTCAGATACTTTCAGACAATAGTCCACGTCGTTGAAACTTATAGCTAGGGACTCCGTGTAGCCGCCAACCTGCTGGAAAAGTGCAGCCCTTGTCATCATCACGGCTCCAGTGACTGCGCAATAGTTGCGCGTGCCGCAAGTGCTGAAGAAGTAGCCCTGATCGTCACGTTTTGAGAAACGTCGCACATGGTCTGGATTGCCCGCGTTCACGGCAACTCCAGCGTGCTGCAGAGTGAGATCTGGATAAAGCAATTTTGCTCCCACAACGCCGACGTGTGGCTTCTCGAAGTGTTCCAGCAGGCGTTCGATCCAGTTTGGCGTAAGTGGCTCGATATCGTCATTCATAAGCAAGAGGATCGGTCCTGAAGCAATTGATGCACCGATGTTTAGCTTCTTAGCCACATTGAATTCTGGCTCGGTGAACGTCGCGAACTTCTTGACGCAATCAAGGTGGGCTAGGCGAGCGCGATCAAAGTCGCCATTGTCGATGATGATGAATTCGAGGTTCTTGTAGGTGGAATGGGTTTGAATCTGCTCAATGCAATTGACGATGAGATCGAGTTCTCGGCCATTATGGGCGACGACTTTTCCAGCGGTCGGGATCACGACTGACACAAGTGGTTCTTGTTTAAGTGACACCTGAACATCGTAGCATCCATGATCCGCAACATTCTGCGAGACCACACCATGACGCTCCGTTCGCTGTAGCCGGCCCTCAAGAGCTTGAATGTCCTGAGCGCTCTGTTCAGCCGAAATAGGGCTCAAAGGACCGTGCGCACGATGTAACAGCAGTTCGCGGACATGACGGATGTTTCCGGTCCGTTCAACGAAGCGCAGAGTGAAATCATATAGGCTGCTGGAGGCTGAGAGCGCCTCAATTGCCGTCGAAACACGAAAACAGGCAGCCGATCCAATGTAGTTCATTGCCTCCAGGTAGTCTGGACTCCAGCCAGGTTTATAAAAGGGCCTTTTACGTCCCTCACGATGCCATTCATCCTCGTCGAAGTATACCAAATCCGCCTGAGGGTCAGCGTTCAAGGCCGATGCATAAGCGTAAAGCGCCTTCTCGTTGAGACGATCTCCTGCAGTGATCCAAACAAGATAAAGATTGTCAGTTGCGTCCATCTGACAAACTTCATCTAAAGTGTTCACGATCTGCCACTGGGGATAGAGTTGCAATCGGCAGCTTTCGATAGTGGCGGCACGATCTGCTGGGTTCCCTCCGTCGATGACGATGACGAAGCTCGGCCGATAGATCATCACATCAATGTGCTGCAGCAGTTCGGGCCTTTGTAGAACGTCATGAAGTCGTTCTTGATTTGTGTGCGCGCGATAGGGGTCGGGTGACGGTGAAAAGCCGAGAGTCTTCCCCTCCCGCAGATAGTGAGCCAGTGGATTTATCTTGGCTTCGGCGACATGCGGGTTCTGAGCATTGTACCAGCTGGTTGAGAAGTTGGGGTGCGGATCTCGCCCCTCCATGGCGCCCGAGGAAACATAATGCGCAAGCGGGTTAAGGCCGGCCATAACGACGTCGAAGTTTTCGCGCAGGTACCACTTTGTATCGAAGCGAGAATTCGGGTTGCGACCTTCCCGTGCGCCATACAAGACATAGTGTTCTAGGGGGTCTATCTTTGCTGCGGCAACATCCGGATAGTTCCGCAAATACCACTGCCGATCGAAGACACCTGCATCTTCAATGGTGGATCGCGCCCAACTTTCTTGATCGGTTCCAAGTTGCGTAGCCTTTCTGCGAAGAACGGTTCGGGCGACGCGTCTAGCAAGCCGCGCTCCGAAACGAAGGGGGCGGACATATCGCCAGATTGCGGACGCTTGAATATTCTTTAGATCATCTTCTAAGCGCTTGATGTGCGCCAAGTCTCGCTCGCGCGCCGAGCTACTTTCAGCGAGCTTTAAATTCAGCTGCTGCTTTTCGGCTTCGATGCGCGAAATTTCACGCGCATTGGTGTTCGAGCGCGCGTCAATCTCGTCGTTAATCCTACCAAGAATAGAAGATTCGATATACCGTTTCTGTTCATCAGCAAGCATCAAAGCTCCCACCTGGGATGTGGGTTGCGCCATGATTCCGATAACCGGATCAACGACGTCAGAAGTGATGCCTCCAAGCATGCGACGGTAGGGCGAATTCTTCTCTTTCAAAAGCTTTTCGATCACAATGACCGAATCGTAAAAGGTGATGCCGGCAAGGTAGCGGTTGAACTGCAGAAGCTCGGGAACTTCGGCACCACCGACGTTTTGGAAGTGATCGGCATTGAGAGCATCTACCAAGTTCTTGAAGAACTCCATTGCAGACGTGCCAAACCGATACCCACCACCGTGGGATCCCCAGTAGCTCGCATGCAAATCTTCAATGATATATTTGCCGCCCGGCGCTAGCCTGTCGAACAGCAGTTTAAATGTCGTGATGATGTCGTTCGAAATATGAGACCCGTCATCCACGACTATATCGAATTGTCTGTCGCCAAGTGCGTCCGCCAGCTTGGAGTTGTCGGTGGCATCTACAACGAATGCTGATATCGCGCCTTCGAAAGTGAGGTTTCCCACTTTTGGATCAATATCAATCCCGATGATCTCAGACCCCTCTGGTAGGTATTTCCCCCAGAGCTCAAGGGAGCCGCCGTTCTGAACCCCGATCTCAAGCAGGCGAACGGGTCTCTTTGACTCTAGATAAGGCGCGAACTCGCGCGAATAGATCGAAAGATATTGCTCCCATTTGTCGACTGTTTTGCCAGTATGGCCAAAGAAGAGTTCAACTAGTCGTTTATAATTTTCTGGCATCTGGGGTCACCGCGGTAGGGATGCACGTCCCACGTCGCACAACCGGGCCAAGGGCGCAACCCTGGCTTCTTTGAAAGGATCTCTGTGGGGACACGGCGCTGGTTTTATAGCGATTCCTGGTTTAAATCATCGCCATACTGCGCCGATGGACAGCGTAGAGGGCAGGATGGCGGGGATATCCCCGGGCACCTTCGTTGAGGCTTAGGCGCTCTTCTTGAAGATCAGTCGTGGCGGTTTGCCCCGGAAATCAACCGTGGTTCAATTTCCAGTTAACCGATTGTCTCTGTTGACCTTTTTAGGAGCGCTCGCCGTCGGCTTTGCGTACGCTGGCGTGAAAGCCCTCCGGTAACTCCGGCTCGTTGTCCTCGTCGCTGTGGTTGCAAAACGGGCAGGGCATGCCGGCGCCGCCGCAATTGCAGGCGTGATCGCCGAGCCATGGTTTGCCGGGATGGTTCTCGCAAACCCACCGGCAATTGCCGCAGCGGGCGCACCATTTCATCTAACGCCCTCCGGCCACAGGCGCCCTTGAGAGATGATCTTGTGCACCTTGGCCTTCTTCCGCCTGGCTGTCGGCGGGATAACGTCGCGGGGTGTGCCGTCGTTCATTGCCTTCAATACCGCGATGCGCGCGAACATCCGGAAGGTGCGCTCCTCTGCGGCCTCGATCAACATCTCGATTGCGAGCTGCCACTCCGGCTGGCCGGAGATATCCGCCGGCAGCCGCTGGATGTAGCTCGCCGCATCCTGCAGCGTGATGAGTGGCTCGCCTTCCGGCAGCGCGATCGGCTGCTCGAATGGCGTCTGCCAGCTCAAGCGAACAGCTCGGCGCCTTGCGGCGTGATCTTCACGTAGGTGCCGCTCTCGTGCATCCACAGCCAGCCGCGCTCGATCGCGAACTTGAGACAGGCGCCGTACTCGGCGGGCTTGGCCCTGTCCTGGAACAGAAACGGGTAATTGATCTTCTCGATATGGATGCGGCCGTCCTGGACGGGCTCGATGGCGCGCGCGAGCTCCATCAGGCGCCGGGCGGCTACTTCGGGGTCGTCGTATCGCGGTCTATCTTCGACATATTTCATGCGGCTAGCTTATCTTCCTTGTCGGGCCCGCGCATAACGATTTGCAGCGCATCGTCGGGCAGCGGCCGCTGCAGCGATTTGGCCTCATCCCATGGCGCGCGCAGCCAGACGTCGCGCTCCTCGTCGGTCGTCAGGATCACGGGCATCGCCTTCGGATGGATCGGCGCGACGATCGTGTTCGGCTGGGTGGTGAGGAAGCCGTAGACCAAGTGAGGGCCGGGGATCGGTTTCGACTTGGTGCCGCGGTCGCCCTTGAACTCGGTCCAGATCCCCGCGAAGGCGGTGAGCGGCCGATCGTCGTTCATTGCGAACCAGACCACGTCCTTTTTCTTCGTCGCGGGGTTCGGCTCCGGCGCGTACTCGGCGAAGCTGTTGAAAGGGACCAGGCAGCGGTTCTCCGGCTTCAGCCAGCCGCGCCAGTGCGGGGAAGCCGTATTGCGGATATTGGTCACCGGCGGACCGCCGTTGCGCGGTGGCGGCGGCATGCCCCAGCGCATCAGCACCAGCTCACGGCCATCGCCGGCGTTCCGGACCACGGGCGCCGGATAGTCGGGGAAGACACCCGGCATTGGCTGCAGGTTGCCGACATAGCGATTCATGACCCGAAACAGTGCGCGGATCGCTTCCTGGTTCGTGGTGATGGAATACAAATTGCACATCAGTCGGCCCCGAATGGGTGAGCGGCGAGCACATGCCTATCCGTGCCGGCGATGTCGATGGTCACCCCGCAGAAGCAGCCTGAGACACCCGACGTCGTCTGCGTCGGCAGTTTCGCCCCGGCTTCCCACATAGCGTATTTCCAGGTGGTGATGGCCTGCTCGTTCCGCCACGCTTGAAAATCGGCTTCCGTGCGGCTGTCGCGCAGGATCTCCCATGCGGCCTCGAATGCGGTGCGGGCGACTTGGAAGGTATCGGCGCTCCCGCTTCGATGATCACCGGGCTCGGTACCGGGATAGAATCCGCACTTCCAGTCCCATTTTGCCTCGTCGCGGGGCCCACCGGTGCGGGCGGCGATCGTGCCAACCAGCACGTCACCGTAGTAGATGAGCCAGCATTCCTCGGGGCGGGTGTCGTCGCGGCGCCGGCGCAACTCGGTCATTCATCCTCCCCGGGGTAGCGCCGCCGGGGCGGCGCCAGCTGATGCAACTCCGCCGGCGGCCGCTTACCGGCGCGCGCGCATTTCAGGCAGCGCAGTCGGCTCGAGAGATCGTGGACGCAGGTCGTCGCGGCATGGGGCAGCGCCGCCAAGTCGACGCTGCGCGGCGTCTTGCAGCGCGAGCACCGGATCTCGAGCCACGCATAGCCGCCGTTGATCGCCTGGTCGATCGTGGGTGAGGGGTCGATCGGGCCGCCGTCCGCCCACATCCGCTCGTTCCAGCTTTGACAGGCAAAATCGTCGGCTTCTCGGATCAGCGCCTCGCCGGCGGCGCGCTTCTCCGCGGCGCGCTCGGCGAGGATCTTGGTCATAGCCCGTGCCTTCGTGAGCTCCTTGGAGAGCGCCTTTCGGTCGCCGCCGGACAGCGGGGTCGGATGAAATTTTGGGGCCATGATGTCGCATCAAAGCGCGTCGGCGCGCCGGAGTCGAATCCGCCATATCTTGAGGCGGTTAAGCCGTCGCGACCACTGCGGGTAGGGCCTCGGAACGGAGAGCCCGGTCGAGAATTGTTGGGTGAGAGGGCTTGACGGATTCGCAAAGTTCTGCGCATACCGCTGCCCCATCGAATCCGCCGCGCATTTTGCTTCGGCGCTCTTGAGGACCAAGAACCGTGACGCGCTTACGCTCACATATCGTCGCGCTCGCCGCCGCCATCGAACGACCGTTCACCCGGTCGAGCGATTGGTCGTGCATGCGCGTGACGAAACAAGGTCCGAATTATCAGCCCGGTACAGCAGGGCTACCGATACCAGCAAGAGCGTAACCAGGCGGCAGGAATCCTCCTCCGCCAATCGAGCGGAGGGGACAGTGTCCCGCAAGACCACCACTGGACTCGATAACCGCGCCGGCGAGCGGATTTTCTCCTCTCCGGTCGCGCTCGCCTTCGTGCGCATCGTCGTGGCGCGCCGCGGCGTCTCCGAGGCCCAGGCCCGCAAGATCTATCTCGATTACCTCAACCGAGCCGAGCCGCCGCGGAAGCGCCGGCCGCGCAAGGCTGCATGACGTGATTTCGACTTCAGGATGATCGCCCCTGCAAGGACATAAGGCGATCCGCTGACTCGGTACTGGTCCCCTTCAGTGGGGCGGTAAACGGTGGTTTCCGACAGCGAAGTTTTTCTTTTGGCCGGGCCAGTCCCGGCCGTTTGTGAATTTCACGCCGGCGTGGCGCAACGGTAGCGCAGCGCTCTCGTAAGGCGAAGGTCGTCAGTTCAAATCTGACCGTCGGCACCATGCTCCGTTAGCTCAGTGGTAGAGCAGCGCTTTTGTAAAGCGCAGGCCGCAGGTTCGATCCCGTGCACGGAGCACCAATCCAACTTGCAAGATTTTCTTTCAGGTTCGCTTCCATCGTTCAGCCGGCAGGACACCGCTTTGGTAAGGCGGCGACGCAGGTTCGAGCCCTGCTGGAAGCACCATCGCGCCGGTAGCCCAACATGGCAGGAGGCATCTCGTTCAGGCCGAGAGCAGTGCAGGTTCGAATCCTGCTCGGCGCACCAATTCGCCCGTGTAGCCCAATCGGTAGAGGCGGCGCTTTCAAACGGCGCGCGTTCGCGGTTCGAATCCGTGCACGGGCACCATCTTCGCGCGGCTGGCGGAATGAAGACGCAGCAGGTTTAAACCCTGCCGGCCAACGGTCGTCTCGGTTCAAGTCCGAGGCCGCGCACCAGATTGCGAAGGCGTCGAAACTCCACCGCAGATCGGCGAGATGAATATCTCTGGATAGTGGAGACGCATCGCCTCGATGAGGTTTTCAAGCGCTGCACGTCCTGCGCCTGGTGGCACGTCGCTGGGCCCCCACAACGCGAACTCCTTAGGTGTTTCGTTGCAAAACACCGTGAGGGCAAGGAAAGGCTCTTCGGCCATCACGCGCTCTTCGGCAACGTCTTGATCTTGGCGAGGTCGTCGGCAAGTTTCTGCTTGCTCTGCCAAAGATCGTAGTCCGTCTGCATGTCGGCCCACAAGTCGGGGCCGTTCCCGAAGAACTTGCCGAGACGCTGCGCCATGTCGGGCGAGATCGGAGACGGATTGTCCTCGCTCATGATGCGACCGAGCGTGACTTTTGTGGTTCCGATCAGGGGAGCGGCCGACGAAGCATTCAATCCGGCGTCGGCAAGCGCCGTTGCCAGGATGCGGCCAGGATGCGTCGGGGGGCGCTGGCGCGGGCCTGCCTTGTATTCAGCCATGACGATCTCCGGGGTGACGGGAGGGGCTTCGCGCCCCTCAGTGATATTGTTCAAAGTCGACACGATCGGCCTCTCCTTTATCAAATTCGAAGGTTATCCGCCAAGCGCCGGTTACCCAGATGGAATAGCGAACCGGCTTGAATTGCTTCAGGGGGTGCGTGTTGAACCCCGGAAGGTCGAGCGCCTGTAAGTTCGTCGCCCTGTTGAGAACGTCAAGCCGTTCAATGACTTTGGCTTGGAGCTTGGAGTCGATCCGGGCGGTGTGGCCCTTCTCGAAAAGCTCTTTGAGACCTTTGTGTTTGAAGCTCTTAATCATGAGAAGGAGCGTAACGCAATGTGTTACTCAAGTAAAGCGTTTTGTTACTTTCCTGAGGTTATTTTGCGCGCTTAGCTCAGCGGTAGAGCGCCTGTTTTACACACAGGATGTCGGCCGTTCGATCCGGTCAGCGCGCACCAAAGGTTGAGGCGATGGAATCGAAGGGCAGGCATGCTCGAGGCATCCACGTCTCCTCGAAGCCAGATTGATCCGCGCGCGGCGGGGTCACGCCCAGGTCTGCGCGCGCGATGACAACATCTGTGTCCCGTGGTTCTGGCTGAAGGTCGCCGGGTCGTCCCCGGTCGCTAACGGGACTCGAATTTGCGTCCGTAGCTCATCAGCAGAGCGCCGCTGTGACATGGCGGAGGCGGCAGGGGCGGCACCTGCCGGACGCACCAGTTATCTCTCGGACAGTCGCGCGATGAGGGCAGCCGTAACGGCATCCTGCACCGACGTAGAAAGGCGCTGCTGCGGAATGAGGGCTGATGGTTTCTGACGATCGATATAGTGGTCAGCAGCCTCTTCAGAGCCGAGCAACTTAACAAGCGATGCTCGAAATTTCGCGGAGTCTTTTTTCGGTCTCACATCTTCGGCTGGCCGGGCAGTGCTGGTGCCGAGCTGGAAGTACCGTTTGTCTTGGTTCGCCGGTTGGGCGAAGGGCTGATAAACCTGCATGGTATCTCCGAAAGGGGGCCTAATAATATCGCAAGCGTGCGGAGTTGCGAGTCTAATTTCCACCTTTAGCTCAGCAGCAGAGCGTCCGGCCGATAACCGGGAGGTCCGTGGGGCAGCACCACGAAGGTGGACCATCATCTGGAAGAGGCCGAAAATGCACTCTCAATTCAAACCGGCGCGGCTCGCCGCCGCAACCATCGACCCTGGATCGGTAGCCAAGTTGGTCGACGGCCCGGAACTTTTAATTCCGCGGGACATGCGCCCCGCCGTGAGTTCGAATCTCACCCGATCCTCCATCATGGACGAGTAGCCAAGCGGTCGACGGCATCGGCTTCTTAACCCGACGGGCCTTGAGCCCCGCGCTGGTTCGAATCCAGCCTCGTTCACCAATGTCAGTTTTCGCGAGGCAGTTTTGCGATTGCTCGCCCGAGCATAATCTCGATGCACCGTCCGCAGACCAGTTCGCCGTTGCCGGCCGGCGGCGCGAGAACGACCAGTTGATCTGGTTCGAATTCTTCTTCGCAGTGATCACAGCGAGGGCTTTCGAGCATCCCACATTTACCTACGCGCTTGTGGCGGAATTCGGTAGACGCAGCGTCTTGAGAGGGCGCCGGGAAACCATGCCGGTTCGAGTCCGGCCTAGCGCACCATCTTTGCAGAAAATGCAAATTGCCCATGTCCCCATCTGGTGAAGGGACCGGATTGTCGATCCGGCAAAGGCGAGTTCGATCCTCGTCATGGGCGCCAATTCCGGCGTGTAGCGCAGCCAGGTAGCGCACCTCGTTCGGGACGAGGGGGCCGCAGGTTCAAATCCTGCTACGCCGACCAATTCACGGTCCTGGAGCCAGATGGGAAGGCCGGCCGCTCATAACGGCCAGATGAGGGTGTTCGATCCACCCCAGGACTACCATGTAAACTGCGGACCCGAGAGGAGGTCGACGATGTTTCACGCCAATCCGGCGCTTATCTTGAACGCCGACTTCCAACCATTGAGTTATTTTCCGCTCTCGCTCTTCAGTTGGGAGGAGGCGGTGCGCTCGGTGGTGAAGGGATCGCATGTCGTGGTCGCGGAATACGACCAGGTCGTCCGCAGCCCCTCGACGGTGATGCGGCTCCCCTCTGTGATCGCGCTGCGCGAGTACGTGCGGCCGCCGGCTCGAGTCGCCTTCACGCGGTTCAACGTCTTTCTCCGCGATCGCTTCCGCTGCCAATATTGCGGCGAGCAGCATCTGCGGGGCGAGTTGACATTCGACCACGTCGTGCCGCGCGCGATGGGCGGCAAGACCGAATGGACCAACATTGTTGCGGCCTGCAGCCCCTGCAACACGCGCAAGGACAAGCAGGTTTGGAAGCCCTTGCGGGTGCCGTTGGAGCCGACACAGTTCGATCTGATGGCGGCGCAGCGGCTCTTTCCGCCGAACTTCCTGCACGAATCCTGGCTCGACTTCCTGTATTGGGATTCCGAGCTCGAGAAGTAAACGCGCCGGCGGCGACGAGTTTGTGTCCGCCGGCGCACCATCACCACGTAGCTCAACTGGATGAGCACGACCCTCCGAAGGTCGAGGATGTAGGTTCGAGTCCTATCGTGGTGGCCATGGGGGAGTAATCGGCGGGGACGCCGGCGCCGTTTTGAAAACGGCTGGGTGCGCCAGCACTGCGGATCAAGACCAGCACTCCTCCGCCATTTTGGGCAGTGAACCGGCCGGGCGGCCGGCCTCCGTTGGAAGCGGAGTGGGCGCCTCGGCGCTGCGGATCGAGCCCGCCGCTGTCCGCCACCTTGGAGAGTCAACCGGACAGGCGCGCCGGCACGGCTTCGAAAACCGATGGCACCGCAAGGTGTGAGGCTCATGTCCTCGGCTCTCCGCCACGCTGCTCCCATAATCGTGGCCTATCCGCGATCGCCATGAGCATTTCGCGACGAGGCTTTCTCGGTGCCGCCCTGGGCTTGCTCGGTGGTGCAGGTGCTGCACGATCGGCGCCGGCGAGCGGCGGTGTTGTTCTGGGCATCGACGGCGGCGCTGTCCTCGGCGAGGCCGGTACAGAACTCGTCATGCCGCTGCCCGGCCATCCTGCTGGCGGCTTTCCGGTACCGGATCACATTGCGGATGCCCTGCGCGGCTGGCTCACTCGGGGTGAGATCCTGAAGGCCGAGCGCGCGATCTATTCTGTCTACGGCGGATGTACCCGGGACATGCCTGAGGAGTTGGAAGCCTCGGCACCTATCGCAGGGTCGAGCACCGGGCGCTGATCAGGCTCATAACCTGATGCCGAAAGGCAAAGTCGGTTCGATTCCGACCCCTGCAACCAACTTGGAGGTGAATGCCATGGACGCGCTGCTTCAGTTCTTCGCTTACGAGCACCTGCCGCCGCACCTCCAGGCGGTCAGTGCGCCATTCGGCGATCTGGCACGGGAAATGGCGCGATCGCTTCCGACCAATCCGGAAAGTGCGACGGCCATGCGGAAACTCCTCGAGGCGAAGGACTGCGCCGTTCGTGCCGTGCTCTTCAAGCCATTGTCGTCAGCCGTCATGGACTAACGACAAGATCTCGAATTGGGCCGGGTGGAGCGACCGGACAATGCGGGGACGTTTTGAGCCAAGGATCCGCACCCCAATCTCTGCTGCCAGGCGGCGCCTGCAAGCCGGGCCCGCAACCCCTGATTCAGTTCGGGGGCTCTGGATAGGGATGGAGGGCGCGAGATCGCCTGGCAGCGGACTTCTTCATTCTCGGGTAACGCCAAGTCTGGTGACTGAGCGGGGCTGTAAACCCTGCGCCTTAGCGCATGCCGTGTTCGATTCACGGGTTACCCACCATCTTCAACGCGGACAAAAGATTACGGCAGTCGGCGAGTATGCCATGCTCGCAGCGGCGGTTCGACTCCGCCTGTCCGCACCAATTTTTGAGGGGGCGCGCACCAGATGCCGGTCGCTCCGGCTGATGGAAAGGCGCGAGCCGGAGTTGATCGCCCGGTGTGAGGTGGTGCGAATCCATCCGCCCTGTCCAAATTCGCCTGGATAGCTCAGTGGTAGAGCGGCGTCTTGAAGCGGCGCGCGCCGGTGGTTCGATCCCATCTCCAGGCACCACGACAACGGGGAGCGCGCAAGGGCGCAGCTGATGTTTGCACCATCGGCGCGGTCGGGGCGGTACCGACGCTCTCCACCATCATCACCAGCACGACCTGCCGATTTTCGGTCGACCTGCACTTTGGCGGTCGACCTGCCGGTTTGGCTGGACCTGCATATTGCTCGGTGGGGGAATTGGTAGACCCTCGCGACTGTTAATCGCGCGCCGAAAGGCACTGCAGGTTCGAAGCCTGCCCGAGCAGCCAACCGACAAGGTCCCGAATCGGCGCATCAAATGATGCGGCAAAATGGGACCAATGCTGCCATCGTCTAGTGGCCAGGATGCCCGGTTCTCAGCCGGTCGACGCCGGTTCGAGTCCGGCTGGCAGTGCCAATTCGAAGCGAGCGCCAGGACGCGCGAGGTGGAGCGCCGGTCAGTGCCGGCAGCTTCTCAGCCGCGCGCGGATCGGCGCAGCGCTGGACGTGATCTCGGGGCGGACCTGGTCGATCGGCAGGTCTCAGGCGAAGCGCGCCGCGCGCATCGAGACGAGAAGTCGAGGGGAAACCTCGGCGAGGCGAGAGTTTGCCCGCGTAACCGGCTCTGCCTACGAAGCAGAAGTACCGTAACTGGAGCATGCAGGTTCGACTCCTGCCGCGGGCTCCAAATCATCAGCGTGTAGGGGAGCCTGGTCGTCCCTACCTGCCTTGGAAGCAGGGGATCGGTGGTTCGAATCCACCCACGCTGACCATCATCTGCCCGTTGATAACATCGCAAGAAGTTCTTCTGCGATCGTTGAGACGTGCGATCTATCCCGCGGGCTTGATTTTTTGGGCGAGCCCCAGGCGTTCGGTTATCCAACCATTGATGGAAAAGCCCCGATCGCCGTTCTTACGTTCGCCCTCAAAGATATCGGACGAGCCCCAGAAGTTCGGTTACCCTTGCTAAGGTAGAGGTCGGCGGTTCGAATCCGTCTCGGGAGAAATCCCGATAGCTCAGTGGTAGAGCGCTAAATCCCGATCTTCGCTCTCACGTTCGTCCGGTCACCTTTGAGGTTTTCGACAGACTGGTTTGCGGGACCGAGCCCCAGAGGTTCGCTTATCTGGATATAGCAGGTTCGACTCCCGCCATGGCCGCAAGGCCGTGTAAACGCGATCTCGCCATCACGCTCGGCCCCGCAAACCGGTCTGCCATCTCGGAGGCCCATCAACTCGAACGAGCCCCAGGAATTCGGTTATCAGCAATCTTGAAACTTGCACCGAACCCCGATTTCCGCTCTCCCGTTCGTTCGAGTTGATCGGCCTCACCAACTCAGAGGAGGCCAACATGAAGTATGCAGGACTGATCGCGGCTGACGTGCCGCAGAGCGAGCCGCTGAATGCGCGGCAGGTCAAGAACAACGCCGGTGGTTTCGTATTCGCGATCGACAATTGGGCGCGGCTCGACCGCTTCCTGATCCTCGGCAGCGATGCGCCGACCTATTACCAGACCGCGCGGGCGCTGACCCGCGAGAACGCCAAGGTCGTCGACGAGTGCTACGCCGCGGATCCGGCCCGCACCGTCGCGCGTACGGTCGAAATCTCTGATCAGGGCAGGGCGCCGAAGAACGATCCGGCCATCTTCGTCCTGGCCATCGGCGCCGTGCATGCCGACCAGAAGGTGCGCCAGCTCGCGTTGGCGGCTGTCCCGAAGATCTGCCGGACCGCGACGCACTTGTTCCAGTTCGTCAAGGCGGCGCGATCGCTCGGCCGTGGCTGGGGACGGTCGCTGAAGACGGCGATCGCGAACTGGTACAACTCGAAGTCCCTGGATGACGTGGCGTACCAGGCCATCAAATACCGCGAGCGCGAGGGCTACTCGCACAAGCGGCTCCTCCAGACAGCCCACCCGGCCGCCTCGGAGTCGCCGGCGCGGATCGCGCTCTATCGCTGGATGCGCGGGCTCGATCCCGGCGGAGAACTCCCGGCGATCGTGCAGGCTCACCTGAAGGCGATGACTCCGGATTTGGGGAAGGGGCATGTCCTCGACCTCATCAAGGAGCACCGCCTGCCTTGGGAAGCGCTGCCGACCGAGTACAATGGAGATCCGGATGCATGGCGCGCCATGCTCCCGACTCTTGGGCTCGGCGCCATGGTCCGCAATCTCGGCAATATGTCCCGGCTCGGCGCCATCAAGCCGCTGTCGGAGTCCGAGGCCGTCGTGGTCAGCCGGTTGTCCGATGAATCCGCAATCCGGAAATCCCGCCTGCACCCGTTCTCGATCCTGTTGGCCATGGCAGTCTATTCGTCCGGCCGCGGTGTTCGGGGTGCTGGTGCATGGGACCCGTCCCGGGCCGTGGTCGATGCGCTCGACGGCGCCTTCTACAAGGCGTTCGCCAACGTGCAGGCGAGCGGCAAGCGGATTCTCATCGCGCTGGACGTTTCGGGTTCGATGGGCTCTCCGATCATGGGATCTCCGATCTCCTGCCGCGATGCCACGGCGGCACTGGCACTGGTCACCATGTCGACTGAGAAGCAGACCCATGTGGTCGGCTTCACATCGGCGGGTCACGCTCAGCGGCGCTACGGCGGGCAATGGGGTGGCGGCGAGGCTGGGTTGTCGCCTTTGGCGATCTCACCGCGCCAGCGCCTGACCGACGCCGTGAGAGCGGTGTCAAATCTGCCTTTCGGTGGAACGGACTGTGCCCTTCCGATGCTGTACGCGCTGGAGAAGGGCCTCGAGGTCGATGCCTTCTATGTCTATACCGATAGCGAGACTTGGGCCGGAGACGTCCATCCGGTCAAGGCCCTCCAGCAGTATCGGCAGAAGACGGGCATTCCAGCCAAGCTGGTGGTGGTCGGCATGACGTCGACCGGCTTCTCGATCGCGGATCCGAGCGACGCCGGCATGCTTGATGTCGTCGGCTTCGACGCCGCGGCACCGCTCGTCATGGCGGATTTCGTTCGCGGCTAACGACTCGAGCGGGGCGCACGCGCCTCGCTCTTCCATCGGGGATTAGCTTAGTGGCTTAAAGCACCGCGCTCTGACCGCGGCACCGTCGGTTCGAATCCGGCATCCCCTGCCAATTTTATCGCGCGAGGTCCGGGCGGTTAGGACGCGGTCTGCAAAACCGTGAAGACGGGTTCGACTCCCGTTCGCGCATCCATGGAACAAAAACGCCAAAATCGAAGATTTTTTTCAGATCTTTTGCACGCGCTCGTGGGCCAACTGGACGGCCAGCGGATTTCTACTCCGCCGCATGAGGGTTCGAGTCCTTCCGAGCGCGCCAACTAATCGGACAGATGTCTTGCGAGATGTTTCTCGATGATGTCGACCAGGCTCAGATCGTCGGGCCAATCGTTGTCGCCGTGCTCGGCGCAGATCCGGCGCAAAGCTGCGATCGCTTTTCCGCGCTCGATGAGCCAATCATGATTGTCCCGCTCCTCACCGCCGAGATTTGTCAGGGCCTCGAGCAGCATCTTGCGCCATGCCGCCCGGCTGCCTTCGACGTAGGCTCGTTCCTGGTCTGGGCTCATTGATTTGTTCCTTTCGAATTGGAGAGGTGGCCGAGCGGTAAGGCAGCGCCTTGCTAAGGCGCCGAGTCCTTCGGGATGCGCAGGTTCGATCCCTGTCCTCTCCGCCAATCCATGAAGCGGCCGACTGCGGTGTCGGTGCGCGGGGCCAACCCAGTTGCAAACTTTTGCTGATCGCGTGCCCATGCAAAGAGTTCGCTATCTTCAAAATAGACGTCGAGTTTTCCGTCGACGATGATCTCATCGGAACGGCGAACATATTCTGTCATGGTCCCCATCAGAAATCCTTCCATAGCGGGCTTGGCGTACTGGGGTGCGCGCTTGGCTTCCATCCAAGAGGTAGGTGTTCGATCCACCTAGCCCGCACCAACAATCAGATCTCGACAGCGAAGCCGGCCTTATCGCCATAGCCGATGCGCAGCGGAGTGCCGCAAAGGGTGTCGACTTTTCTGGCCTCGAGATTGAAAGTCGCTTCCGATCCCATCGCGCGATATTCGAGTTTGATGGCGCTGTTGAATTGACGCGCCGCCGTCTCGTCGGCGAAACGAATATCGACCGCGGCCGGCATTTCGAGATTGTGCTGGCGACAGAACTGCTGGAGCGCCAGCATCATTTTCGACAGATCTTTCATATTGCTCCCTTCGTCTACTGGCTAGGATATCACTCTTTCACAGTGAGGAAACGGGTTCGATCCCCGTAGGGAGCGCCATCAATTCGGGGATGACCGAGCCAGGTTAAGGTACCCGCCTTTGAAGCGGTGGTCGGCGATCGCCGCGCGCGTTCAAATCGCGCTCCCCGGGCCAGCACCTGGCCGCCAATCGCCGATGCCGCGTTCGTCGCCGAATCGGTCGCGCACGCCGACCATGTCGAGCCTCAGAGGCCGGTGCCTGCGCTTGCCGCTGGTGGAGATTTGTTCCTCGTACTGGCTTCCGAGCATGGTGCAGTCACGCCAGTCTTCGTCATCGCCGGCGAGATCCGGGTGCTGTTGCCACATTCTGCAGGTGTTGCCGTCGTTCGGATGCATGCACTCGGCATCGCTTCCTTCCGGTTCACGTGCCAGCTTGGCGTCAGATTGCAGATCCGGAGGCAATCCTTTCTGCGCCCGCGACAGCGCGGTTACGAGTCCACCAATTCGGTCGAGGTTGTACTTTCGCTCCGCCCAGATCGGGTTGACGCCTCCGCGTCCCATGATGGCGTCCTGATCTACGGGAGCACCGCAAGCGATCATGCCGTCCTGGCGATAGCACGCGCGAGCGCAGGTGCCGCACCGTTTCATCGTATCGGTTTTCAACGTGATCATCGCAGGGCCTCTCGGGTAGGGTCTCGGTCTCATAAATCGGGATAGGGCGGTTCGAAGCCGCTACCTGCGACCATCCATTCTCCGACTTCGTCTATCAGCTAAGGCGCTCGGTTGTGGACCGGGAAAACGCGGGGCAGCACCGCGAGTCGGGACCATTCTTGGGAGTGTCGTCTAGTGGTAAGACGCCGGCCTCCAAACCCGGCTACGTGGGTTCGATTCCTGCCGCTCCTGCCATCCCTTCAAGCGCGAGACGTGCGCGCAGCGCCGCGATGCAGATTGCAATCGCTGCCGGTCGGACCTTGTCCGATACCTCGATCCCGCGGCCGGTGCCCGTCGGATACTTCTCCTTGCGGAATAGCTGCACCATCCCCCACTCGTTGATGTTCCAAGTGTACTCGGCCGGCACCAAGGTCAGGGCTGCGTCGATCGATGCTAAAAAATCCGGGATCTCGTCGTCCGCCATGTCGCCTTCCATCTCGCGATAGAAGTCGAGTCGGGCGATGGCGGCATTGAGCTCGAACGATGACTCGGTCGCGTTCGTCAGCCGTTCGATCAAGTCCATCATGTTGTCACCTTCATTGGAAATGCGGCGAGCGCCGCGGCTTCGAACTCGGACCGCCTAGCATCCAGGATCTCCCGAGGCGGAGACTGCCACGCCAAGATGCGTCTAGAAGGGTCTCTAGTGGCGTACTCTTCCTTCCACTGCTGGTTCCAATCTGACCACAGCTTTGCCTCATACCGCTTTCGATCGCGCCACTGGTCGAGGCAGTTGATTCCGCAGTAATGGTGATCGCGGTCGAGGGGCAATGACACGGCCATAGCGGTCACAGATGGACCTTGCACGGCCCGCGTCTCGACGACGAGAGCAAGTCGATAGTCGAAGCAATTTCCCGTCGACGTGATGTCAGCTCCGCAGCCGTCGCATTTGATCTCGATGGTTTTCATCTCGTTCCTCGTTCAGAATTCAGGGGACGCATCAATCAGGTCGAGTTCGGCCTGGCGGAGAGAAGCCCACGCCTGCTCCAGGAGCGATGCCGGCGCCTTCGTCAGGATCTCGAGCGTGGCGCGCTTCTCCGGCAGATACGTCTTGGCGAAGCCTGGATTGTGCTTTGCGATTGTCGACGTGTTGCTGATCAGGTCTGCGCACTTCACACCTTGGCTTTCGGCCCCAGCCGTCGCGAGCCGAGAGCGGTCGATCTCCTTCCGGCGCGCGCGGTTCAAGCCCGGCGTTGGCGGCGTATCGGTGAGATAGTGCACGATCAGCGCGACGCCGGATCCGAACTTTGCGCAGATCTCCGGGATTGAGGCATCGGTGTCTTCCACGGTGTCGTGAAGCCACGCCGCGGCGATCGCGGTCTCGGACATGCCGGCGCGCTCCACGATGCGGGCAACTTCCTCGAGATGAACGAAGTACGGTTCGCCGGTGTATTCGCGCAGCTGCTTCACGTGCTTCTTCCGCGCGAATTCGCGAGCTCGGAAGACCAGATCATTCATAGGCCATCACCTTGTCGTGGTCGCTTGAAGTAGATTTCCCGGGCACCATTTTCACTGCGCTCGGTATGCCATGCCTCCCAACCTTCGCGGGCCCAGCTTGCGTAGAAGGTCGTACCAGCTTTCGCCGGGGAGGGTGCTTTCCGATCGATATTCCCATTGCTGTTTCATCAAGATCTTTTCTCCGCAGCGCGCCGTTGTGCCGCCACGTATTCACGCGCCAAAGCCCTGGACGCGTCATCACCAGGCAACTCCCCCAGATCTATCATTCGATTCCTCCATCCATGCCAAAACGATCGGCCGCGGTTCGGGCCTGGCTCCGGGTCGCCGCGCTCGGCCGACAGATGTCCTTCGACAATCTGATCCCGATCAAGTGTCTCGAGATCGGCGAGGGTACGCACCGGTTCGAACTTCATTGCGATTCCTTGACCGGCTCGACGCTCGGCCGATTGAGCGTGATCACGATGCGGTCGATCGTATTCCAGTCCGGACCGCGCTCGACGAGCTCGTCGAGATCTTCGAGTTCTTCAAGGAGAACCAACCTCGGCTTGTCCTCTCCCCGATAGAACAGCTCGGCCATCCAGCGATCCGGTACTACTGTGCCGATGAGTTCTTTCGCACGACGCGACATTCGCCGTTCTCCTTCCGGTGTCCTGATCAGGCGCGGCGGATTGCGGCCGCGCTCGGCTTCGCATGCTGATAGTCGCCGGCCGTGCCCGTATTGTGCGTCGCTGCCCAAAGACCATCGCCGCCGCGCTTCCATGCCCAATTGTCGCGCTGCTCTCCAGTCTTCATGTCGTACGACCGGCAGCAACGATGGCAGAAGAAGCGCTGTTCGCGCTGGTACGCGATAGGCTTTTTGAGGCAGTTCGGGCAGCGGCCTTTGGCGTCAAGCTTCATAGGCTTCCCCTTTCATGGTCGCATCATGCCGCCGAAGAACGCGTTCTCGAGCGAACGCTCGGCGGCTTGCTTCAATTGCTGCTCGAACCGCACCTTCAAAGCCGGGTGGGCGTAGATCGTACCGCCGACCTGCCACATCGCCGGCTCCTTCCGGAACTCGCCGCCAAACCGCTTGACCAGTTTCTTGTGGATCCGGCGCGATCGATGCCGCGAGGCCGGAAATAGACGCTCGGTCGTTTCCTTCAGCGCCGAGGTGGTGAAGAGCACGCGCGGTGCTGCCGGCGCCGGCCTGACGCTCCTCATGGCATCCATGATCTTCTGAATTGTCAGGACGCCGTCGGTCACGACTCGGCGCTCCTAACCTTGATATCAACGCGCCGGCACGCATAACCGATGCGTCGCCACCATGGCCAATCTCGCTTCACCTTGTCGGCATCGTCCAGGAATGCAGCTATTGATGACGAGCGCCTGATCCTGGCACTGCAGAGAAATGCCGTGCCGTGTCCGTCGACGACGCACCAAAAGGTCTTGTATTTGCGAGGCCAACTCATGGTGGTGGGAAACCTTTCGGATTGTGGCATCTGGTGCATTCTTGGAAATGCGGATCGTTGAAACCCGTGCTGTAGCATTCCCAGCCGCCGTTGAAGCAAACTGGACAGTCATCGTCCGGCGATGGTTGCTTGTGCTCAATCTCGTTGAGCCTGGCGCCGATCGCTGCGAAGTCATCGACGATGCTCATCGCCGGCCCCTTGCGCGCAAACGCACCAGCACGATCAACGTCGCGAGAGTTCCGCCAATCCCCAGAATCCGTAGATTAGGTACGGAATAAGCGGAGCATTCGAGGGGATAGATCCGATCATGATTGACCGTCCCCGGGGCAAATCTGCGGTGCTCCCATGTAAGACCACCGATCCGACACGGTGTTGAAAAGGTAGTCCTTGCTGACAATTCGCCGTCGATAGACGAGCCGCAGCCACTTCCAACCCCAATCTTCGGTGCGGACTGGATGCCAAGCGAAATAGCGCTCGTACGGGCCAAAGAACATCACCGGTCCTCGCCATCAGTCTTAGGCATACCAGGGCGCTCCCTTCACGAAGAAGCCGAGCCAGATGAACAGGGCTACGAACGGCGCGGCTTCGATCAGAAGCAGCCAGGGCCAGATCCAATATGAGACGCCGGCCACAACAGCCATCCCAAGCCAGATCCGCTGATTGTCCTTGTCCGCCCACCAGACGTGGTTCATGGCAGATACCTCCATGCGAGTGAGATGATGGCGAGGCCGAGCGCCGAAAACGCCACTCGGTTGAAGCCGACGGCGCCGGCGAATACTCCGACGATGGTTGCGATGATTGCTGAGGTGATCACGGCGAGACGTCTCCAAAGAGATCTCCGTCGCCGCGCCGACGCTTGGCCGTGCGTTTAGCTTTCAGGTTCGCGTCGTATTCGGAGAACGGGATCGATCGATAGAGGCCGGTGACAGCCCAGCGTTGGAAGCGCTTGAGGTCGCGTCGCGCCTGGTCGAATGGCATCGGGTAGGGCAGGATGCCGCGCTCGACCATGCGGTTGAAACGGTGGTGGATACGTTCCCAGGTCTCGCGCTTGTCGAACCCAACCAGCATGTAGGCCATCAGATGCTTTGCAGGCACGCCGGCAGCCTCGAGTATGTCGACGCCGTGGAAGAAGACCTCTTCGTCTTTCAGGTTGTCCCAGGCGGTGTAGAGGCGCCGGCGCCGGAACTCATTGCAGCGGTATTCGACGCCAGCGACCGCCGCCGCGACCTCGGAAGTCATGGCGCGGACATTGATCCCCTGGCTAAAACAGACCTTGAAACCGCCATCGCGGATCTCAGCGATCCGGCCCTGCCAATCGGGTTGGCCGAAGAAATCGTTGTCGAGCAGGTGCAGGTGTTTCGGTGTAGAGCCGCCGCGCCAGACCTGCGCAATGGTCGCGGCCTGCCGCGGCTTGCCTTCCTTCGTCGGCACGACGCAGAACTTGCATGACAGCCGGCAGCCGCGCTGCGTGAAACCGATGCTGGCCTCGAAGTCAGGGTAGAGGCTGTAGTCGAGGCCGGCGGCGTCGCCGATCAGCCTCTCGACTGTGACTGTGCTGTCAGTGCCGGTCCCCCCGACAATGGCCCCAGGGAACTCGTTCATGAAACGGGCCAACCGGTCGGCCGAGAACTTGAAGATGGCACTGCCATAAACGACGTCGTAGGGCGGTTCGAAGAGCTCTCGCCGGACACGGCGGGTGAAGTGCACCTGGTCGCCGCGGGTGCGATGGTGAGCGGCCAGCCGCATGAGCGCCAGGTTGGGGAGCGCGCCGTCGATCTGGGTGACCCGGACGTGCATGGTCAAAGCCCCAGTTCTTCGGGCGATCGACCGACCCGGATCCAATCCCGGCGCAAGTCCGTGGCCGGTTGGACGAAAGGATGCGGCGCGCGCGGGTCGAGTTGCCGGCGGGTCCAGTCGAAGGCTTGACCGCGGAGCACCGCGACGGCGTGAAAAAAACAGGGGTCCTTTGACGGGTAATCGTCGACCCGGTTGGGGAAGTACCGCCGAGAGCCGAGCAGGTAGACGACCTCAGCGCCGGGGGCGAAGAACCGAAACCAGCTTGACGCCCAGCAGCAGAGCCCGGCGCAACCCTCGGCGGACCTGAGTTCCGGGAAGCGGCGTTCGAAGGCCGAAACGATGCGCGGGAGCGTTGCGATCATCGCTGACGCTCCGCCAAGAACAGCCGCAGAACAGACTTTGTAAACTGGTTTACAATCTGGGCTCGGAAACGGCCGTTTGCGCCGAGTCGATCAGATGCTATGCTGTTGATGCATCGTCTATTTTCTGGTGAGCGCGGAGGGACTCGAACCCTCGACCCCATGATTAAAAGTTGCATCGGGGCCATTTTTATAACGTGCTCTAATCGTTGTTCAAAAATCGTAAAGGCTAGAATTCGCTTATCTTTTTTTCATTTTTCATCATCGCGTCACGTCGCGTCTCAATCGATCGTGTAGCACCGAATTTGCTACACGGTGCTACATGGGTGCTACACGAATCCGCGCAGAGAGCACCATGGCTAAGCAGAAAAGAAAGCCGATCAGGATCAGCAAGCGCACAGTCGACGCGCTCGCAAAGGGCGAGACGATCTATGACGACGCCATCCGGGGCTTTCGGGCGGTATGCCTGCCGAGCGGCAAGGTCACGTTTGGGTTCCAGTACAGCATTGGCGGGCGGCGGCCGTATCTGGCGCTTGGCCTTTTGGGGGAGGTGACACCCGACCAGGCCCGCACGTTCGCCGAGCGGGCCGTCGTGGCGGTCAAGGAAGGCCGCGACCCGGCGGGCGAAAAGAAGATGGAGGAGGCCAAGACCGAGAACACGGTCAACCACGTTATCGACGAGTGGCTTCGCCTGTACGCGCGCGACCCGTCCGACCCGCTCCGGAGCGCCGACGCAATCGCGGGCATCTTTGACCGGCATGTGCGGCCAGAGATCGGGGAGAAGGCGATCTATGACGTCACCCGAAAGGAAATCGTCGCCATGCTGGACAAGGTGCGGGAGAACGGCGGCACCAAGGGCGGCGGCCCGATGGCTAACCGGGTGCACTCGCACCTGAAGACCGCTTTCGAGTGGTGGCGGGACCGTGACGACAAGTTCGCCACGCAGCCGATGACGCGCAGGAAGCCAGCCAAGGAGAAGGCCCGAAACCGGTTCCTGCCGTTCGATGAAGTTCTCGACCTCTGGCGCGCCAGCGATGAACTTGGTGACGTTCACGCCCACTATTGGAAGGCGGTGCTGTTCTCCGGTGGACGCCGTTCCGAGGTCTCGAAGATGCACAGCCGCGAGCTGGATAAGGCGCATTCGAACTGGATGGTCCCGGCTGGCCGCTACAAAACCAAGGTCAACCACGTGCTGCCGCTCACGCCCTCGCTCAAGGCATTGCTGCCGAAGCTGCCGAAGGATGGCTACGTGTTCTCGACGACGGGCGGGGACGTGCCGATCTCCGGCTTCAGCAAGATGAAGATCGCAATCGACAAGAAGATCGCGGAAATCCGGAAACGGGAGGGCAGGCCGCCTATGGCGCCGTGGCAAATCCGAGACCTGCGCCGTTCTTGCCGGACCCTCATGATTGCCATCGGCATTCCCGAGTTGCATGCGAAGGCGGTGAACGGCCACAAGATTCCCGGTGTCGATGGGGTCTATAACGTTTGGGATTACCTGCCGGAAAAGACCGCCGCGATCGACAGGTTCATCGCACATATCAAGGCGCTGCTCGATACACCGACACCGACGCCAGCCCCCGACAATGTTATCACGTTCAAGTCATCCCCGAGCGCTGCCCCGCGCCGCGCGCTCGGCAGAGGTTGACGTGAACGTGTGCTGTTCGAGCCATTTGTCGAGATCGGTGGAGTTGTAGAGCACCTTTCTGCCGATCTTGATGTATCTCGGTCCGCCGCCTCTCACGCGCATGATATCCAGCGTGCTTTTGGCACACCCGACATATTCGGCGGCTTGCTTGGTGTCCAAGCGGCTCATTGCTCGGTCTCCGGCGCGCCGTCGAACCGTGCATCAATCCATTCTCTGATCGCCTCACATTCGCGGAGATTGATCGCGGCATCTGCATCAGTCATTGTTCGCTTCACGTTTGTAGGAGTATGTCACGTACTATGATGATGCGTTGCGAATGTATCCAGATGGGCGGCGTGTGCTCAGTGTTGACAGCGATACTTCGGCATTCACGGATGCGAGAAACGGCTGTGATCAACGGGCGCATTTGCGAGAGTTGATCACAGCGCCGTTTCGCGGCTTATTTTCTCTTCGCCACTGGCATTGATCGTTGAAGCGCGCCGCCGAGGATTGCGGCGCGGTGTCTGTCATTGAGCTGTTCAAGCGCGCCCTCGACGGCCGCCATCGCGGCGACCGTTGCGGCCTCCATCTGTGCTGCAACGGCCTCGGCGCGTGTGATGCGCCGGGCTTCGCCAAGTGCATCCAGCATGTCGCGCAGCCATTCCTCGCCGCTCGGCGATATCGAGATGCCGACGCCGAGCCGCCGGGCAGGCCATCGCGTTACGAAGGTCCGCATCGCGCCCTCGGCGGCGCACGCCTCGGCGGCATCGGTCACCTGCCTATGCAGGATGGACCGCCGGAGCGCCCTGATATCGGCCGCAAGCTTCGTCAGGTGCGCGGCGGCATCAACCTTGTGCTGTGCGGTGCGTTGCTCGGCGCACCATTCGAGGTCTTCAGCCTCGCGGATCAGGAAATTTCTGATCATCACCGCCCCGCCAGCCAAGGGCCTAACGACGGATAGACGGCAACCAAGATGAGCAAGCCCGCCAAGATGGCAAGCAGGATTAAGAGAGTCCGATTTTCCATTGTGACAGCCTCTGCGCTGCCCGGCCCCGGTGGTGCCGGGAGTTTCAAATCGGCAAGCAGAGGTTTGCCGCCCCCCATATTACCGCCACGCGAGGAATGACCTCGCGCTGCTACTAACGGATATTTTGGGGGCCTCCCGGCCTAAGCCGGCGAAACCTCTGCCGCCTTGGGTTTGGCGCCAGACAGATTTGAAGCCATCTGGCGCAACCGTAAGCCTAGCTTGACGCGGCGGATGATGCAACGCCCGACACGGGGTCTTGTCCGGCGTGATCGCGCTCAAACGAGGTAGAACGAACGCCCCTCGCGCTGGCCGCGCTTCCACAGCCGATAGGACATCACCCACCAGATTAGCGTGATCAAACTCGCCATTTTTGCTGCTCCAGGCCGAATGCATCGCGGGGCTGCGCGCAGGGCGAGACATCACAAGCAACCGTTACTCCCGTCAATACCGTAAGCTGTCTATACGCTCCGCGATAGCAGATGGGGACAAGCAAAAACGATGATCGACGTTCGAGCGTTGGCAGTGATTGCCGGAGCCGTGCTTCTCCTCGCGCCGATTGATGCCTCCGGTAGGGCGGAGCCAGTCACCATGACCTGTGACGGGGAAATGACATCGTCAAATTTCACAACGTCGATTCATTGGAGCGCGGTCGTCGACTTGGAAGCGCGCACGGTCACGGTCAACACCGAGACCTATAAGGTTATCGGGTTCAACGAGAACATCATCACCTTCGGCGGCCCGGTTCGATCAACCACGGTCGACGGATGGATGAATCGAATCACGGGGCGGATGATTTTGAACATCGACGAAGACAATTGGAGCCAATCGACCACGGCCCACTGCACGCCGACGAAAAAGCTATTCTGACAGGGGAGGGGCAGATGACCTACACTCGAATGATAGCCGTTTCGGGGGTGCTGCTGTTCGCGCCTTGCGTCGTCAAGGCAGAGCCGATCGTGATGAACTGCAGCAGCGTAGTGGAAATGCTTTTCAACGAAACGACGGAGTCCGTGCCGGACATGGGGCTGATGTTAGATGAGGACCGATCGACAGTCACCTTGCAAACCTACGGCACGTTCCCGCTTGTGCAGACTGATGAACTCTCTATCGTGTTCGGCGGCCGGGGCAATGTGCAGGCGTTTGGAAGGCTGGACCGGGTTTCTGGACAGCTCGATATGGACATCGATCCGCCCGACAATCTCCCAAGCTCCGCTTGGAAGGTCTTTGTGGCGCACATTGGTGCCCGCTGCATCCCCGCGAAGAAACTGTTCTGATGGAGCGCCGCTATGATTCGGATGTTATTCTGCCTTGCGACCGTTGCTGTCTTAGGCGGCCTAGGTAAGGCGAAGGCAGATTCGGCGCAAATTCTCACAAGTTGCGAGATTCTACTGCGAGAATTGAAGTTGAACGGCGAGCGAGTGGTCTTCCCGGAAGGTGGCTATCCGTGTTGGTTCTATCTTTTGGCCCTTCAGGACGTGTCTGTTATCAGTCCTGATGGTGGAAAAACGAGATGGCTAGGAGCTTGCGCACCGCCAGAGACGAAGCTTACCACCCTCATCCGGGTGTTCACGCGATATGCAGAGCAAAACCCAGCAGAACTGAACCATCCGCCTGTTTTTATCGCTATGAACGCGTGGCAACGGGCCTTCCCTTGCCCTGAACAGCCGCCGGGCCGGTGAACTTTAACTTTCGCCGAGCCTCTGGGAAGCCCGCTGGCGGGGCTGATGGCGAGGGCCTGCGATGGCGCAGGCCTCGCCGACAAACGCACAGGCCGGGCGCGCTCGCTATTCTGCGCCAGCGTCGACGCATCATCGCCGATCAGGGTCGCCCTCGTCTGGGTGGATGATCGTCCTATTCTGATCGATCATCTCCTTTAGAGATTGAGGACCGGGGTCCGCCCAATCCTCAGAAACTGTTGCAGTCGATGATGCCAGCATGGTTCATGCACTGCGTGTGCATCGGCGGCGATGGTGTTGGCGACGGCGTCGCATTGATGCTTTGCAGACTTTGCCCCATCTGCTGCAGACCTTCCGCAACGCGTTGGCTGCGCTGGTCATCGAGCTGCTGCTGCATAAGAACCATGCTTCGAATGCAGTCTGCGTAACCGGGCTGTCCTCGCTTGTAACCCATCTGCTCGCAGTTCTGTGATTGCTTGACAATCATTTCCTGCTGACGCTCGGCCGCCGACTGGCAGCCGGTAAGTGCGAGCGCAAAAATCAGGGCCGCGCTCGCCGTCGTCTTCTCTCTCAT